ATGCTGTCAGCGGTAAAAGGTAGTCTGTCAGCGGCAAGCAATATGCTGTTGTCTGTTTTTTGTATGCTGTCAGCGGTAAATAACGTATGCTGTCAGCGGTTGAACGAGAAAGGTATCCACATGTCCACAAAAAATAAAAAAGGCAACAGTAACAAAGAAGTAGAAGATAACCTCGACAACTTTGAAGAAGATTCTCTCGAATTGTACACAGGGGATCTAGTGCCCAATAACAATAATACTGTACAGCCTATCGCCCTGATGAGGCTTGGTCTGTTCGTTCCAACGTTAAAGGGGACTAAACACAGCAAACGTAACAGACCAAACGAGATTGATGCTTCAAAGGAGCTTGTTCAGTTAGAGGTTGCTCGTTCAGAGGGTTACTCCGATATTAAGATAACAGGTCCGCGCTTGGATATGGATCATGATTTTAAAACGTGGGTCGGTGTTGTACGTTCGCTGGCTGAATACGGAGAGGCTAGTGGGCGTGTTGAGTTAAGCATCACTAAGTTCGCAAAATTTTGTGGCTACCCATCGTCACAAATTAGAAAAACTCTTCGGGACAGACTTACAAACAGTCTCCTGAAAATTATGCGTACCACATTGTCTTTTCAGCGAACATATGAAGAAAAGAACGTAGATGGCTCAAATAAGATCTCACTTCTGATGGTTCACCTCGTCAATAGCGTGGACTACAACGAGCAGAAAGACACGGTCGTTTTTTATGCCGAACCTAAGCTTGCAGAACTGTATCGCTTCGACCATAAGGTTCTACTCCAGTTGAAGGTCATTAATAAACTTCCACGCAAAGAAACGGCACAGGCGCTGTATACGTTCATCGAAAGTCTTCCAGCCAAACCTGCACCGGTTTCTCTCGCTCGTCTGCGAGCACGACTAAATCTGAGTAGTAGAAACGTCAGTTCGCAGAACCAGACCATACGCAACGGTTTGAAATCTCTCAAAGAGCTTGGTTATCTGGACTACAGCGAGATTAAGCGCGGACGCTCGATCTACATTCAGATCCACAGTCGCAACCCGAAACTAAAAGTCGCTTCCGTGAAACCAGAAGGCATCGGAGAGCCAGACAAACCGACTGAAAAGAGCGGGGAAATCGATGCGAAACAGAATCTTGTCAATAAGATAACCGAGCTGTCGCAAAATCTGACGCCGGAAAACATCAAGCTGATAGAGATACTCTCAAATAGTCTTAAACTGCTTTGATATGCTGTCAACGGTAGTTTAACGCCCAAAGTACGCTGCCAGCGGTAAAACATATGCTGTCAGCGGTACTTTGACATTTCAGTATGCTGTCAGCGGTAGAAACTGAACACACACAATCTATTTCTACCTATTACCCAGTGGTTACTAACCTCACAGACCGCACCACATCTATGTTTGTGTTCACTAACATTCTTTCACTGATGATATACGCTTTCGTATCAGCGAATGTAACTGTCTGTATGTATCTTGTTTAACGTATGCTGTCAGCGGTAGTTTAGGAGTGATATTTGGTTTGGATATGCTACCAGCGGTATATAGCGACCCATTTTTAGCCGCGATATGCTATCAGCGGTATTTTTGACCAGCTCATGCTTACATTTAAAAATCCGATGAGAATAGTCTTCATCGAACTTTGCGTATGCTATCAACGGTAGATACGTATCTAAAATTCGACTTTAGTATGCTGTCAGCGGTGAACATCTATCGAGAACTTCCTGTGTATGCTGCCAGCGGTACTTTTTTACATGATATTGACTGCGATGCTCATCGCAGTCAGCTTACATTTAGTGTATTTTCTTCAACAGACCCCAGAGTGTTTGGGCTTTTGAAGTGAGTTTGCCTGATTCAGAGTCATACATGCGCCACTCACGACGCTGATGAATAATGACCCCATCCTCTCGCTCAAGACGTTCCAATGCGTCTGGTTGTTTGAATCCCTTTGCACGCCAGTAACCGCTTGCCTTTTCTATTTCCAGACCTGCTAGTGTAATTGCCATTAACCAACCTCCTTGCAGTCATCGAAAAGGTAACTGACGTTCTTCGCGTGAACGCCGTAGACATCACCAGATTTGTTGTAAACGAAATTATCTTCACCCACACCAGACAGTTTACCGTTACGTTTAGTGAGAAAGGGGGAAGACAGGACGTGCTCATCGCGCACTACATAAAACTGTTCACCGCTGTCCACAACCGTCGCGCCGTAGTCAGCTTTGACGACGTTTCGGATCACGTCGTTTTTCACTTCGGCCACAGACATTTCACACTCATAGACATGTATGTCCGCATAGACAGGGAGGGAAAGCAGTGCAAGAACCAGAGCTATTTTCTTCATGCCACGGCTCCTTTGATAACGCCGAATGCTGAGTCGAACACCAGCACTACTGCCAGCGCATTAATCATTGCGCCATTAACAGGCGCCAACGCTTTACGGATTGCTCCGGTGAAGATGCAATCAAGCACAAAAGCTATCGAGACAATAAGTAATAAGGTGTCTAATATAATTTTCATAATAGGTAGATACTAACTTATACATTTTTTGTTGTAAATATCACTCAAAAGTGCTGATACCTAAAATGCGCTCAAGATGAGCCGAGTCTTCATCGCTTACGGGCATCTTGTCTTCGACGTACCAAAAACTACCGTTGTGCCAACAAACACCGTCATCATCGACATACACAGAATCTGCATCCATTCCAGTGTACTCAACGAGATTGCGCTCAATTGCCGCTTGAATTTCTTCATCGTTTAGCCCGTCGCACTTGACCATGAACAACGGGTAAACGTCATAGTCGGTGCTGGCTGAAATGCGAACCAAAATCTTCATGTGTTTCTCCTTGTTGGTAAGTACTTATTTATATTAATGTGCGCCATGCGGCGCACAATCATTGTGTTCAGGCTGGTGGAAAGAACTTCTCAAGCGTGCGGTCGACAGCCTTATCAATGTGCATCAGATGCCAGACGACCATATCTTTACTTCCCAGCCCGCGAGTGTAGATCACGTCGAACTTACGCCAGGCGGCGTGAAACCAGTGCGGTGTATCGTCGACCGGCAGATTGTCTCCAGCCTCCTTGAAGTACTTGAGCAGCATGGCCTGTTCTGCGGTTGGCGTCGGGCCAATCTCTTCCGCGTACATTCTGACGAAACGCTGCCAGTCGGCTTCATCTTCTGACTGTTCCGGTGCGTTCATTTCCGCAATCGCTTCACGCAGCTGCGTCGCCCATTCTGGCTCCGGGAAACCCTGGGCAATTTCGATATCCACTACATCCAGCGCAGCATTGGCCGCGTCATACAGTTTCTTCACTTTTTTTCTCCTGCATTAAAAGAAATACAATCATTGCAGCCCTGAAAGGGTTTGTGTTCTGAATTAAATGCTGTGGTGTGGAGTCGTCTACTCTTCTATGGGCTGCTCTCCACTCATCTGGCTGTTTTGCTGGGATTACGCCGATTCTATTTTTGAAAATGATGTCACAGGCATCGACAGGATCGTTGCACCAGTCGAAAGACCCAGCTCCGTTTGGGCCGATCGCAATTACTGCTGTGTAATCCCCCTCCTGAGAACCCTTCCAGCCGTATTGGGAGATTAACGGTCGATGGCCAGTAGCTTCTGCAACGAGGCAATTGATCTCAAAGTCTGTCATTTCGGAGTAGTTTTTCATCGACCATCCTCTTTATCTAACAGTTTTTGTATACTGATATCTAAATCATTTTGCCTTTCACACAGCTCAATCATTCCTGCTCGCATCGCAGCGCCGGAGATATATGCTTCAACTTCTGCCTTGCCAGAGGAGACGATTTTATCCATCGACTCTTGCATCAGCTTGGTGGCGAATGACAAATTAGAGGGAAGGTTGACAGTAGCGGCACGAAGCGATGTGTAGACATCCTCAAGTTCACGTTTGCCAGCTCTACCCTTTTTAACCAAGTCGCCAAGACGAGCAACTTCGTCTTTGATCTTCTCAATTTCTTTGGCTGTTGTGGTCTCTATCTGCGATTTGAACTTGTCACGAACACTTTTTTGTTCCGTAATACCTGGCAGCCTTTCTGCCTGCCCCAAACTCCGGTAAGAAATGGTACAGGGCACCCCATCACCAACCCCGAAGCTGCTAACCATTGCGGCCCATTGTGCCTGGCTGAGTCGAAATTCAACGACAGGTCGGCGCCTTTCTGGGCTTCTTCGTGGGGCAGGATGCTCGCGATACATCACCATCTCCGCCTCGTAGATCCCGATTTCAATGTATTCCTGGTGATCCAGTTCAGAATCGAATAAACGAATACCTGTGGTGTGTACACGGTTCGTTTTAACAAGACCGAATGCTGGGTGTGACTGGATGGTTTCGCCGTGTTTGTTAATTGTTGTTACCGGATCTTCACTTTTACGATTGTTCATATCACTCTCTTGGTTCAATAAACGTTTTGAAATATCATTAACGGTTATAGTTACTTCATATTTTTATGTATGAAATTACTCATTCAGATATTCATAATTTTCATCCATGTTGTATTCTTGTGGTGTAGCTCCAGGGTGACACAATTCAAAGGCGAATTTTCGCCATTTCAATTTTTCTTCTGGTGATTGTTCGCTATATGGTGGCGCAATATCTTCGGAATCCAATTTGCCTCCACGAAGAACAATAGAGCCGCAGTTACTACCTATATCCTCGTCAGCGTAATGAACGATGAATTCTAGATGAGGGAAGCGACTTGCCAGTACGTGATAAACTGGTTCAGGACAATTCCAGGCTGTATCGAAACGAATAACCAAATCACCACCACTTATAGCGTGTCTCGCCAAACGTTTTTTAAACAGGCGCTTTGCATATGCTCGAACATGAGTTTTGCGGTGTCCGTGTCCGTACTTGATTCGTTGTTTGACGCGTTTTATAGGCATTTCTACGCTATACGCATTCCACTTGGTTCCCCAATTAGCTCGTGACCAGTCGTACCATGAATAAAAACCGTAACGACGCTTATTCTCAATGCGAAGCAGTGCGTGGGCCTTTATCTTACGGAGATATTTCGGAGTGGTTCCACGTCGAATCAGATCGAGTTCAACTTCTTTTGGTGTCTTGACTTCGCCAAAATAGAAATCACTCATAGGATATCCAGCAATGGCTGTCGCCATTGCTTCAACGGCACCGCTTTCTTCGATGTCCATACTTTTTGGGCGTTTGCAAATGTTGTTAAAGTCAATGAGTCCGAATTTATTGGTAATGGCTCGTATGAAAGCAAGGCGTTGCTTATTGGTTCCACCAACAACGCGGATCTCATTAGTTACATGGTTAGGCATAAATTAATCATCCTTCTAAATAATTTGTTTTCTTAATTTAGATAATAACTAAAAAATTACGGCGTCCAACTCGACGCCGTAATAATCTGATGTTTTTATTTCACTGTTATAAAAGGAGTATTTGCCCCTTGAGTCATATATTGAGGTAGCTGACCATTCCATTTGTTAATGGCTTCAAGTTCCATAACATTAGGGTTTTGTCTAAGCGCTTCCCCTCGCAGTTTAATAGCGTCCGCTTCTGCTTCTGCACGAGCGCGGATAGCATCCGCTTCACCATTAGCCTGTTCACGTAGCATGTTGGCTTCAGCTTTACGCTGCTCAACCTCCTGCTGACGCTGGAGTGTTTTCTGGTTCGCGGTTACTTTGGCATTGATGGACTCAATGACCGTATCCGGATAGTCTGGTTTACCTACCCATGAAAGACTTAATACCTCTATGCCAACGGGGGTCATTTCTTTCTGAATATCTTTCAGCGCATTGTCGAGAAGAGCAGCCTTTCCGCCATCAATGAAAGCATCGGTTGTCATGCGACTGGCAAGACGGTTTAAAGAGTCCGCAATCTTCTGACGTAGATCTGTGTCGGTAATATCGTCAACACCTTTACGATAAGTCTGGAAAACGGTTGTGACTTTGTCACGATTTACAAGATATGCCACACCGATCTTATGGCCGATCGCCGTTCCATCACTCATTTGAAAAGTGAACGGCTCATCATAGGTTTTCATCTGTTTGAAAGTAGGAAATACATACAACTCGGTATTCAAACCAGTCCACTGACGACCGACTCCAACAACTTCTCCGATACCTTTGTCTTCGCCTAGCTTGTTGACTTTAATACCTACGTAACCTGGCTCTACGCGATCACAACCGCTAAGGCCAATCGTACAAATGGCTGCCAGAACTACTGCCAATAAACCTTTCTTCATTACTTATTTTCCTTCGATTTTTTCAGTGTGTTGATGTAATGACGCCCTATGATGAAGCCGACAACAGGGAAGCCAAATGCTGTTGAAAAGCCGATTAATAAAGCCAAATCACTTTTGGCTGAAATCAGCGACGGAACAAGTAATCCGTACACAATAGAGACTGATACTACAGTCAATACCGCCATGAGATACCCTTTAATCATGTGTTTCCTTATGTTGTTTGTTTCCTGAATGATAAGTAAGTACTTATATATTTTCAAGTGATAAAAAAGGCGCCCAATGGACGCCTTGTTTTTATTCTTCAATCTCGGCTGGCGCTGACTCCTTTGCCCGTCGCTCATCGACTGCTTGAAGCGCCGCTATGATTTCTGGAAGTGGCTTATCGCGGTACATCTCGACGATCTGCGATTTCGTGTATTTCTTATCGCCAATTTCTACGCGCCCGCTGGCGTTCTTGGGCAGGTATCCTTCCTCCAACATGTACTCAACCAGAGATTCGATGACGTCCAGCCCGCGAGTCGGGTCGAAGTAGAATTTCCATGAGCATTTGCCAAACGGAGGCGCAACTTTGTTTTTAATGCATTCGGCGCCAACGTCCTGTCCGATCTTTTCTTTCCCATCCTTCATAACGGATGCACCCAGACGAATACGTACCGATGCGTAGAACTTTGGTGAGTCGCCACCTGGTGAGGTGGTCGGGTCGCCAAACATAACCCCGATTTTCGTGCGTACCTGATTCAAGAAGATGATGCACGCATTGTATTTACGCGCCCACAATGCCAGCGTAGGGAAGTTGGCGCTCGTCGCACGCGCCAGCGCCGTGTTATCGTTCATATTCAGTTGGTCTTTATCTTTCGCCGTACCATCTGCCATCTTAATGAACTTTTCGGCTTTTGAATTAGGCACCATTGATGCCAGTGAGTCTGCTACGATGCAGATTGGAGCATCTTTAGGAATAAGTTCTTCGTCGCGTACCAGTTTGAGAATAGTGCCGATCAACTCAACTGATTCTTCAAAAGTGTCAGGTTGTTTGTAAACCCACTGACCGTCGTCTTCGTCGGCATTCAGACCGTTCGCTACTGCCAAACCAACGTCAAAACTGTTTTCGTGGTCCAGAAATACGGCCAGACCATCTTGTTTTTGTGCTGAGATCATTGCGGCCGTCGCCAGAAATGTTTTGCCGGCACTTGGCGGCCCGAATATTTCAACAATACGCCCTGATGGAAAGCCACCGTCGTAGCGGCCGGAGATGGCTTTGTTCAGCGGAGGGAAACCTGAATCAATCCAGTGAGAGACCTTCTGAATTTCGTCGTTGCTGCCTATTTTCTTTTTCAGAGCCAGCGAGAGAGGGGATTTTCCTTTGGCCATGTTCAGGCTCCTTTTGTTTCGTTGATACGCTTTGAAGCCGCGGCTTCATCAAATTTGATTAGGTCGTGATTCAGATACTTTGCAACACGACCTATTATTTTCACTACCTGTTCGCTAACCAGTGTGAACTCGCGCTCCGTTGCCGATATGCCTGCCGCACCAAGAATGTTGGGCAAGGCGACAACAGCGTGTTCGCCGTGGCAAAAAACAATTTCTTTAGCTAGCATGGTTGGCGTTGTAGCCCCGCCATTAATGATGGATTTCAGCATTAGCAGTACCTCTCAAATGGCAGAACAAACACATCAAGATCTTCAAGAAATGAGCGAAAATTCAGTTCGTGGCACATCTCCTCGAAAGCTTTCATATCGCGAGCGCCCTTAATCGACTCTATCTCGCTGGGTGGGAATTTTGTGTCAATAAGGTTCATCAGCGTCATGTTGCGCTTGAACGCCTCAAGCATTCGACAGCCAGTTTTTTCGTTGAAAGCGTTCTTTGCCAGCTTGTTGAATGCCGTTTTATACCGGCCTTTGTCGATTACGATTGAACCATCATTCACGCCTCGTACCATCGAGGCGACGCTACCCCATTCGTGTAGCAGCTCTTTCGCACCTCCATTTCCAATACCACCAACACCTTTGATATTGTCTGAGGTATCGCCCTGTAGTGCTTTGGCTTCCAGAAATGCGCGTGGAGTTGGTAGACCGATCAGTTCTGCGAATTGTTCGAAGTTAATCTGCTTGTGCTTCGCGTCTTCGCGCAGACTTACCCAGCTCACGTTCTCGCGTACCAACTGGAGCCAGTCGCCATCACCTGTCAGTAGATAAATGTGGTCAACGGTCGGCTGCGGAGCCAGACGCGATACAAGCATTCCTGCAAGGTCATCAGCTTCTGCGTCCTTTGCGATGAGCTGGTTAACGCCAAGCGCAGTCATCATTTTGAGGATGTAAGGCTTCTGGATGGAGAAACCCTCTTTCATCTTTTTCATCTCCGGATCGTCATCGCGATTAGCTTTGTATTCCGGGTAGTAGTCGCGGCGTTTGTCGCTGAATCCATCCCACAAGATCATTGGGCGGGCGTGGAGAATTGAGGAATAACGACGGACGTTTTTCACAAAACCAAATATGGCCTGAACTTCCATATCGCCATTATGTAATTTGTCGGATTGCTGGTGGTAATAGCCAAGACTGTTACCATCCACGAAGAGATAATTCACCGGTACACTCCTTCCAAAAAGTAAGGCGTCCGTAGACGCCTTACTGGTCTCGTTATGGGATTACAGAGCATTCAGTTCAGCAAGCAGATCATCTAGACCCTCATCAGCCGTTGCAGATGCGGCTGCAGTAGATGTTGAGGTACTTGCAGATGCGGCAGATTCTGTAGCTTTTGCTTCTTCCGGTTTAGTTTCCGGTTTGAATTCAGCTTCTGCTGCTCGCAGGATCTCTTCGTCGACTAGACTGGTTGATTCTGGTGCCGGTGTGTGTGTTGTAGCAACGGCAGTTGCACCTTCTGTATGACCAGTGATAGTTCCAAAACCAGGCAGTGATGCGGCGCTTGCTGTGGCGCTTGGTGCAGGAGAGGATATTGCCAGAGAAGAAATAGTTGCGGCTGGAGCTGCGATACCGATCAGGCGCCCCATTGTACGAGCAGTGGATAACAGACGTGTTTCATCGGCCTGATTTGCATAAGCAATTAGATCGTGTTGGGTTGACCACAGCTTTTCATCGATGTCGCCTTTGTATACTTTACGTTTTGGTGATACATCGTATTTTGTGTCTCGGCCGGAACCAGTGCGTTTAACCAGGAAAGCATAACCTTCTTCTTTGCTAAGCGGGTTGCCGATATCATCTGCGATATCTTCTGACATAACCTTGCATATATCATCAAAAACCGTTGCCGGAAGTTCAATTAGCTGGCATTTTTCAGCATCGGCAAAGTCTTCTCGTGCAGACAGTACGCCATTGACCAGATAACGTGGCGTAGCACGCATAGAATTGATGCGTTCCTCCATTGCTTTGTTTCCCTTGAAACGAGCGCGGCCTTCCATCACCATCTCACACAACTGACAAGCGTGACCGTGAGTGTGCTGTTCGCAGATATAGGCAGTGGTAACTTCTTTACCTTCTTCGTTCTGGTGTTTAACGTAGTGCATACCAAAAGTCTGGAAAAACACACCGTTCGGATCATCCTTGTTCGGGAAAATACGAAGATAGTTATTACCGTCTTTCATACGGGTCAGATCGATGTTATTGCCACGTTTAGCAGCAATATCACCACGAGTCTTATTAAGCAGATCGAGCAATGACTTAGACATGTGTTTCTCCTGTTGTGATTATGGCCATTGGCGCTGTGCGCGTTGGGCATTCGTTTGCTTCAGTCTCTTTCGAGCGCACAAATAATAGATCAGTACTTACTTATTTTCCATGATAATTTAACGGGTGGAGTGGAATCGTTCAGCGCCCAATCTCTCTATCTCCACAATTGTCATTTTTGATGCTTGAACTATCATATCGCGACGGTGAGAGAAGGCAGAAACAGCGTGCTTGTATAGATCTGCTATGTGCCTTGCCTCGTCAAGTTTCTGTCTCTTGGCGAGATACTGCGGATTAGTTTTTACCTTTGCGTCCAGAACGGATTCGTTAAACTTAATGCCGTTCATACTTAGATTTTTACGCTCATTATCATAAATTTTTGCCTCTATCGCGTCGAGTGATAGTTTGGCATCGGCAACTTCACGCTCCGCTTGTGCCAGCTTAGAGCCGTACTCCATCAGAAGACGCGGCTGCTTACGCCATACCTCTTCAAGATTCTCACGGTCGAACTCCAGATCGGCCATAATTTTTTCGTAGATTTTGACGATCATTTGTTAGGTTCTCATTTATTTAATTGTATTAATTATACAATCAAGCAAAAATTCAGTCAGTAGACACCTTGATGTAAGGAAACATTCGCAGAACATGGAGCTATATTGCCCCTGTTCTGTACAAAAATGAGAGTTGCTAGATTGTTTTAAGCGTTTTAGCTACGTCAGATAGTATTGCTTCCAGTCTTTCCCCTTCTTCTGGGCGGAAGTACAGAATATTTGGATTGAACCCATAGAAGACTGTTACATCAAGATCTGGTAAATACTCTTTTCGTCCAACCAAGTCGGATGGTTTGCTCTTGTTGTTGAACAACGACGTCGCTCGGCTGCCACACGTCAGCACATAGGTCGGACGAACCAGGTTGATCTCTTCGCGCATGAAGTCAGTGAACTGGCTTATCTCGTCTTTGGTATAGTCCTTTTCTTTGTCCTTCACCTTCTTGCACACGCCGGTGACGTACAAATCGCCCATTCTTAGATCGCCTGCAGTAAGTAACTTCGCTTTGAAGTCGTCGTACCCGTTTTCCATGAAGTAACCGGTACGCCCATCATTGCCGTTCGCGTTGTCCAGAATGACCATGATTTTCGGTTTAATGCCGATGCTGGGACGGATAAGTTCATCGCCTAAACCCATTTCGGCCGCCATGCGCGTCATCAGTACATTCACCTCCGCAGATCGTTTAGGGGTCATCTCGAATGGACGAGAGGCTTTCACAGCGTCGATCACCAGGTTGCCCATCAGCTCCGCCTGGTCTCGCAGACGATTGGGGTCTGTTGCTGGAAGACTCCCAGACTCGATGGATGCGAAAGCACCGACTTTTTGTAGTGAATCTCGCACGCGACTGTTGCACGCTCGCTTCTCTACAGCCTCCTCAAACTGTTCCACTGACTCAAACTTACCTCCGACTTTTTCACGTGCTCGCATGATGGCTTTGCAACCATTCTCGGAACAACCTTTAACAGCAGAGAAGGGGGCATACAAAACTTGATTACCATCCTCTAATGTTCGGATCTCAATGCGATTAGAAGATACGTTAACATCTGGTGGTAAGACGCGGATGCCATAGGTGAGCGCATCCTTTACCAGCCCCTGGTGTTTGTCCTCGCCAAGAATAGTGAGCGCAGCAGCAAAGAACTCAGCCGGGAAATGTGTTTTCAGCCACATGGATTGATAACTGATCAGCGAATAGGCCACAGAATGTGATTTGTTGAACTGGTAAGCACCGTTCTTCTCGAATGCCTCCCAAATTTCTTTCGCTTTCATTTCTGACAAACCAGCGTGTGAGTCTGTCACGCGCACAATTGCCATAGGTAACTTTGCGCCTTTCTCAAGAGCCTCTTCCACTGTTAGCAGTGTTCCGTCTTCACATTTGAAATGTTCGGCTCGATGAACGCGCTGCGTTGTGCCGTCTGCCAGCTCAACATCAATCCATCCAGCTTGGGCCTGGGCGATAAATCTTTCACCCATGCTTTTCATTTTCTCCATATCTTTCTTACCGATCGCCTTACGTACCCCATCTGCCTCAGCCATTGTGAAGCCGGCCAGCAAACGAGTCGCGCTCATGGTTTGCTCCTGATAGAGAATGACGCCATTTGTTTCGGCGGTTAGCTCGTCCAGTACTGGGTGCAGTGATTGCGGAGTCATGAAGCCTTTGGCAACTGCGACGTAATCATCCAACATGCCTGACTGAATCGGGCCAGGTCGAAATAGTGCAGTCGTAGCGACAACGGTTTTAAAGCTCATCGGCTCAATGCCACCGCCCAGATCTTTAAGCAGCTTGCGCATGGGGCCGGACTCCAACTGGAATACGCCCTGCGTGTACCCTGCAGCAAACCCATCCAGAACCTTGCGATCGTCCAGTGGGATAGCATCGAGATTGATGTCTTCCCCTGTACTCTCTTTGATGTAGCGTTTCGCGCTATCCAGCAGATCGAGCGTTGCCAGACCGAGAACGTCCAGCTTAATTAGCCCCATCGCCTCACAGTAACGTTTATCGAACGCAATACAGCGAGCATTGCCACGCAGCTCGACGGGCGTGCGTTCTACCAGAGGAACACCAGCGACGATCATCCCCGCAGCGTGACGACCAAAACCACGCATCAGATTTTGAAGTTTGCATGCGGCTTTGAAAGCATCCGGGTTTTTGGTGGCGTATTTATCCAGGCTGGCCAGTTGTTCACGCAGTTCTTCAAGAGACAGGCTGTCGTCTTCCAGATTTTTAAACTCTTTAGAAACGGCCATGTCCGCGGCGTCTACACCGAAAATGCGAGCGGTGTCGCGCAAAGCAGAGGCGGCGCCAAGATAGGTAAAGTTAGGAATGCCGGCGACATATTCTTCGCCATAGCGTTCATTCAGATACTCGATCACCTCATGGCGACGCGCCTGGCTGAAGTCCAGATCCGCATCCGGAAGGTCAAGACGTTCTGGGTTAATGAAACGCTCAAACAGCAGACCGTGGCGAATAGGGTCTACGTTTGTGATGCCAATGCACCACGCCACCAGAGAACCAGCAGAAGAACCACGCCCAGGTCCAACGGGAATACCAGCTTCACGACTGTGATTCATCAGATCGCGAACCATCAGGAAGTAACCACAAAAGCCCAAGCGAGTAAGTGTATTCATTTCGTATTTCAGACGATCAACATATACCCGATGTTGGGAAGCCGGTGGCGTATAGCCAAACTCTTTTGTGGTAAGACGTTTGCGCAATCCCTCTATGGCCAGCTTCATCAGCGTTGCAGGCTCGTCGTCTGCCATCTTGGGCAGTGCTGGTGGCAATTCATGCCAGCGCCAGGTGCAGGCTTCAATAATGGTGTCCTGCGTTGTTGAGGCCATTGCAGCTGTTACCGATACATCCATGCGAACGGAGAAGGCTTTTAATGCTTCGAGGAGATGACGACGCCCATTAACAGCGTTGTCACGCTGGTGGGGGATACGCAGACGATGCGGCTGGTCAATTTTGATGTTATTCGTCACCATGTGCGCAATGTCTTTGATATCCGCGTCGTCGACTTCTTCGTAATATGCGGGGTAGAACGCAACAGGCTCAATTTTCAGCGCTCTAGCTACTTTCATCGCCCGAACGTTTATCTGGTCGTAGAATGGAGTTGGGTGAGGGTAAACCACGTTGTAGAAGTTTTCGCGCCCACCAGCAGTGATCAATGTGCTGATAATATTAGCGAAATCCCTACGTTGAAATACGCTTCCAATGTCGGAAGTGAGCAGAATAATGTTACCTTTAGCATATGTGGTCGCCAGCTGATCGAGTGAGAGTCTTGGCACAAAGTAAAATTGTTCTCGTTTGTTTGCGATTGTCATCAATTCGCAGATGTCACGATAGCCATTCTCATTCTTTATTAGAGCCGTAAAGCTATAATTCCGCTCACGCACTAATGATTCCATACATCCTGAAGACTCTTTTGCAAGTCTGGCACGGTGCTCATACGTTGGATCGTCAACAATATTTAGCTTTACACCACAAATAACCGCTATGTCGTCACCAGCTGCGCGTTGTAGAGGTATCACGCTGGCAATATTCATGCTGTCAGCGGAAATTACAGCAGTGTAACCAGCGTCTCTTGCAATCTTTACCGCGTTTTCTGCTTTTAGAGCCGATTCTCCAAGAGAAAAGTCAGTTCTGACCATCAGAGCCTTCATGTGTTTTTACCTTTCTGTTTTTCTTAATGTTGTCACTGGGGAAGCCAACGAACTTCCCGTACATCGAAATCGCAGCTTCTTTAGCTGATTGATGACATGCGGATTTGTCTGGACATACCAGACAAATCCGGCTCGTTTCAGATGCTGCGATAAGAGAGCTGAAACATCCTTTACGCATGATTAACCGAATATTTTCTGCACCACTTCACGAGCAGCTTGCGCGGAAGTAGAGGGGAGTTTATTAATAAATGACTTATCGATGCCGGCAGCGAAATCACCGCGCATCATTCCAATTTTTGCTGACAGCAATAACTCACGAGGGCCTATTGGCTGACTGATAAGATGTTGCTCGTAGCCGTCACGGACAAGATTGGCAAATTTGACCATCTTTTCTGCATATTCACGGATTATTCCGGCCTCAACCAACATGTTGGTCTCAGCTTTTGTACTCATATATTTCACATGGGACACGATGCCGAATCGTGAGAAGTTCGCTGCGTTCTGGATGTTTGTACCCTGATAAAGACCAGTTTCATCGCCAGATCCGTTTGTATTACCGGTGCCAATAAAGGCGAAACGCTTGTGTGGTTCAATGCGGCGCCAGTCAGGTGTGGCTTCTTTGATAATTAGTGGTTCGCCTTCAAGTACTGGCTGATAAACGCCAAGAATTTGCGGGAATGCAAAGTCATATTCGTCAGCCAGATATACCCAGCCATTCTTCATTGCTAACGCCAGCAAACCAGGCTCGAAGTATGTAGAGCCGTCTCTAGCCAGAATCTGCCCGGTAACGTGCGCTTCTTCCATTGATGCCGTATGTTGTGCACGAATCAAGGGGCGGTTCAGAAGTGCGCATAGTTGAGTTGGAAGTGACGATTTTCCTGTTCCAGCATGTCCCCACAAATACCCAGGTATGCCTAGTTCCAGCATCATGAAAATGTCTTTAATTAGATCAAAATCACCATATACATAACCTTTCTTCGCTTCTGGCACGAACTCAGGATATGGAGCGTTAACGTTCACTGTTACTTGCAACGGTTTTCCTCGCTGTGTCCCCAGCTCTTTTACTGTTACGTTAAGTAGTTCATGGGCGGCAACGAGTTCCGTTTTGTATTCAACAGTGCCTGCGTACCCTGGATGAGAACTGATATCAGCAACCTTTCTCTCACATGGTGTTTTTTCTGCTCGTTTTTCTTTCAACTTCTCCATCGCCACGCTTGAGAGAGTCGGTTCATCCGGGAATTGCGACGTATACATTTTCACGACTTCATCGGCGTCAAGACGCTTCGCTTCTTCTGGGATGTTTTCGCAACGTCCCATAGAAATGTGGGTTTTAAGGTGATGGAATGGTTTGCCACACCACTTACAGATTACGATTTCAGGTAATTTATCTTGCTGTAGTGCAGTAGCGGTCATGTGTTTTCCTTACTGTTTGTCGTTTGTGGGGTATATCTTATATAAATATATTATGTTGTATAGTAAGTGATTACTTATTTTTAGGGTTGTGAAAATTAACCAAGAATGATACGAGATAGTTCTGTTACCACTGATGACCCCAATTGCTCCACGCTTTTCACGAGAGCATAGTTTTTGTAAAAAAACTTTGGCGCATCAGTTAGTATGCCTATAGCCATAAGATCGATATCGCTAACTGTCTCGATTTCTTTAGTTATGGTCTTCAAATGCTCCTTAAACCCTTTTCCGGTCGCACATGGTTCACCGTCACTCAATACCAGCATGATCTTCCGATCTTCCATCCTGCCTGAGAATAAAGACGCCAATTGCACTATACTCTCTCCATCAACGTTGTTGAGAAGAGGGAACGTAGTACCAACGCACCCCATTCGAGCGCGAATTTCTGGCGAGTTCGCCTTTTCGTTCCAGTTTTTGATAATAGGCAACATCAATGCTTCGAAGCGTGAAAACCCACTTTTGCTCCTGACGATAAGGTCAGGATTCCCGAATGTGGTAAAGCCGGTAATGATGTTAGGCACATTGATGCGATCAAGCGCATCAGCAATGGTGTAGGCGCTAGCAAGTGCTAATAGTATTTTTTTACCATTCATTGAACCGGACAAGTCAATCACCTGCTGAACGCAAGCGTTAACAGCCTTGTGGTCTTCCTTCCTGCGAAATACACGTTCATCCTTCATTGATAAGCGATACAAACTTGAACCGTGTATTCGACCACGACGTTGGCCAGGGATAAACTGCACGCGATTGCGACTGGCAATCGCTCGCTCCAGGTCTTTGGCAAGAGTAGAAGAAACGCCAGAAGATAGATAACGCTCAATCTTTCTCTCAAACAACTTACTACCTTCAGGGACAATACGATAACGATCGATTGGGTAGTGAAGAGATATAGCGCCGAACACTTTTATGGTACGTTTTATGTGCTCTTCTGCCTCATCTATAGGGCCTATAAAATCGTATGAACGATCGTATGGCCGATAGTCTGAAAGAGATGTGCTCGTTAGTTCTTTACTAATAGTTGCCGATAGAGCGTCTTCAGCCATCTCACCCACCGCGTCCTCCATCTCATCCAGTGCCTTGAGAGCGTCTTCTAACGTCATGTCGTCTGGAGTTGGCACCAAACCAGAGTCACCTTCTTGAGTAGTTTCTGTGTCTTCTTTTTTTTCACCACCTTCACCAAATTTATCGTCTACTTCCTCATCGCGTTTTTCAGACTCACCAGCAGCTCCATCTGTTGTGCTATCACTGTCTTCATCAGTGCCATAGCCGTCTGAAATATCTGCGTCGTCATGAATGCTATCCGCATGAGCCGACAGACCGTCTTCGTCATGTCCAGCCCTATCATTTGACCCATCTTCTCCCGCTTCTGAAACATCATTATCTGTATCACTTATATCTTTATCGTCTGTAGGTAAGTCCTTATCTACTGTTTTGGGTAATTCTGACTCCCCAGAATCGTCAGTTTCTGGCTCTTTTTCATGGCCATCATCTTTTCGACCTTCTTTCACCTTCTTATGATCCGCAGTCTCTCTATCATCTTTATCTTTCACCAGTTCTGTCGAGGCTTTGTCGTGCTTGTGTTCATCAGATGGTTCAGAGGTTTCTTCCGCCTCTTTTTCGCGTTTTGACGGTTTTTTCACTGAGGATTTAAGCTCCGGCAATTCACCTTCTGGGTTCTTTTTCATGTCTTTCATTACTGTGGCTATTGCGGCGGCCACTTTGACACAGTCCTCAGTACTGGACATGTTGCGAACGGCAACATCTATCTCATGCTCTTTCAATAAGGCTATAGGTTTTGAGATCAGATGCCAGTGCTCTTCCATAAATTCAATAAACGGGGCTTGCCCATCCCATGCTCGAACAACGGGGCATAGGAAAAATTTAAGAAACAGCTCTCGCTGATTACCATGACATATCGAGACGGCTTCTGACACTTTGGTTTTGAAGTACTTATCGATGATAAGATTTTGTGTGGCTAGTAAATTTCGACGTGTTCCATTAAAAACCTGTCCCATTTTTCGCTCAATGAAGACATCTTCCAGCGCGTTCCACAGACCTGTAGATGGTGCGTTGTCTCTTTTACGCATCTTTATGGCCACAATGGTGTCTGTAAACAGTATATGGGCCACTTCATGATCAAGAAAACCTCGTACTGCATTCATTAGTGTTGGTGTTGCATCGTCTGGGATGGATGGAATGTTAACCAGCACAGGTTCTCCGCGCTTGTTGTAACGTACAAAAGCGTCATTGCCTCGTTCTGCTACTGGTATCTTCTTGCCAGATAACATTGCCACTACACGTTTTACACAGTCGCGAAAGTCCTGCACTTCTTTCAATACAGTTTTAGTCGGAGCTTTAGGCATAAGAATTTCCTTGTTGCTAAAACAATTTGTTTTCTAATGTGGGTAATTTAGCGCTGTACGAACAGTCATCAAAACTGTTCGTACAGGTTGCAGAGGGGAGACAGGTTAGTTAGTTCTAACTGCTATGGAGCCGCAGCCGGTGTTAATCAAAGTGAAGCGTTTATTGCAATATTCAAATTTGAATGCAGTTGCATCGTTCATGTCCAGAGGTAGCTCAACAGCTGGCAACTCGGTAAGAATTGTCGCGGCACTTTCCTCTTTTAGCGCATAAGCTGTTCCAACCTCAAGGGCGGTCAAATCAGAAGTAATATTTTTCATTTCATATCATCCAACTGAACACGTTTTAATTTCATCAAATACTACTACCTATTGTATCAAAACTAAATATATCTATATCAGATATATCTCACTTTTCTCCTCTATGACCAAGCAATATAAGTGACTCAGATCGTGTTATACTGCCGCTTGGCAAGTGCTTTGATGCCTTCTAAAATAGATAGATAAGTCTTTACAACCCTAGCCTTTACTGTAATATCGGTAAGCACTTACCAGAGATAAACAAAACACGCAAGGTTTAACTATGGCTACCAAAGAAATAGAAAATAAATCAGGTCGATACGCTGCATACATCGATTCACTAATTACGATTTCTTCTAAAAATCAGGCAACTATTGCCAGTGAAATAGGTTATAAAAACCCTAATAACCTTTCGCTTATCAAGAGTGGCAAAATCCCTTTACCGATTGATAAGGTTCGCCCACTGGCAAATGCTCTTGGGGCCGACCCTGTTCGTCTGATGTTGATGGTGCTTGAAGAGCGCCACCCAGAACTCCTGGAGTTCTTTAGAGAAGAAGGTACAGCGCCTCTTTCTCCGGACGAAAAGAAAGTTTTAGAAGCGTTTCGCCAGCGTTTTGATGGTCAGCATGGCGCTTCTGAAAAGGCCGTTGAAGCCATCAAGTCACTGTGAGAAGTTTATACGTATAAGTTCGGTGGCTAGACGATCTCCCTTGAATTTGTGGTCTATCTCGTCTAAATCATTTTGATTTACTATGGATGCGATGTATGTCGAAAAACCTTCTAGAGCGACTCGCATCTCATCCATGTAATCGTGTCGATCGTAGACGCGGTCCATTCCCTCAAGGCTGTGGTTCATAATCTTACGCGAGACTTCAGGATTAATTCCTAATGCTGGGAAATAGCTTCGAGCTGTACGTCTTAAATCCCGTGGTGTAAATGATTCAACATCCATAAGCTCAGGGCGTTCTAGAATCCTTCTTAAAGCTTGTGCTATGGCCACCTTCGACATGGGGATATCTTTCCCTGGCTTCTTGTTAGATGGGACGAGCCACTTGCTACCTTTGCCGTAATTGATTAGTTCCTCAACGCACTCCTTCATCAGTGAACTTAAAGGCAGTGCATGATGTCTGGCCGATTTGTTGCGTGTGCCTTGATTCCATACACCTCTATTTAAATCGAACTCCTGTACCCCTGCCCGCAACACTTCATCTGGTCGTCTGGCGGCTACTAGACACAGTCTGGCAGCCCATTTTGTTCCTGGGCAAACATTAAAATAATCCCAGACATTCCAAAAAACCCAAACTTCGGCATCGGTTAACTTTCTTTCTCGTGGGGCAGGTTTGGCGCCACCGGCGACCTTGTTTAGCGACAGATCGTTAAGAGGAGATGTGTCGATCATCCCTTGAAAAGCGCACCATCCCAGAAATTGCTTCATCAGGGAGAATACGCGTCTACCCATGACTATCTTGCCTTCCAGAATAAGCGGGTTTACCAACTGGTTAACTAAAACCCTGTTTATATCACTTACTTTTACATCTGCTATGAATGGTAAAACATGTATCAAAATGCAGTGAACTGCTATTTCAGGTCGACGTCTTGTTATCAGTAAAGATAAGCGAGTGAATAACTGGAAGGCATCTGAAAATCTCATGTCGCCACTTACCAGAGAGGCTGTCATCGTAGTCATCTGTGATGCCCGGTCGAGATATTCAATCGTCTCAAGAGAGGTATTCTCGGCTGCGCGTGCTCTATCAAAGGAATTTTTCATAGTCCAATCACTGAGTTACGCCATTACTGTATGCATAAACAGTATATTAGGCATTGTTTCTTATAGGATCAACATAAACTTAACGGTTTTTTGTCAATGATTCCATACTTAATAGGTATGGAATCATTAATCATCAGTTTGACGGAAAATAAGAATTAAAGGAGAATGATGGCACATAAAATGAAATACTTCTTAAAGAGACAGTAAGTGCGCATAGAAGAAGAAGAGGTTTTTCTCGATGATTATGGCATGAGACGAAAAAAATTCGTCTATGATCATCGTATTCATCACAGCTACGTTTTTGTTGCCGGCAATGAAGTGTATACCGTTATTGTGGGTAGTCTGGCTAACGAAGAAATCTTCACTCGAATCGGATATGAGATGCCACCTGGCATTGAATTCCCAGCAAACGGAATGGCAGAAGTATATTTTGACGTTTACGACGGCATGGATAGTTTGGCGGACTTCCGTCACGTCAGATTTAAGGGATTGGGGAGTGCTGTAGTTTTGCAAACGGTAGCACTTGCGTTAATCGCACACTATGAGAAATTTAACATCGGTGGATTTGCATTCCAAGCTGCTTCTGGCGGTGTCGTAGACATTGGGCGTCAAACTACTCTTGAAGAGACCTATGACTATATGCTTGGGTTAAAAAGCGGACCGCGCTATAATAAACGTACAGGGTTGCCAAAGAAAGCTCCGCGGCCACTGATACCGGAAGACTTACATGCGTACAAAACAATCACAGATGGGAGAGCCTGCTATGTCGTATTACAATAAGCACGAACGCACTGCGCTTCTCGGCTCTATTAATGGTGAGAAGAAAGTACTGCAGGCGTTGGTTACTGCTGAGTTGAAGACTCACCATACAAACTCCGAAGCGTATTTACGTTGCCTTAAAGCAGGCCTTTCTGCTGGTAAAAAGCATTCTTCTGCCACATTGTTACGTAGAAAGTTGAAAGGTAGTCTCGTCCGAGAGTTAAACGATATTTAAAAGACTTAGTAAAAATGGCCGCAGTCGCGGCCATTTGTTTACATGATGCTTACCAACATTGCAAACTCCGAGTAGCCGCCGATCGGCTCTCCATCAACGAAGACTTGTGGAACTGTATCGACCGGCTTTCCAACAAGATCACTTAATTTTCCTTTGTCTATGCCGGCTTCTATAATATCTATGTACTGATAATCGCCATAACCGTGGCCTTGCAGCTGCTTCGCCAACTCGACCGCACGCTTGCAGAACGAACAGTTATCACGTCCGTATATAATAATATCAGCCATTTAGTTACCCTATAAATAAGCTTCAAGTGCAACTTTGCACAATTTAGAACGCACACAATCTTCGGCTTCGAATTCAATGATTCCAACGTTGGCTGATGGCTTAAATCGATACAACGCGTCTTCCAGACCTGATTTAACGCTGTCTGGCAGATCACATTGAGTAATGTCACCGTTCACAATGACGGTTACGTTCTCGCCCATACGGGTCAGGAACATCTTCATTTGTGACGCCGTAACGTTTTGTGCCTCATCAAGAATGACTACAGCATTCTCGAACGTGCGTCCACGCATATACGCAAATGGAGCTATCTCTACTTTGGCCACATCAGGCTTTAAGCAGTATTCGAGAAACGAGCCACCCAGACGCTTTTGTAGCACGTCATAGACTGGTCGGAAGAACGGAGCAAACTTCTCGCTCATGTCGCCCGGAAGGAAGCCCAGATCTTCGTCTGCTTGCAATACTGGACGAGTTACGATGATCTTCTCGACTTCCTTATCCAGAAGACGTTGTGCTGCTACAGCAGTAGCCAGGTATGTTTTGCCGCAGCCTGCCTCACCAGTGGCAAAAGTCAGCGCCTTATTATCTAACGAGATAAGATAATGAGCTTGAGCTTCGTTGAGGGCTTCGATTGGAGAGTTATCGCGCCTCGGTTTCGGAGGCAGAGCAGGGGCGGCAGACAGTTCGTCAACAATGATTGTGTCGATTTCATAACCACGAATGCGTGATTTGTTCTTTAGTACCTGACGAGCTGCGCGACGCGTCTGTTTACGCTTGTTTCCCATATTGATTCCTTTCAAGTGAGTAACTGTCGTGACTATAGCTAAAATAAATAGGTAAGTCATTACCTATTTATGAATTTATTTGTCTGGCTGAAAGAACTTTGAGAGGCTGGTGCGCCAGATCCGTCGAGACAGCTTTAAACTAGCTGAAATGATATGGTCGATTAGGTATCATTCAGTTCCAAAATTAACCAAAGACACTTATAAAATGCCTGTTTTATTAATCCTCATACTTGGGACAGTGATGACTATTTTCTGGGATGTCGTTAAGGAAAACGTAGAGGTTATAGGTACGCTTGGCACTTTAGCTACTGCTTGGGCTGCTTACGAAGCAAGGAATAGCGCAAAGGCTGCGATGAAGGCCACTCAACTGACATCGGCTTCGCTTCTTGAAATGAAAAAAGCCTCTTTTAAGGAATGGTACGGCATATTACTTGAACAGCATAATAAATTGCTTGATGATGTGAATAAGACCTTATTAACTGACACTCAGTTTGATGTTAAATTAGGGATTAATACGATCAAAGGCATGTATTACTACACAACAAAAAATCCTGTTTATATAAAGTATATTAGCCATATTATCCTAATACTAAACTATTTAGATAAAGACTTCTATCTGCCGTCATCGGCTGATAGTGAAAAGAGATCTTACATAGAACAGCTGCGCAACAGCATTAGTCAAAAAGTAAACCTGCTAATTGCCATTTTTGGCCTTAATATCGATAATAACAAAACTTATGACGCAAAGAAACTTTACAACCTCCTAAACAAATATAACTTTTTTGAAAGTGAGCTTTTTTTTGAAGATGCAATATCAAAAGTTCATTTCTTAGATTCTTATGTCAGTGAGATATTTAACAAAGAATATCGAAGAAACGTAGAGTTTTATGTTGATGAAATGGTTCGTGGTCGCGAGCCCCCTAATACCAATGTGTTAAACCGACACCAAAGGGTTACATTCGCAGTTCTATGGACCTATAACAACCCCTGCCAACAGCATTTATTGGAAAACTTCAATAAATTACCTCTATACATGAGAAACAGCATAGAATTGAACATGGAAAAAGCTGCCGAGGAAGTGGCTAAGTTTGATTCTTCGTTGCATCGTGTTATTGGCTGGAAACTTAAAATAACTGGTTTAGACGAGAGAGCAATCAAGGATGAAAAACAGCTGAAAAGGCTTATTAAGATTTACTATAAATATTCTTTCGATACCAGACAGACTGGTATATTGCTAACTAATGGCGTTAACAATATACTTGCTGAAAACATAGAAGATAGTCTGTCTAAATATGCTTTATCAAAAGCATATTTAGAACTCAAATCTAATCCGCACCAATCTGAGAGGATTGATAGAATAGTGAATGAGGTTGAAAGAGTGGTCGATGCCTACAAAGCAAATCTTAATTCGCTCAGTTTTAACTAACTAAAAGAGAAAAGGGGCATAAGCCCCTTTGAATTTTGCGCTGAAAAAGTGTTGCTACGATGCTAGGAAGCACTATGGTTAAGAATGTCTGCTGCAATTTCTATCACAGCGTTGAACGGTCTGGGTGTGACGTTAGCGGAGTCATTTCAATTAAGGGGAAACCAAACCGTTCAGCGATGTGTCTATAGTTGTTTTGCTATTTGTATAGTTACTCACGCACCATACGAACTTCATGAAATCCATTATTTCCGTCTTTTATTTCGAGACGAGACCACAAAAAACGCCCATCTGCTGTAATCCCAGTAATGACTCTTTTGCCTGTTGATTTCCACATAGATTACTCCATTACTTATTATGACGTTATGTGCCGGTTACGGTTCCGGCCAGGCCTCTTCCTCAACGGGGTGTTCTCGTACGGACTACCGTTTATTAGTTGTTCCTGCGGTTTATGTTGTGAAGCCAGATGCTTATCTTCTGGTTGCTTCAAAGAGCTGCACTTCATCACAACGGTAAGAGCACTCGATGCATTTAAGCCAAGCCCCATAAGGGAGAATGCCCTTACCTGTTGTGTTGTGATGGCCGGTGCTGATCTCCGGCATTAGGTACAGCCGCTAAGAGCTTCGGACGATTACCTATCACGACAAACGAGAAATGCGGCCGCATTCGTCTGTCACTCAGCTTATAGCTAGCGCATCAGCTTGCGCATTCACCACAACGGTGAGAGCACTCTTGGCGAACCTGTAGATTGGGCTATGATCCCGTTACAAGCGAATGCTCTTACCTGTTGTGTTGGCGTGCATACCAGGATTCGAACCTGACCTGTTCTGCTAATCATCTCTTTTACTTTCTCCCATACTCATCCGGATATTTCCGAGAGATTTCATTAAGACTTTCACTTCCCAACCGCTCAATCCAGCCACCCGGCTTCACCCTTCGTCGCTTGGCCAGCTAAACCTTGCTCCAGGTTATGAGACATATGCACATTGGCGATGATGGGTGGATTCGAACCACCGACCAGTTGATTAACAGTCAACCGCTCTACCACTGAGCTACACCATCAATTTCGCAGCGGTACTGGCTTCGAAATCCGAAGTTTTCCCGCAACTTGCACTTTACGTTAGTGCCAGACGAGGCTTGTGGCTTGCTCACGTGGAGCGAAGATCTAAAATCTTTCTCGGCGGTTGATAGTCGCCAGATGTTTAGATCTTATTGGATGTATGGAATCATCCATGTTGTGGCATCACATAATTTGCTACACCTGAAGGTATTAACCACAACGTTGAGACCACTTAACCGATTAGTTTTACCCAATTACAACCTTGTCAGTCTTACAGCCTCTGTGGATTTCACTGTATGATTGAAAGAAAACAGTGGTCTCAACGTTGTGTGCTGGCTAACCACACCAGCCGGGTTACGTCGCCGCTTTAACCCAGATTAAACGACATAAGTAATGGAAATGACGTAACAGGATGAACGGTCGATAACTGAAACCGGGATGGGTGAATGGAATGAGGAAACCAACCGCCCATCCTGTTACTTCATCGGAGAGAGCATAGTGGTGTCGATCCATGCTCTCTCCTGCGTTCTGTAATCACACTCGCTCAGTGTGTCCCATTTCGATGACGAGGCTGGAAACTGACCTCGCTGGTGTTTGGCTTATTAAGCTACTGCCAGATACTGATTGTCGTTTGCAGTTATCTTTAAACGTTCAAACAGTCGCGTCTCAACGAAAACAAGTAAATCTTATACACTTAAAATAAATAAGTAAATACTTATTTATTTTGTTAGTCGTTTAGTTGCTGTATTTTTAATCAAACTCCCCTTTGGTTCCGGAGTTCGTGTAATGGTGGCAGTAAAACGCTTTGCCTGAATAGTGATTGTTTCATTCTCTTTTAGCTCACCGTAGTGGATTTCAAGAAGGCTACCAAGACGCCACAGCCCATCGTCAATACGTTTATGACTGGCAAACTTTATCAACAATAATTTCACGATAAATTGACCTATTACGAATGCGCAAGCAATGCCAGCCGCCGTAAAATATGCAACCAGCCACCAGTCAAACAAAGTCAGTTCAGCCATTTTTGCACCTCTGTTTCATGAACTACTCGATATACACGTTTGCCCATGCGTATGGATTTTGCTTCAAGCTGCTGCTTGACCAGATGTCGACTGCCGATGAAGCCGATACTTACACCAACAATTAAAGATAATATGATGTATGGAATCATAAATAAGCACCTGCGTCTGTCAGTTGTTTAAGTAACTCGCGGCCTTTGCTGGTAAGTTGATAGTTCTCAGTTTTGCCTTCTGGCTCGACATTGGTCACCAGATTCATTCTCTCAAGCTTGGCACGCGTTTTTGGCTGCCAGTGGGCATAAAAATACGACCATTTACTTATTTCTCGAAGGGTATCTCGTTCTCGCTTACTCAATATGATCATCCTTAATCTCCTTTAGCGTGTCAGTAATCTCAACAATACGATAAACGCGACTTCCTCTTTGCATTACTCCTGCTTTCACGTAATCGCCGGTACAGCTGTACGTCACCATAACGCCGATGACAATACCAACAACCAAAAAGACGATCATCCAACCGAACATCATTCTTTATCTCCGATACGTTCTTCGGTATCGCGAAGGCATTTAGGCCATTTCAACCGCGGATGACGCAGACTGCCATCTGGCGTATACTCGTGGAAATTCACCTTCACAATACGCCCCATGTATTTGTCCTGGTTATGCCAGATCTCATCGAGGTAGCGATGCTTGATTCCAGAAGCGCGGACCTCAGTTCCATCTTCGAGACGAATGACGATTTTGCCGAGGGTATGGGCAAAGCCAGCATCCGGATCTCCAGGTAGGAAGCCGATAATCTCTCCATCAGCTTCGTTTTCATCTTTTAGTTTCCACCAGCTACGGGTGCGCTTGAATTCATAGACGGAATCCGGATCTTTCCCCATCTCCCCTTCTTCATTTGCGTCCAGACGCTTCATAAAGCGTTCTACATAGTCTTCGTGGCTGTAAATGATGTAGAAGGGATGCATATGAATATCTGTAGCGTAATCCTGACCGCGAGTATTTTTGAACCACGCCACCAACATTGAGAGACGCTGTTTCAGCTTCATACCGTTCTTCTGGTATTCGATCGTTTTAGCCTGAACGCGCCACTCAGGAAGAAAGAAATCGAAGATATGGTAGATGGCGCCTACAGCCTTCACCTTCTTCTTGCGCAGCGCTGATACGGAGTTATTAAACGAACCAGCAGTACCTTCGCCATCAAAGAAGATGTGTTTGTAGCCTGATAGCTTCCCCAACTCCAGCATGGCGGGTTTAAGATGATCGAGAGATGTTATAGGGTTGCCGGTGCGCGACAGGAAATTAACCTCTTCCTCATCTACAATGACTTCACAGATGACGCGCAGCCCATCCAGCTTGAGACTGCCGATCATTGGCCACCTGGCTTTGGGGTTTGGTTTGAATGGGTATTTGTCGCCTTTCTCCTTGTACGGAGAGGCCAGCTGTACCTCAAACTTCGGAATTAAGTTTTCGAACACCTTATTGCACAAGCTGATACCGACGCCGGCTTTCGGATCTTTCAGCAGGAAGCGACGAAACACGTCCTGCCCGTCAGCGCACATCGAGGCAACGAGTGATTCGACAGCAGTAATGGCCGCGTTCCCGGTCAGTTCGCGCGCCGCCAGCTTCTCCAGCAGCTCTACTACCTTCTGGTCGCTGGGTACGGAAGTTTCGAGTGGCTTGGCCACTTTGTACTTCTTCACACCAAATCGAATGAATGGGTTGAGCATTAGCGAGACCATGCTCTGCTCAAATTCATCAAGGTTGGCCAGCGCCTCTTTCTTGGCGTTGGTTCCCATCGTTTTGATGGCATCCAGCTTATGCTTTAGGGCAATCAGTTTTTCCATTAGTGTTTAACCTCCATCGGTAGGTCGAGAGTTTTCATGTGTTTTCTTTGGTTGCTTCTTCAATTAGTGCCGCGTACACGTCAGTGACGGGCGCAAGTGAATCGGTGGACGTGGTTTCTGGTTTGGCTGGTTCTGTTTTCTTTGTGCGTTGAACCATACTGTTAATCGTCATGGTGTTGCGCTTCCGGGTGAGCGTTCTGGCATGGTCGTTTTGCTCTTCTACTTCTTTGATAAGCGCAGCCATATCGATGAAGTAGAGCTGTTCGCCTTTTCGGATCTCTTCGACCATCATCTTCAGTGCCTGACATTTGCCAGCAGCAATGGCCGCAGCGCAGGATAAGAAAGATGTAGCCGGAAGACGCTTCTCTTTGTAGGCGAGGATGGTGTGTTGGCAGACTGTATAGCTGCAATGGGTCTCATGACCGTTGATCTTTACTTCCGGGCAGCGCAGCGAATAACCGTTGTTTCCGGAGATAGACGGGATTTTCGACAAATCTGTTCTTGTGGACATGCTTCCAGCCATAGTCGTGTACTTACTTATTGAGCGCAGTTTAAAAAAGCCCCGCCAGGGGGCTAAATGGTTTATCGAGGCTTACCAGGTCGCCCAGCAAGTCATTTTGTCCTGAGCGGCTTCGAACCGGTATGGCTCCAGTAAATCGTTGGCATGGTGGACGGCGTAGGATTTTGCCTCCTGTTTAATCATCGGTAACTCGTTGGCCAGACGTGCCACCTGCCCTGCAAAACTGGCGAGCACCCCGTCACATGTCTGACCCGCGTCGACAATGATACGTACCATGTCTAAGTCGCTGCGGCACATATCGCAGATCATGCCGTATTCCACCTCACGAATTCGCTCAACGACTTTTTTGGTATCGCCATTGACTACCAATTCCAGCAAACCAGGTGGGGTTGTCAGATCTGTAACGCGCTCGGTAACGTCAGGCAGTTCGACAATGCTCAGGAACGCCGCGATAGACGGGTCATCCTCTACACCAGCCCTGTCTTTGATCGCTCGAAGAGTCGCGTCGACAATATCCTCAAACCGTTCACGTGCATCGCATACTGCCTGGTTGGTGTAGACAACGCGACCGTCGTACCATGCACCGACACGCACTTCGACTGTTGCGTCTTTCATCTTGCGAGTGAATCCCACGAGTGCTGCGCGTTTCTGCTTAACACCAGGTAGCTCCGGGGAATCACCAAAACGAACCCAGACCCGCATGTATTTCGAGCCTTCCGCAAGAGGTGCGGCGCTCACAGACGTGGCTATGTGCTCCAGCGCAGTCTCGATCGCCTCATCGATAATCTTCTGGCGCCCTTCTGTATCAATTTCTACGCCTGATTTGTCGATGATTTCGGTAACGGACTTCTGTATATCTGCTTTCATAAAGGTTCCTCAATTCCTTCGTCGCGCATATTCTTACAGAAAAATAAGTATGCATCTACTTATCGTTAGCGGCATACAATTTATACAAGAGCTTTAATGCCGTGCACCTTACTTTGTAGTTCGAGCTGTTTGGAGTATGGCTTGGCGCGATAGTAGGCTTTGAGGATCTGCTCAGGTGTCGCGTCGCCAGGGTCGAGACCCTCCTCACCAAGACAGGCCACTTTGACATTCAGTCCGATGCTGGTGAGACGTTTGGCCGCCGACATGGTGTTGCGGATCGCTTGCTTCTCGCTATCCCACATCATAATGACGTTACGCAACCCACGCGCCTTGAGCATCAGGAACGCACCCAACTGATCTTCAGCATCCTCATTCATATTTCCGGATAAGTGCATACCGAACGTACCAATTGGCTCCACGTAATCCCGCAGCGTCTCCTCGTCGAAGATAGCTCGCTTCACACTCATGACGTCAAACGCCCCTTCGCATACTACGACAGTCTGCTTTCCAACCGCATTGTGACCATTGTAGAGAAATTTGCCAGATGCCGGCAGTTGTATGGGGAACATATAGCGACGTTCAGCCGTGCCGGTGACATCACGCCCCTGGAATGTCTTCATAACACCATCCAGGTCGTAGACAGGTATCAAGATACGCATATCGAATACTTGCCCTTTGACCTGATCGGTGTACGGATCGACATAGGCATGTTTACCTTCTACGCAGTAACGCAGATCAAAGTATCTTGATATCTCAGGTGAGATCTGGCGTTCGATAAGATAATCAGGAAGACGGCCGTCGATTGGCAGCTCGTAATGTCGAGGCAAAGAAACCGGTCCCTCCAGTTCGACTTCACTGGAAAGAACTATCTCTTCCTTCTTCGAGGTCCAGCCTTGTGTAAGGAGTGCGTTCTGGACGTACTCTTCAAAATCGCGACGGGATTTACCGCTGTAGTGCTTGAGGAAGACCAGCTTGTTGAACTGAATCTCTTCGGGATGATCACCAGCAAAGCATTTGCCGACGCCATTGGTCAGGTTGAAATATACCTTCCAGTTAGAGCTTCCACACACAGGACATTCCTTAATATTAACCTCACGCCCCCGTGTACTCACACCTCCGCGACGATAAATTATCCCTTCCGTATCCAGCCATTGTTCAAAATCCAATTCGGATAGAAGTTCTTTCAGTTCGCCCACGTTAAGCCACCCTCAATTTGTAGGTAATATATTGATTAATATAAAATTACAGATACCATAAAGGCTCATGTGTTTTTCTTTTGTGGTTTGACAAAAGAAGTTTTGAAAGGCGTGGGAAATCCACGCCTTATTTTTAGAGAACGTCAAGAATGCGCTCAATAAAACGCATTTGTTCAAGATTCTGTTTAACGCGAATACTTACCCCACCTTTCTGGTTACGTGAGCCAGCGAAATAAAGACGCGCTTCTCCTTTAGCTTCTTCCTCTTCCGTTTTATTAATCGTTATTACGAGGTCAGCTATACGAACCTTCTCGATGTTGTCGGCGGCGTGCATCATTGTTGCCACCTCGGATGCACCACCTTCCCTGTTAGTCTGTGATGCTGTGATACCTGCTACGTTATGCTTATCATATAGAGCACGAAGGTCTGTATAGATGCTACGAACATTGGCACGATCGTCACGCAGATCATAGCTTGCACGCATTAGATCGGCATAGTCGACGACGACCATATCCGGAACCATTCCGTTAGCTTTCATACTACTTAACATGCGATCAAGATCTGCGGGTGACATGCTTCCTGATGGTCGCTCAACAATCCATAAGCTTCCTACACCTTTCATCGCGCCAAGCTCCGCCAGTTTTCTATGCACATCATCTCGACGCTCAACCAATTTGGACATTTCAGTTTCAGATAACCGCGCATCAAAGCGATCAGACAATATCGATGTATGAACCTCTAATGACAAATACAGGACGTTGTAGCCGGCTAGCGTAGCGTTAATGGAGAACTCTCCCATTGCGGTAGACTTACCTGACTTGGCAAAGCCCATGAAAAGAACCATTTCACGCCGCGCCCACCCTTTTTGATAAAGCATTTTATCGAGTAGAGGTATACCTGTTGTGATGCTATTAGGCACGTAATCATCAGATGACTCATACTCACGCGCTTTGTAACGCTCACAGGATTCGGCGAGATAGTCATAAATACCGGTAGCTTCGTTAGAGCCGATTTGCTGCACTTTGGTCATTATCGCCATTGCGCCTTGAAAATCGCCCTTTTCCTTCATCTCAGCCGCCTTAATAAGCGCATCGTCAAATGCTACGCTTTTGGCGAAAGTTGCAACCTGATCCACCATGTACGCAGTGTCTGATAGTTTCTCAGCGAGGATGCGCTTAAAGGTCTCGACGACATCAGGGAACAATTCTTCACGGATCGTCTTATCACGTTTGGCACGTTTAAGCATATCCAGTATTGCCGACGACGATGGTGCGCTTTTATACATTCTGTAGTAGCCGGACACCATATTTACCAATATGGCGTTTGCTGCATTAGAAAACTGGTTTGGTGCAACCAGATCTCCGGCACGAGTCAAAAACTCATGATCGCGACAAAAATAGGCAGCAAGTCGATTCTGGAAATCGTCGTCGAACTCTTCAGATAACCCTCGTCCTGTGTGGCAAAGTTCGGTCATGTGCTTTCCTTCAATGTTTTAATAATTTGTTTTCTGATACTAAAAAATATTTACAGGGGATCAACGAGACGCCTTGCTTCTTCCAGCTCTTCTGGGAAATTGGCGAAGATCACTCGTTCAGGTACAAGCTCCATCAACCATACAGCGGAGAGGATAATCCGGACGCGTTTGTCTCTTGTGATGCCACGTAAGCGCTCCAGAACCCACTCAAAATAGTGTTCTTGTATAGGGTCATGCTGCATGTCTCCCATATGCTTAAAACTCACCAGTGAGTCATCCAGACGCGTCTCGTAACGTTTGGCTAGCTTCTTCTCAAATATCTCCACTAACTCAGGTTGCCAAAGATGTTGAGGGCGTGGCAATTTGTCCCACAAACGTCTTGCTGCCGCCGACAAAACAGTGGATATGAAATAGTCATATGAGCAACAGTATCTGTCCGCAAACTGGCGTGCCTTCCATAGAGAGGTTTTATTAGCCGTTGATAATTCCTGATACGGCAGTCGTTTAAGGCCAGTCGTAAAAACAGCCGTCTCAAAATGCTCTCGGCCGTGTGACAACATGATGTAGGAGTACTGACGCTTGTATGCTTCTGTAAAAAGACATGTGGCCATCAGCGGGTGCATATCGCGATAATCGAACCACTTCGTTTCATACAGATCAGCTTCATCTTTGCAGCGTGACAGTCCGATATTTTCGGCCACCCACTTGTCCATGACTACGGTGTTCCATTCGGTCATGAAGTCATACTGGTTGTTATCGATAGTGTTAAAGAAAATCTGACTCATGCGATCGCCTTGCTAGATAGGTAGCTACTTACTTATCATAATGGGCGAATCATAGCGACTGGAGATAGTTTTGGGAAGTAGAAACGAAAGGGTTTCGTCTGGGGTAGTGTCTAAAACAGACCTGCTTCCGTATATATTTATTAAGTTATTTATTATTTAATATACAGAAGCAGGTCTTTGAATTGTAGCGTCAGACTGTTTTTTTAGCCTTTTTTCATCAACTCGCGCTTAATCTCATCGGTACGCATCGTTACATCAGAAGCCGTAATCGCCTCGTTCAGCTTCACGATATCCTCGATCTCCTGCGGCGACTTCTCAGCCAGATGGAAAATGGCGGCACGAATCACATCAGAACGTGTGAACTTCTCGAAACGCGGGATAAACTTCATCATCTCCAGCAGTTCGAAATACTCGTCCTCCAGTGACATTGTGCGGCTTTTAATTTTTTCTTTCCCACGAGTCGGGCGGCCCTGTGGTCTGACTGGCTGGCGCATAGGTGTGTTGCTTTTAACCTGAACATCAGGTTCTTTGCGCTTAGCAAGGTCTCCCATTTTCATGGACATTATTTTTCCTCCAGACTCAATATGTAATCTACAAATTCTTCAAACTCGGCTTCCGCCTTTTTGTCGCGCTCAGAACCGGTCATTTCAAAAATCGAACGACCAGCCTCTTCTGCATCATCATAAACGTTACGGTTGTAAAGATTGACAGGTGCAGACTCTATACCGAATGTCTCAACAATATCTTTAGCGGCAAGAATACGAGATGCCTGTGAAGGCAGTGATGGGCATTGGTTAATCACTGCTCGAATCTTCACTTTTTCGTTTACGTTCCTAACGTTATCTATAATCGGGTCAATATCACGAAGAGATTTCAGATCACGACGTTTAGGACGCAGCGGAATGATGATGAAGTCTGCCAATAGCATCACCTGGCGCTGAATTTCTGAGTCGAAACCGCCAGCATCAACCACGACGTACTCAAAACGTCCTTTGAGTGATTTGATGTGCTTAACGATATCGTCCTGAACATAAGCGAAAGGAATGAGTTCAAGATCTTCATTCTGTCGCCTGTCTTCACACCAGCTGGTGGTGGTACGCTGAATATCAATATCTGTAATTTGGGTTTTCTTTTTCTTTTTAACTTTTAGGCATACAGCAATCTGCTGGGCAACGGTAGATTTTCCCGGCCCGCCTTTCGTACCGCCAACCACAATGATCCTGGTCATTGGATAGTTCCCTTTGCGTGAATTATTGTCGTTTGAAACAACTTGTTTTCTTATATGGGATATAGCCTAAATGTCTACGGCGACGGTGTAAAGGTTAATTGTCAGGTACTGCCGTTTGGCGGGAAGCCCCATCCGGGGCTTGTTCATTTGGTTGACGAGGCTCCATATTGCCAGTGACATAACCGCTCTCCAAGCGTGTTATGTATGAGTATTTCGCGTTCAGTTTGTTCGGTCATACTGTCATCACGACTAATGTAGATAGGGTTTGCTCCATCGCAAAAAAGAACCCCGACCGTTTGAGGCCTAATCACGCATCCACTTATCGCGAAGCTCATGACGAACGGCAGAAGCATCCTTACGCCGTATTTCGTTGATAGTCTCATTTTTCTCATCCACGGTATTCTGTAGTCGCCTGTTATCTTCTCGTCTGGCCTTTTCTTCAAGTGCTTGTCGAGCCGCTCTCCCACCCAATGAATATGCCCCGACAAGCACTAAAAGAACGGCAGCCAACGTCATCAGACCACTTTTAATCTGTGAAAATAGGCTGCCAGTAAGCATCAGACTATCCCCTGTTGATGTTTACGAACCTGAGACCACGCGATAAAGCCGGCCACCACGATAGTTGCAATACCGAAAATAATGCGGATCGTATCACCGCTGGTGATATGCCCTTGCGCTTTATCCATCGCGACAGATACTTGCGGCATCACGTCGGCAAGTTGTGCCAATCCGATACCAGCAGTAACAGTCGCCCCCGCTGTCTCTTTAGTAACAGGGACTGATTTAACGGATTTAACAGGCTTTACTATGCCGGCGCGACGAAGTCCTTCCTCGATTACTTCGGATGCGTACCATGTATTTGGAGTTTTAAGAGGGCCGCGACCATTCTCATGTCGAATAATGGCTTCAAGCAGCGGTCTGATGGTGTCGTAGTTGTGAAGATCTATCGTCATATCAGGGGAAACACCAACAGCTTTTGCTACTTCGTTAATATATGCCGTAGTGTTGTTCTCATGTGGTGGTGCCCATCGCTCAATGACTTCGCGGATAGTATCGATACTGGAGCCATCCTTTGCGCGGCGTTTATCATGATAAGTAATGAGCGTAACTGCCAATGCTCTAATGCCCCAAACGGGATCTTTGAATGTGCAGAAACGTGGTTCGGAAGGGTTATTAGTTAAGCCTTGCCACGGCGATCCCTTATCAAGATTACCTGGGTTATTGTTTCTAATGCCTCTTGGAGTTTTCATCCATGATCTCCTTTTATTTCATTCCACTTTTTACGCCATAGGCGGCGAGACCCAAAATTAGTGCTGTGATCAGAATTGACGTAACCTTTGAGACAATACCTCCAAAAAAACCACTGGAAATGGTGTCTAGCCTATTCAGAAGTTTGTCTAAATTTGAGTGTTGAATGCTGTGTTGCGCAGCGGTCATATCGCCAAAATAGGTTTTGAGCTGATCATTTACCTCTTGGCCAATTTCATCCCTTAATTCCTTACCTAACTTGCCAACGACCTCTCTCGCAACGATAGCGGCAATACGCTCCACCTGTTCTGGCGTAACACCTGCCATCTCGTTCGACATTAATTCCTCCATGAAAAGTCAAACAGATAGATGGATAGTTTATACCACATTTATATAGTAAGTACTAACCTACTTATATTGTGATTTTGTTGATGCAGGGAATTTTCTATAAAGGGTAGATAACCCAACGTCATATATAAGAGCTACACGTTTGCGCGATTCCCCGGCTGCAATCAAACGTCCTGCCTGCTCCCATTGTGCCTGAGTGAGTTTTGGACGTCTGCCACCTATACGCCCTTGCGCTCTCGCAGCCGCAAGTCCGGCATTCGTTCTTTCCACAATCAATTCTCTCTCCATTTCGGCGAGTGCGCCCATGACATGAAAGAAGAAACGCCCCATTGGTGTACTGGTATCAATGGAATCGGTCAGGCTGCGGAAATTAATGCCGCGTTCGCGCAATTCTTCTACCAGAACGACCAGATGACGCATACTGCGCCCCAGACGATCGAGCTTCCATACAACCAGTGTGTCCCCTTCTGATAACGTCCTGAGTAACTTTTTCAGTCCGGGCCTTTCGGATTTCGTTCCGCTTATTTTGTCTTCAAAAATCAGTTCACATCCTGCGCAATTTAGCGCATTTCGCTGTAAATCGGTGTTCTGGTCATTTGTTGACACCCGCACATAGCCAATTTGCATGATAAGCACCCCGCAAAAGGCCGAGATCATGCCATCTACACTATATTTCTGCATTTTCAGAAACGTTGGTTTGCGAGAAACCATAAATCGTGCCGGTGATGCGCTACAAAAATCGCAGAACGGCGCTGATATTCCTGACAAGACTTTGTTTGCACGCCGTATTGCCGCAGCGCTGGCCTACAGCTCAGGGATCAGCATTGGTGGAGACAGCAATCCCTGGACGACAGCCGAGTTTATTACCTGGCTGGAAAATCATGGGGCGTTTAATCATCCCTACTGGATATGTAAAGGGTCGTGGTCTTACGCAGACAATAAGGTCATCACTGACACTGGCTGCGGAAATATCTGTCTCGCTGGCGCTGTTGTGGAGGTTATGGGGAATGGCGGTGCGATTACCATTCGGGTGACAACGCCCACCACAACGTCAGGTGGTGGAGTTGCCAGCGCTCAGTTTATCTATATCAATCACGGTGATGGATATGCTCCGGGATGGCGACGTGATTACAACACCGTAAATAAGCCATCAGCTGGCGAAATGGGGGCACTTTCAGTTAATGGCGGTCGCATTAACGGTGCGTTGGGTATCGGTACGGATAATGCGCTGGGCGGGAGTTCGATTGTATTTGGTGACAATGATACGGGAATTAAACAGAACGGCGACGGGGTACTGGATGTTTATGCCAATAACGCTCTTGTGGCTCGTTTACAGCCGGGGAAATTATATGTTGTGGGTGATGTGCTCGCAGGTGACGGTAAAAAACTATCACTGACCAGTGACAATAACTCCGTGCTGAATGCTAGATTTAATTTATGGGGCGATGCAAACAGGCCAACGGTTATTGAACTGGATGATGATCAGGGATGGCATTTGTACAGCCAGCGAAATCCTGACGGTTCAATTCGTTTTATGGTCAATGGCGAGATTTTCACTACCGGCTCGATTCATGCTGGGGCCAATACTATCTCCACTGATGGGAATATTTACGGTTCACTATGGGGTGGGTGGCTGAATGACTGGATTAATAACACCATTATCAATCGTTTTGTCCAGGATATCAGGCTTGGTGGAATTGAATATGCTCAGGCATGGAACGGACCTGGATACAACGACACACCAGGCTATGTCATCACAGGTGTCACGAACGGCAATAGCGATGAATTAATTGATGGGGTACACCGACGCCCGTTGCAAAAACTCATTGGCGGTGTCTGGTATAATGTTGCGAGTATTTAGATATGATGCATTTGAAAAATATTTCTGCGGGTAATCCAAAAACGCTGGAGCAATATCAGTTAACTAAACGCTCCGGCGTCATCTGGTTATACTCGGAAGACGGGAAAAACTGGTACGAAGAACAGAAAAACTTTGCGACTGATACACTGAAAATAGCCTATGACCAGAACGGTGTTATTGTGAACATCAGCAAAGATGTTTCGACAATAAATCCCACTGGTTTGAGCGTTGTTGAATTGCCTGACATCACAGCAAACCGACGCGCTGATATATATGGTGGATGGATGTTTGACGGTAAGCAGGTAATTAAGCGGATTTATACACCGGAAGAATTGCGCCAACAGGCCGAAGTGAAAAAAGTAAAACTGCTCGAAGAGGCTGAGAATGTTATTACGCCACTGGCGCGGGCGGTAAAATTGAACATCGCCACAGATGAAGAGATTAAACAACTGGAGGCATGGGAACTCTACAGCGTTCTGGTTAATCGGGTGGACACATCAAATCCTGACTGGCCGGAAAGACCAGCCAGTCAGTAGCCGTTACTGCGGTAATGCAGGCCACCTGATTGCTGTGAAGGTGGCCTCATCTTTCACATCGCTCAAATCCAGCGTTTTCAGCGCCCTGATATAGACCATCCATTTAGTCAGGCTTGTCCTATCGTCGTCGCTGATATCCCCTAACGCCAGTTCGGTTCGCCAGTCGGCAATGGTGCTGTTAGCTCCATCCAGTAGTTTCTGTCTGGTGGTTTCGGCCTTAGCCTGATAGTCAACGGGAACAGCAAGAACAGTGCCGTTCGAATATTTCCAGTCGCCATAGATATTAAATCCTGCAGGTAACTTGTTAACCTCAACAACTGAAAAACCAGCCGGATAAAGACGTGATACATCTTCTGATACGGAACGGATTACACCTTCAGAATCAATGCACAGCTTATATCTCTTGGTGAATTTGTTCAGCGATTCGTAGAAGTCCTGACCATCTTCACTACGAAAATACAGAAAGTTGTTATCGTAGTCCGGGTCATCAGGAATGTATCTGGTTACGTTTTTTAACTCCATTATATTTACCTCAATTATCCATTAATTGTACGCCATCCATTACCAACCCACATTTGCAGTGGTCGATACGCAAATGTCACACCGTATGCCGTTGTTGGGTCATGTCTGGCCTGTGTCAGGAAACACCCTGCGGGAGCCTCATTAGGTCCATATTCATCTACTTTACCAGGCCATACAGGAGCACCGCGCTGGATATTCTGTACGTAACGATTATCTGACTCACCTTTTGTATATACGTTTCCTGATGATAAATAACGGGCGTCAAAATTACCGTAATTATCCGGAATAACTTGTCCATTAACAACAAACTGAATACTGCCATCAGTATTTCGCTGGCTGTATAAATGCCATCCCTGGTCGTCGCCAAGTTCAATAACTGTGGGGCGGTTTCCTCCGTCGCCCCACAAATTAAACCCGGCATTTAGTGCTGAATTATTAGTACTCGTCAGTAACAGTTTTTTTCCGTTGCCTGCGCGAATAGCTCCCAGAACTATCATTTCACCGGGAGCGACACGAACTGTGTGCTGGTTATTCGCGAATATATCCAGTATCCCGTCACCATTCTGTTTAAGCCCGGTATCGTTATCACCGAGCACAATAGAATTACCGCCAAGCGCATTATCAGTACCAATACCTAACGAACCGTTAAGCCGTCCTCCATTAACTGACAGTGCCCCAACTTCACTGGCTGTAGGTTTCATCATGCTGTTAAACAGTGTATATGTCTGACCGTTCGTAGCGTTGGTCGGCTTTGTTTCTGAATATTCAGGAGCACTATACAGTGTGACATTTGCATTACTGGTATAATCGCATTGTGCAATTAAACTGTAGGCGTACTGGTTAATACTGACGTAAACGTCGTAATTGTCGCCTGATGTGTTAATCCAGGCACATTCCAGAACACCGTTAGGTGAACGTCTCCATAATGTGGCAGTAATCCCGACCGGGGAGCCATTACCGGCACGCAGCACCAGTTCACTGATTGCCGCCTGCTCAAATGAACCAACGTTAAACCCAGACCCACCGTACAATTTAATCACCGCAGTTGATGTGGCTTGTGGCATGAAGACCGTGGCAATTTTAAACCATCCCGATTCACCAAATGTAACGCTGGTAGAGGTTACAGCGCCGATAGTTCTAGCAAATTGTTTTTTGTCAGGAATATCAGCGCCATTCTGGTCTTTTTGCAGGGCGCCAGCTGCGCGATTTATGGTTTCTCGTAAACCAACGTATTCGATAAGACCATCCACGCTCTTTCCTGACAGCGCCGTCAGGGTTTCGTCCAGCGGCTGCTTGCCCGCCAGTTTATTCAGTACCGTGGTGGCAAAATTAGGATCGTTACCCAGCGCGTCAGCCAGTTCTTTCAGCGTGTCCAGCGCTTCCGGCGCAGAACCAACCAACTGTGCCACTTTCGCAGCCACAAACGCTGCCGTGGCAATTTCAATACCTGCAGCTGTGGTTTCCGGCGTTGGTGCCGTTGGCGTACCGGTCAGTGCCGGACTGTCCAGCGGGGCTTTGGTTTGCGTCTCGCTCATGACTGCTTTGATCGCCTTTGGCGTGGCTGCCAGCGTTTCGCTGTCACTGTCCGTGGCACTGCTTAACTGGACAATACCTTTTTGAGATGTGGTGCCATCCTTGATATCAAGGCTCCCGGCAAAAGCAGCCGCCTCGTCTCTAAATTGTTTGGCATCAAAAGCTGATTCTCTAGCACTTGTACTTGCTGTTGTCGCTTTTTCCACTTCGCCTTGAATTGAGGCAGTGATCTGTGCTGATGTCTGAGAGGCCGCTTTGTTTGCTGCGTTATTAGCAGCGTCTTTGGCTTCTTCGCTGTATTGACGAGTAGTGTCACGAGCAGCAATAACCTCGTCTCTAAATCCGGAAATTTCAGATTTGCTAGTGTCCACATCCAGCTTCAACTGGTGCGCATCTGCCGCACTTTTTGCCGCACTGGTAGCGTGGCCACTTGCAATTTCTTTTGACGTGCTTGCTTCGGCCGCGTTTTCAGCCGATGCTGTTTCAGAAGTTGCAGCAGCCTCTTTGGCGCTATTTGCAGCTTCGGCATATTTTTTTGCATCAGCAGCGTCATTTGCAGAAGATAACGCGCTTAATGCCGCAGCTTCTTTACTTTCAGATGCTCTAGCTTCTAAATCTGCCGATTTGGTTTCTGACGTTTTTGCGGCAGTAGCGCTGGCCTCCGACAATGCAGCATTTTCTGCCGATTTTGTTTCTGATTCCTTTGCGGCTAAAGCGCTAATTTCTGCTGCGCTTTTATTTTCTGCCGATAAAGCCGCACTTTGAGAAGACTCATCAGCTTTGGTCGACGCGACGGAAGAATATTGGGAAGCTGATGCAGCACTTGCGGCAGCTTCTTTAGCCTTATCACCAGCAGCGTTAATTGCATCAGTATTATCTGCATACCATTTCAGAGCAGCATTATGTTCATTAACGATTTGAAGAAGCGATTTAACAGCTAATTCCGTACCATCCTCTCGTTCAATTAAGACTTCATCTACAGCCGTAAGCCAGCTGCGCATCGCCTTAGAATCAGTTGACATACGAGTCATTAACGCAGTAAACCGCGCGCTAAACTGCGTTAAATCACCTTCATAAGTCGTGATAATGCGACAAGGCACATTTGTCTGAGTTTCGCCTGTGTACTCCTCAGCAAGAGTAAGACTGGTGTCACTGTGTACACGTTTAATTTCGTACAATTTGTTGTCAGGCCCAATAACGATCATGCCCGGAAGCACGCCATTAGAGGTAACGTTCCAGAACGTATCTTTTCCGGTTAACGCACTACTTCCATTTGTAAATGTTACAGTACCTTCCCTGTACCACATAAGTTCTCCTTAGTTTGATGGGCATCCATGCCCATCATAAGTAACTACATATCTATTTTGTCTTATTCGAAAAAACATTTCTACAATGAAATTTCCAACCACATAGAGATAATTCTACTTTTCACACAGAAGACACCCATCAACTCACGATGAACCCTGACGGGGAGGATTTAGTTGTCGTGATCTGAATTCCACTTGTGATATAACCTGCCGCGGTGTTCTGAACTGCAACTTCAATCCTAAATGTAAATCTTATATCACCACCTCCAGAATACATCTGCTTAAAGTAACTGAATGGGTGGGAATCACCTGGATTTAATACATCCTGTGTTACGTAACCAGAAGTTACAACCTCTACACTTTTCCTGAAAATCTCACCGCCATTAACAGAAACGATTAATGTACAAAGAGACCATGCGCCATTTCTACCACTTCCCTCATACACAACACCTGAATAGAAGACTGGTGGGATAGTTATATGGCGCTCAAATGTCTGATCATCAAGCACCGTCACCGTCCTTTCTGTGGCATATCGTTTGTCACCTATCTGCTGCAACGCAGGGAACGTTACATTGTGAATCTTGACGATATCACCAATTATTCTTTCCGCTCTTAACGTTCCGTTGATGGTACAAGTATCAGCAATAGTAACGTTGTTTAACGTTCCTGAGTTTGCGTCAATGTTTCCCCTGAATTTGCCATTATTAAATTCAGGAGTTCCATCTTTACGAATACACCAACCTGATACACCTGCAACATAGTCGTAGGACTGAATTACATTTCCAATTTTTGCATCAGAAATCGTACCGTCCTTAATCCAGGCGCCATTCATATAGGCTATACCGTTTTCAATAACGAAAGGTGTTGTGACAGTTCCATTGACAGAGTTAACCAACCCAAAGCGATCGGCTTGTACAAGGAACTGAGAAAGACCAGTGCTATCAATACCTAACGCGATACCTGCAACATACGTCTGGCCGCCAGCCGATGACGTTTCCATTTTTAGTGTCCAGGCAGCTGACACCTTTTTATTCGTGTCAGCAATAGCCTGAGCCTGTTCCTGGATTACCGCAGAATTACCATCAACCTCAGCTTTGATGGTGTCAACTCGTTTACCAATGGCATTATCAGCCTCCGCTCTAGCGGTAGATTCTGACGTTATTGCCGCACTGATATCTTTCCCTGTTTGAGCCTGCAGATTGCTAATTTGGCCTGCAAGAGCGGAGTCCGAGTCTGTACGAGCTTTAGTTTCGGTTGCCACAGCTGCTTTTATGTCTTCGGCAGTTTGGGCTTTAAGTGTGCTGATTTGGCTTGCCAGCGCACTATCTGCATCCGTTCTTGCTAGCGTCTCGCCAGCGACAGCCGCCTTAATATTTTCTCCTGTCTGCGTTTGCAAATTGACAATCTGGCGTGCAAGTGATTCGTCAGCTGTTACTCTCGCCTCTTGCTCGGCAACAATAGAGGCGGCAATATCATCGTTTAACTTGGCTTCCAGTTTACTTATATTGGTTGCCAAAGCCTTATCAGCTTCGACACGAGCAGTTGTTTCTTCAGTAATAGATGCCTTAATGTCCTCACCTATTTCGGCGCGAATTTCCTCTACTTTCGTTGCCATCGCAGTCATATCATCTGCAAAGGCCTTTTGAGTAGTGGCAATTTTCGCATTGTTAAACATCTGCTTATGCTGATCTTCATCTTGTCGTAATGCCAGATCAATGTTTGTCTTAGCTAATGCCTCGATATTTGTTGTAACTTCGGAGCTAGCACGATCGATTTCAGCGACAGTCTTTTTCATCTCTTCAACGGCAGCAACGCTGTCGTCTACTGATGACTTTATTGCCTCGATCTGCTTCGCATTTGCCTTATCTCCTTCTACGCGAGCTTCTTTTTCTTCCGCTACGAGAGCTGATGCATTATCTATGGCAGCCTGGGCTGCATCTACCGCTCCTGCAATTGCTTTATCCTGCTCGGATACTTTATCTTCCAGCTTAACGATGGCTGCATTTGTACTACCTAATTGCTCTAACGCGTCGTTTACCTTATTGACTGTGCCGTCAATTTCGGATTTAAGTTCCGTTTGGGCTGACTCAAGTTTATTATTCGTATTAGTAAGCTTGTCATCCAGTTCATTTAGACTCCCCTCCATCTCCTCATAAATTTTATTTACTGCATCTTGAGACGCTTTCGAATTTATATCTTCCAGCAGCTCCTGACCTAGTTCCGAAGACGTGATCTTATCTTTCAAGAATGAAAGAATATCTCTCGTCAACGCCTCAGTACCCAAGTTTGAGTTAGGAGGACTAAGCATTCCGCGTTTGTTTGCTGCTTTAACCCAATAGAACCAAGTCTCACTATCACCGAGACCAGAATGGGTAAATGTTGTGCTGGCGGCTTCTGCAATTAGTGTTGCCGAATCTAAATCGTTTGTTCTTGATGCGTAAACATTGATGTGATCAAGATCAATTGAATCTGGATTAACCCAATTGAGAACAACGTTACGATAGTCTCCGACTGCTGTGAGAGACGTAGGCGCACCTGGAGGCGTCATCGTTCCAAGAACTTTATATACAGTACTGATTATTTCCGTTTTCTTACCGCTGAACGATACCGCGTAGAGCTGGATGTCGTACTGCCCATTCTCAGCGATATTTTCGATCTCATACTGTTCTTCATTAACGCGTGCAGACTGCCAGTTGGAGACATTATTTTCATCAGATCGGCGCCAACTTATCCAGTATTCAGCAGACTTTCCTTCCCATGTAGCAATCAGTTTTATCGACAGATTACCAGGGCTTGAAATATATGTTCCCTCAGTAACCTGCAGATTTGTAGGCTTTGAGTACGTTGGATCAAGCACTGTAGTGTTTTGAGGAATCAACGTAGCGCCATTATCAATGGCTTGGTACTTTGAAGGATTGTTTTGTACTACCGTGACATCGAAAGAGCCTTGTGTATCACCCTGGGCCACATTAATCACACGTACACGCATTGGCTCAAGATCAGGTTCGTTGATCATCCATACGCCATTTAAAACCGGTGTTTCTCCCTGCAAAAGAGGTTTAGTGAACGTTACTTTGGAGATATTTTCACCGGTCTCCAGGATGTCTCGCTCAACTAATTTACCTTTTTCATTCATTATGCGAATGAAGCTATTACTCTTTTTCAGAGATACAGGTGCGTCTAGTGTGATGCTGTTCTGCGTAAACGCCATGATACGACCTGAATTTCTCTTACCTGATCGATACTTATTTTGAATAAGTACCGTTTCACCAGGCATTAAAAATGCCGCATCAAGACCTGCTGTAAATGTTATTACATCAGACTCCATCCTTGCCGTATACAGTAACCAAAGCCCTACGCGATGCGCCTGCCCACGGCTTGTGCATCCGAATGCGACAACTTCAGTTTTACGTTCACCGTAGCGTCGCATTGCTTCCTGATCTTCTACATACTCAATGTTCTGTTTATAGCCGTCATCCTTGTTGTTGTAGGTTACAAGCGCTACTGATGGGCGATCTTTTCGAGAAGAACCCTTATGAGTAAACATGCCATCTTTAACGTTTGCATTGGTGAATAACATCACAGGATCTGATGGACTATCCTGCATAACATTAATCATGCCACCAGCCCAAAAGACCATTCCTCTAAATGCGCCGGCAATATCCTGAATGAGACGATACGCATCCTGACGACTGGTTATCTGGGTATTAATAGCAAATCTCTTTTCTTTTCCGCCAAACCCATCGTCTACTTCTTCATCACAATATCGACCTATCTGGTACAGTTGCCCCAAATCTATCATCGACTCACTAACAAACTTACCCAATCCATATCGAGGGTTAGTCAAAACGTCAAAAAGGATCCATGCAGGGTTCGATGAAGAGATAAGCTTGAACGTACCATCCCAAACACCAACATAAGAGTTTGCACTCTCATTGTAGTTAGACGGTACACGGATTTTCATTCCGCGAACCAAATAAGAACGTGATGGCATATTGCCACCGAACTGTTCAGAGTTGACCTTTAGTCCAACCAATACAGAGTTTGGGTAGTTCATTGGCGTATCGACAATCTCGCCGATTGAATCAACCCATGTATCGTTATAAAGATATTGCGATGAACTATCGTCGGTGAGGCGAATTACACGTATTTTGTATGCGCGACCAGGCTTTGGAAGCTTAAATTCATAGCTACGGTAATAAACACCTGTCTTTTTGGCCGACAGTGAAATAATGATATCGTTTTCACCTTCTGCCACGACATCCTGAAAAGTTGAATCTCCATTAGCAATCTGAAATTTGTACTGAACCGTCGTGCCGTTCGTATCACCAGACTTTTGATCGATACTTCTGAGTGACGGGTATTTAAGAATGACTCTCACACGATCGGCTTCGTCGTTATCAACAGCAACGGTGACATCATGTGTTTTTTTCAGTTGTATATTGACAGACTTAGGCGTTTCGACGAAATCGAAACCAGTCATTGGAGACTGATCTTGCGAACCGTCGCGGAAATCCCATGTTATACCGCTATAGTTCGTCGAACCATCACCGTTCATAATTGGCAAATCGTCGATGAATATCGACTTTGCACCATCTACAAGACCACCAATAACGCCCTCACCGAGTAAATCGAGAATAGACGCCATAGCGCGCGAGTTGACGGTATCATCTGCCTCAACCGGAGTACGACTTGAGCCACTGCTTTTTTTGCCGCCAGCCCCTGCAATCAGAAGCGGTAGTTTTTTCTTCTTGAACTGTTCCATGTTCAAAAAATCCTTTTACATCAGTTGATCGATCGTGATGGAAGAACTCACCACCTGAGAGCCGACCAAGATTTCCTCTCCATAAATAAGCTGTACAGGGTTTCCCTGGTTGGTTGTATTTTGTGGGCCGTCGAAGTAATAGGAATCCTTGTTATCCGCCTGGCGAACAGATTTGTTCGCCGCTTGAGGTGATATAAGCTGCGCTACACCACCCATCATTAAAGACAACCCAAGCGGGGCAAGTGCAGGAACTCCGAAAAAAGAGGCAACCATTAACGCAGCCCCTACGACTGTCTGAAACCAGCCAAACGCTTTTCCACCGCTTCCACGCGGAACTGGTGTTATGCGGATCTTCGCAATGTTGTTAGACCGCCCCATCATTTGGTATTCATTCTCGTCAAGCGACCATTTTTGCCCCTGCTTATTGGTGATCTGGATGTGGTACTTGTCGTAGGTTTTGATGTTGCGCTTCATCCAGGCTTTAAAACCCGGACGATTGGCTTCAATTAAATCCAAAGCCTGCTTTGCATTGCTCACCTTTAGATGCCAATGGCGGCCGAAATGTTTGGCCATAGGTCCGCCAAGTTGTACATGTACTAACTCAGACACGTCTCATCTCCCTTGAGTAAATCCTTGTGACGCAGGTGATGGGTAGTGTGTTTCTGGTACATACCACCGTAATAAGCACGACAACTAAGACGGTCGATTTGGTGATGCAAGATCATGTCGTCACCGATATACACCGCACAGTGGTCAGGCATTTTTCCGTACTGAATGAAAAAGATGTCACCGCGCTGTGGCTCAGTTCCAGGCGCCAGACGTACAAGACCTTCGTTACGATAGTTTTGATCTAAAATGTCGTTATCACCCGTATACCATGACGGTATATGCAGATGGGCATTTGGATTAAGCTCGACATTGAATTCGCGTTTGAGGTAGTCACGACACAACATCCAGCAATCGAAAACGCCAAACACATATGGGCGGCCGAGATAAGGCATTTCGAAGCCATCAGGGGTGATTACATTCATCTCGCTAAAATGAAAATTGGCGTTCCCATCCACATTTTTTCGAATAGCGAGAATCATCCACGGAACCTCCGTAGCTTCGCATCCAGCGCGATCAGCATCAGATGCGTCTGCTGGCTCATCAGTATGTGAATGCCAGATAGCCACCACCTCTCCCGCGTCTTCTGCTGCCATAATGTCATCGACATGCATGACGAAAGTATTTTGCGGGTTCTCAGACACATTACGCGCTTCCATAAAGCGATATTTATCGCCATTAGTGCGCACCAGAAAGCCACATGCTTCGTTAGGATAACGATTGATGGCGCAGAGATAGATTTGTTCCATTACGCTAGAACCAAGCTCAGATAATGATTTAAGACCCATAACGCGTTGCTCCAATAAATCCGCCAAAGTGAATTACGCCATTGGCAAAGAAATTGCGGCGTGCATTACAAGAGTCATATCTCTTTGTGCAGTAATCATCTCCGGCCATAGTTGTTTGCTGGTTATTTTTGTCGAAATATGGCCCTGTATACCCACATTCTGGGCCTCGATATTTCCACGGACAGGTATTTTTAATGATCTGTCTGTTTGGAAGTTGTACTCCCATCAGATCAAACACACTAGACAACTCGAACTCAACAACCTCATTATTTTCAATAGTTTTCTGTTCAACAAACCACATTTCGTCGGGAAAGTGTTGATTTGGATCGGCGGTTGGGTTGCCATCTTTGAAATTTACCGCATCCAGAAATCGCGCAAGCGTCTGGCGACGTGTGACCTTACAGCCAACTAAGTCATCATTAGCCTGCACTTCGGCAGATACAGTCCCTTCAAAGTTAGAGATTTGAATTTTTGGACGTGGCAATTTCCCTTGCCCAGTTTTATCAAAGCCTGACGCTTTAACTGGCCACGGTTCGTATGTTACGCCTTGCCAAACTACTGGTTCGTTCAGTTTGTTTGTGCCGGCATGAAAGTAAAGCTTTCCCCCAGAAGTTGTGTTCGTCATATCAAGCTCGAACAACTCAATGAGTGCGGAGGGCGATAAGCTTTGAATATCAGCTCTAATACCCATATTTCATCCTTGAAGTTACGTGCGCCAACCTCCTGTTAGCGCACCACCATAATAATAGATAAGCACATACTTATCTATAGGCGCAAATTAAGCCTCAAAAATTTGTCTGAAAGTAGCGGTAAGAATCAGATGTCCTTGATAGCGTTTTATCGAATGGCTATCACACACAACAACCATTTGCTTGCCCCGCGGATTAGTCCAATAAAAAGACTCTATCGCCGCGCGTTCTGTTAGGAAATCATCTACTGCATTAATAACTTCATGGGAACGAGTAAATGCCAATGACCACTCTTCTTTTATACGATTAAGTCCTTTCCCCTGACGTTGTTCGTAATCATCACCAAAATTTAATACTGATACACTCGGCTTTACCGTTTTCTCCGACTCATAGTCCGGATACCAATTAAATGTCTTTCTTTCCATGACTCATCCCTGAAATGTCGCCCTAATGGACGACATTTATTAGTTACGATTTGTGTTTGGGTTTAGTGAACCGCCACTACGCTTCTCTTCCGCAATTGTATCAAGGACAATGGCTTTAATCTGTCTTGCTGCGCCCCCCCATCTGGCTTCATCCATGCCACTCTCACTTGAACTTCCGTCACTATTAACATTAATCGCAATACTAACAGGCGAAAAAACAGATCCTTTTCCTGCACCACCTGTATTTAGTGTTACAGGAATAGAGCGACCATCAGGTAAGGGGACAAAAGCTTCGTTCATATCGCCTTCACCGTAGATTGCCAACTGTGGGGAATCAGCAATTCCGCCTTTCCTGTACGCTCGCAATGGAATCACTCCGTCTTTACCGAAGATGCCGCCATTAGCGAACTTAGGAATGTTAGGGATACCGCTGGTTCCATCAGCAGCAGAACCGGTTAGGTTGTTGAAGCCAGAAGTCGATCCAGAAGAACCTGACAGTAGATTATCAAACCCACCACCAGCCCAGGCTGATACCAATCCGGAAGCTACGGTTGCGCCAAAACTTAACCACTTATTGCCAGAACCAGAGGCACTAGCGCCAAGCATGGCAAACGAGGCAGAAAGAGCACCAGCCACCGAGCTAAGATTCTGCATGGAGAAGATGGAAGTTTTGACAGCTTTGGTTTCTGCGTCTTTGGCTTCTGTGCTACTGAACAACCCAGACACCCAACTGCCGATCGCGTTATTCGCTGAACCGATCGCATTAGTCGTCTGCTGTGTGGTCTGCCCCAAGCCAGATACCGAGCTGGATGTCTCTTTCGTCGCTTCACCTACAGACTTGTCACCATTAACCGTATTCATGCGGACGCCCTGGTTTGAGACTGCCGATGCAACACCTGTTAACAAATTGCCACTTTGAGAATTTCCAGCGGCCGTCGTCCCCATACCCAGCATATTCATTAGCGGCAACGTGATCTGAGTCTTCACAACCATGTTGGTAATGTCACGGAGAATAGACTCAGCCAAGCTGGAGAAATCCATCTTCCCCTTCATTACGAAGTCTGTAAGTGTATCTGTCAGGGTGCTAAACAGGTTGCTCCAGCTGCTTTCTACCTGATCGGCCAGATTTTCGTACTCCAGTGCCAGCTTCTGCGTAGCTGTACCTGTTTCTTTGATGAGAGCAGTGTTGCCAGCCTCAACGAGTTGATTAATCTGCTTGGTGTATTGCTCGATTTGGTCCTTTGACGCTGTTCCAGACTTGATTGCGGTTTCGCGCAGATCTTTTAGAGCCTTGAGATTACGATTGTAGGTGTCGTTGAAATCGACCACCTTCTCTTCACGAGACTTCGTATCCCCCTCACTAATGATGGAGTTGGACTCGGGCGCCCACGTGGAGATCATCTGCTCGACATTACGACGGTTGAACATCTCACGATATTCATCGCTTGCGTTCGCCAAATCAGCCAAACGAGATTTCGCTTTGTCGATCATCTCCTGAGTAATGAACTCGTTAGGAATGGCGTTAGCCAAATCGGTTAGTGATTTGGTTGTATTACGAAGAGACTGATCAAACGATACGGTAGCTTTTGAGCTTTCCCCCATCTGCCCCATAAGCTGATCAGATTTATCCAGAGCTTTCTGATAGCTGGCTGCCAGCTTACGTTGCGCACTCTCTTCCTTATTCGCGGCACGCTGAGAGGCGTTGGCTGTGCGCAGTCCAGCTTTTTCCGCTGCTGCGGCGTCCTGCTCACGCGCTTTGGTCAGTGCGGCGATCGCGGCTGCACGTTCCTCGTCGCTCATTTTCTCCAGAGAGCTGGCGCTGGAGGCTTTCTGCAGGTTCAGCTGGGTTTTGAGCTGTTTCGGCCCGATGATAGGCTTGCCTTCGAAGTCCAGCATTGCCGTACCGTCTGGCAGTGTGCGCTGATAGGTCGCGGAGTCCATCTGGTTCCGCATATACTGCGCCAGAGCTTTCTGAGCCGCCTTATCGGTCGTTCCCAACCCCAGAACGGTTCCCTGGTTGGACATTATGCCCTTACCGGTTTTCGCCGCGCTATCACGCTCGAACTCCGCCTGAGTAAGCTCCTGAGCAACAGCTTCAAGATGCTCCTGATACCCACGGATGCTGCCTTGCAGCTTCTGAACCTGCTCGGTGTTCCCCTCTTTCTTCGCTTTCTCCAGCATGTCGCTGAAGTGGGCAATTTGCTTCTCGGTGGCGTTTTTACGAGAAGACAGATCGTCGACCAGCTTCTGTGCAGGTTCCAGATATGACTTGTTCACCTTCTCGCGAAGTGGTGCGAGTAGCTTGTTCTTCTCGTCGTCCGAAAGCGATTTGTCGTCGTTGATTTTCTGGATCTTATCCAGAGCCTCCTGACGAGCTTTCACAAACGTTGCAGAGAAGTCCTGGTTATCTGCTCGGATTTTCTCAATCTGTGATTCAGCAGCCTCTTTTGCCAGACGTTTGGCCACCGCACCATCACCCAGCGCCATCGTGCCCGTGGTTTTTTCGTACTCTTCCTGATTTTTCTTCAGGCGAGCCTCAACAACCTCTTTGGACTCCTTCACGGCGACAGGGCCAGCTACTGTGGAGTAGTAGTTCACACTTTCGCCAGTTTTAAGCGCCTGCTGGTCTCGCTGGATCTGCTTTTCAAGCTCGGCTGCACGCGCTGCCATCTGCGCACGCTTGGCCGTCGTCATCGACTCGGGGATTTTTCGGATCTCGTCCACGACTTTGGACGTTTCACTGCGGAGCATGGTCATATACGTGATAAGACCGGCTACAGCCACAGTAGCTACGGTGAACGCTGCACCAATGGGGTTTGCTACAATGAACGCGGTTAGCCCAGCAAACGCGCCCTGAAGCCCCGTAATCGCGCCACGGATAGCGAAGATCAGCGATGGAATTGGAGCCAGCCCCATACGAGCCGCGCGATTAAAGCGGGTGACAGCTGTAGCACCCAGATTGAACGGAGCCTGGAGAACGGTCGACATCTTGGTAAATGTGTTAACCATTTGCCCGGCAGTACCAATCACTCCCATAATGCCTGCACGCATAAGTTTGAATGCCACCATAGCGGCGACAATCTTACCCAAGTTGATAATCAGCTCTTGGTTTTTAGCCAGCCATTGCGCCAACTCACGTAAGCCATCAATAGCTGTAGAAAGTCCGGAACCCAACGAGTTAGCAAACGAAATGCCTTCAGCGCTGTTCATGATGGAGGCCAGCTCTTTCATCCCCTTTGAGAGAGAATCCAGATAGCCCGCCTGACCGACGCGATCGGCAAACAGCGTAAAGGAAGTTTGCAGTTGCGCCAGTGCACCTGTGTAGGTCTGCATCATGTCTTTGGCCGCGTTTTCATTTTCTGCACGCAAACCAACAAACATAAGCGAAAGAGCCTGCTTCGCTTCAACAGTACCGCTTGAGACAGCTTTAGTAAGCTGTCCCATTGTTATACCTGCAGCATCAGCCATAGCTTTCATAGCGTTAGGAACAGCTTCGCCTAATTGTTGACGCAGCTCTTCCATCGACACAACGCCTTTACCAGACATCTGTTGGATAGCAATGGCGGCTCGTTTTAACAACTCACTATCACCACCAAAACGAGCTACTGAATCAACCAATGCCTTCAACGAACCATCTGTAGGGTCTAAACCAGCAGATCGAAACTTCACAAATGAATCGGTCAATGCTTGCATCGCAAACGGCGCATTCTGGGCCATGTTAACAATGTATTGCATGTCTTCGGCCGCAGCTTTGCCAGGGTTGTTTTTTTCCTTATTCAATCCACGCAGCATGACACGCATTCGCTGCATTTCGGCAGCCGCATCAATTATAGGTTTCTGCCATCCAAACAGGATGTCAGTTACCGTTCTGGCAGCGTCGCCTATTTCCCCAAGAAGAAAAATGTTACCCCGGAGACCAGTGAACACACCACCTTCAGCACCACGCCCACCGTGTCCATAGGAGCCGCTCCGCCGACCGCCACTGTTACCACCACCGTCGCCGTAAAAACTACTACGTACACGTACCGGTTTACTAATCAGATGCTGGCGATCGATAACTGCGTCCATCTGATCACGAACTTTTTTCAGCCCATCAGCAGCCTGGTTGGTTGTTACTCCCCAATTACTTAGTCGCTTAGTCGTGGAGTTCAGACGCGTATTCATGCCACTGACGGACGTAGAGACCTCTTTAACTTCCGTACCGAAATGTCTGGCGCTCTTGCTCGCGAACGTAGCCCAATCAGAAAACTCATTAAGTTCTGACTGAACCTTACGAAGCGATGTAGTTAACTTATTGACAGATGAGGTTGTTGTGTCGACGCGCTCAATAAGAGTTTTTAACCCAGAATTGAGGCTTGTGAGATTGCTGCGCGCCCTACGCGAAGCATCGGAAACAAGCTCGAAGCCAGCAGCCACGTCCTGTAGCTTGTCTGCCGTTGCGTCGAGCTTGGATTCCAGAACGCCAATGATACGGGAGACCGAACCCAAAGAGCGTTCCAGACTGTTAATTTTCTGAGCAGGCTTTGTGGCCTTCTCACCGAATTTGGTAAGTAACTTACCCGCACGGTCAATTGACGCTGTAAACTTCTTGTCTTCCAGCGACAGGATAAACTCTACGTTTTGTGACATTCCCTTGTCATCCTTTGCCAAAAATTTGCATCAGTTGCTCTTTGGCGTCAGGGTCTGCCTTATCCTTACGTGGATCGTAGACTTTATCGGTAACGACCGGTCTTCCAATCCTGAGTTGCAAACCCTCCATGAACGCCTTAACGCCATCGCCATCTGCCTGGGCAGCGCGGGCGACTTGTAAGTTGCGGACATCCTCTTCCGCACGTAGACGGTCGATGTTGCGACTGAGCATCCAAAACATCGTGAGAGGGACGCCCAGCAGCTCTATTGGCGACACAGCATAGTGAGCAACTACACGACTGAAATAGAATCCGAGATCTATTGAGACGGTCTTTACCCCGGATTCATCGCGGGAAACTACTTTGCCTCTTCACCAGCCGCTTTTTCATTTTCTTCATCAATCACTTCCATAGCGAAGGTGAAGATTTGCTGGAGTTGTGGAACGGTAAGTTTCTCCAGCACAACATCAGGCACGGATGGGATCACCTTGCGTACAAGGTCAGCATAGGCAGTAACCTGCTCTACCGGTGACATGTTCTGAAGGTCTTTGCCTTCCATCTGTTTGATGGAAACAAATAAGCCAACAGTCATTTCAACAATAGGATATTCCTGACCGCCGAACTTAATGCTTTTCTTCGGAGGCAGAATAGAGTCGAGATCGAGTAATTTTGTCATTATTTAAATTCCTTTTTAGAAGCGAGGCTCTTCCTGAGCCTCTACTTAATTAACTGGCTGCGTTTACCGTTACAGCTTTTGTCGCTTTCTTACTGCCGCTATTGCTGGTAAAAGAGATATTCGCAGATCCTTCGGCTAGACCACGAACTAAACCAGTCTGATCTACGGTTGCTTTGTCTTCATTTTCTGACACCCATACCCCACTTTTATCGCCGGCATCAGCAGGGGTAATTTCCGCAGTCAGCTGTACCGTTTCTCCGACCTTAACCGCTGGTCTTTCTGGTGAAATAGATACAGCTTTAACCTGCTTTTGGCCGCTCATTTTCCCCAGAACACCGTTATCATCCGGATATGCGGTAAATTGAACGGAGAAAACGCGAACGTCATCAGACTGATAAGTCATGGTGAAGTTGCCAGCGGTTGCAGCTTTCGGGATGGTCAGCACGTAGTCGGTCGTATCCTGCGGGGTCAGAATCAACTCTTTTGCTACATCGATAAGATTCACGCCCTGGGCAGAAGTAATGGTCACAGAATTGTCTTCTTCGCTCATGGTTGAACCAGGCATAAGATCGACCATATTCTGCAACACAGACTCAGCCAGCGGTGCAGTAATTGTGATGTTACGACCCTGAACCAGTTCAGAGATGGTGGTCTGCCCCAACTGGTCTACAGTAACCTTCATAGTCTCCGTCGCAACTTCGACCTGAACGCCACCTTTGGTGTAACCCAGATCTACTCCACCAAACGACACCTTACAGGCGCCAAGTTTGATGTTTTTTACATGGGTATTGGACATTGTTGGAAAACTCCTTTTTCCGTTAAATTAGCACTTCCCGCGCCAAATATAAGTATATACTTACTTATTTTATCAATTCAACAAATACCCGGCAAATTCAACGGGTATACCTGACTCAATTAACGCACCTTCGTTTTTGGGATATGTGATCGGCATAGACATTGGTCTAATCAGACGGAAATAAACATTATCTGATACCGTTTCCTCTATAGGGAACATTTCCATAATTTTATTAGCCTTACTCACCGTCTTTGTTATCGTGGAGCTACGCACGATAATTGTAAAGGCGTCGTGGTAGAACCCCTTCAATTCATGATCAATTGATATCCCAGTATTTGGGTTAATTAACAACACGCCTGACTTTACACTTGACGGCATGTAATGGCAGAAAATATCTGTTCCTACAACACCTATTTTCGCCTTCTGTATGAGACTAGCAAATGCTTCAATAAACACATCAACCTCTCGTAAAACCGGCTTTCCTTGCTGCGACAGCGATCGTCTGCGCAAACTGTTTTTCACTTATCTGAGCAGCTCTTTCGAGGAACAAAGGCCCAACTCGCGGCTTCACTCCTGCTATTGGTGGATTGGTGACACTCTTCATACGAGAAAGATAACCAAGACGATATTTCCCCAACTCCATATATTCCGCATAGTCACCAACTTCAATTCCAGGGCGTCCTTCTCGCGACTTTGCCCCTGATACAGACAGCTCAATACGTAACCCTGAATACCCTTCTTTAATAATTCGGGCAAAAATGGCACTTTCCAACGAACCTGTCTCGATTGGAGCCATTGCACGCGCCAGACGTTCGACTAGTCTGGATAGTTTCTCCATATCGCGGATTAAATAGCGTTTGAAGGCTTTCTGACTGTTATTCAGTCTGTCACCAGCACGTTTGAACTGGTGCGCATCATACTTTAAACCCATATATTCGCTCCCACTTCAATATGTCCTGGGCGCCCACGCAGCCCCCAGCGACGATGTACACTTGATACTTTCAGTTTCTGCCCTTCAAGGATCAGCACATCATCTAGTTGTACCGATGCTTCAAGTGGGACAACTAATACAGCATCGAACAATTCCAGATTCGCTTTACCACGGCTGCCTGAGCTATCAGCGCGTACTGATGATTTTTCGTTACTTTGTTCAAATTTAACGACACCAGCGTTAGTCTTTCTGATGTATTGCAATTGTGCTTCACCGTATACATTTTTTGAGCCAAAACGATAAACTGATAATTCGGTTTGCCATGAAATGTTCATCCATTTTCCCTCGTGATGATCGCAGCACTTAATACCAGGAGAAGGCGCGATTTCTCGTCTTGAGCCATTCGACCAGAAGTAAATCATGCGGCGAGCGTTACGCACGGCGAACAATCATGCGATTATTGATATAGCTGGTCAGTAGTCGCCATGTACTGCGAGCCACTCGCACATTCGCCGCCTTACCGGTTCGATACATATTGGTGGTTTCACCAATAGACTCAGACAAGATGCCATCCTCGCGGGCTGCTGTCACATCATTGCCGTTAGCGATCTCGCAAGCTTCGTTTACAACGGCCAGCATCAATGCTTCTTTGAAATAGTCGGGTAATTCGTCAAACTTTTCTTGTGTCATTCGCTCCCAATCGACAATATCGTGACGATATACCCCATCAGCACCCCACGGAATGTCATAGACGTTCAGCATATTCTGCGGGCGATCGTATCGGTCGAAGTCAATACGCAAAATTTTACGAATGGAGAAAGGCAACGTTTTAACGCGTCTTGTTGCCTCAATAAGACGCTTACGCATCAGTCCTTCACCATCAGCCAACAGCGTGTCACCATTCAACATATCAATAGCTTGCATCTGGGCATCAGCCACAGTTGCGAATGATTGCCCAGGGATTGAAAGCTCAAAACTGTTTAGCAAAACATACATCTTGCGTTCTTCATGCGTCAGCCCTGCAGCGATAGCTTTCACAACCACATGACGAAGATCGCGCTCTTTTTCCGAAAGCTGGTTGCACTCGGCCGACACGACAACCGGAATGGACATCTGACCTTCTGTAATTTCAATTGGCTCATCGCTGATCAAGATAGCCCCTTCACTATCTTTGACTGTGTAGGTGGCAGACTGAATATCCAGAACGTTAAATGAAAACGAAAGAGAAACGGCTTCACCACTACGATACGTGTCGATCTGCGCCATCACTCACCGCCCTGTGCTTTCAGAATACTCTCGATCATCTCACTGATTCCTTTAGCTTTAACACCGATCTGATTACCTATCTGACGCAGACCTGTTATACCTTCACAATCAGCGATGGACTCCAGTTCTTCACGAGTAAAGCGAGGTAATGGTTTATCTGTACCTTCGGTAGTTCCACGCTTCATAGGCACAATATCTGGTGCAACAGGCTCCACAATCTTGTCAGCCACAAGTTCATTACGACGGCTATATGCCGCAGAAGGGGAAACGTTTATCCCATCTACGGTAGAAGCTCTCATTGATGCACAAATCCGTTGCTGATCAACGAACGGAAGCTCGCCCACTGATATACCGTTTTCAAACTTAACGCCGCACAGAATTCCCGTATACCCCACAAATTGTGGTTCCAATAAACGAATTTTTGCTGGTTTCATAGTTTCTCGCTTATGGGCGGCACTGCCGCCCAGGTAATATTACGCAGCTGGCGACTCAGCCACTTCAACAGTTGCTGTAGCCTTATGGCTTCCGTCTTCCGAAGTAATTTCAATGGTGGCGACACCAGCTGCAATACCTGTCACTACACCCGACTGGTCGATGGTGGCAAATTCAGGGTTCTTAGAAGTCCAGGTCACTTTTTTATTAGTCGCGTTATCAGGTACAACATTAGCGGCCAACGTTACTGTTTCACCTTTATTAACAGTGGTGGAATTCGGAGTGATGGACACTGATTCAACGGAAACAGATTTAACGATTAACTCAACCGTTGATGACAACTTTGTTTCTGAGTCCGTTACAGAAATCTGTACTGCACCTGGAGCTATGCCAGTCACCAAACCAGATGCGCTAATGGTGGCGATCTTGGCGTTAGCACTTTTCCACGTAAATGAACCTGAACTTTTGCTCATAGAGATACCTGCATTTAATTGCACTGTCTTCCCTACCAAAACAGATGGCGAAGTAGGTGTGATAGCTAAGGCTTGAGTAAATGGAACGGCCTGAAGACAGGCAGCAAGATAATTCTGCTGACGCTCGCTTAAAGACTCGTTAGAAATGGAATTAGTGAATCCGGCTCTACACATATGACCCGTATAGTCAGAAAACGCCTCTTCCGTAATTTTCATCTTTTGTTCTGGCATCCTTCGCTCCTACAAAAAGGGTGGGCGCATAGCCCACCCTTTACAAGTAGATAACTACTTACCTACTAATCAAATTAAATTTTAACGTTAGTTAAAGCAGCAATTGCTTTGTCATGCTTGTTAGCAAGAGAACAGTACCACTTAACACGAGTACGAACGGCATCTTTGTTCTGAACAGTACCAATATTCTCAACAACGATACCAGCGTTCTCGCCGCCGTACAGACCAGTCACACCATTTTCTTCTGACAGATGTAAACCGTAAATGTCAGCAGCCGCTCCATCTTCACTTTTTGGAATAAAATCGTTGATAATAAACGGAATACCATTATGACACAGCATAGGACGACCGAAGTTTTCCATCATAATTTCTGACGGTCCGACATTAACGGTACGAAGCAGTGCGCGATACGCACGCAGATGCTCAGAACGCATCATGATACAGTCGGCACCCAGATCTTTAATTGCATCTACCAGTTCATCAAACATGGAGAAGGTCATAGATGCTTTAGCAATATCGATTTTCTGATCGTTATGCATCAGCTTAGGAATTCCATCGAACGCTTTGGTATTCTCGGTAGAATTACCCAAAATAATATTGCGACGGAACGCACGAGCCAGACCTTTCACTTTCTGGCGAACCTGAATTGCCAACTGGCTGTTAGTATCTGACATCGTAGTCGCCAAGAATTTGTCGACATCCACGTCGCCAGCCAGAATACGCAATTTGGCAACATGTTCGGTGAAAGTTGCAGCGCCTTCGGCAATGGTGTCATTGACATCAATAAAGGTTGCTTCACTCAGTGTAGCTTCACGATTGTAAAGATACGCCTTCGAGTCGATCTTCATAAACGGTAAAATAGCGAACAGGTCATCGCGATCGATAATAGTCTCGATCACCCCCTGCTCAAGTTCATTGTTAGACAGCTTTTCAGCTTCTTCACGCAGTAATGGCATCTTTCATTTCCCTATGATCAAGATGTTACTTGAGTCCGATTTTCCCCAGACCGGAAGTCAACTTATCCATTGTCGACTTATTCTTTGGCTGGTTTACTTTATGGGTCGGTTTGCTGTTTGAACCGGCACCCTGCTTGGCTTCGCTGCGCATCAATGCGTCAGCCTCCGGATCAGCACGCAGAATGCGCTCAATCGCGGATTCGAACGGTAACGGCTTACCTTCGCCGTCAACCAGAACTGCACGTTCCTTTTGACCGGCTGGCTTGTCATAGCCAACAACGCTACCGTCTTCACCCACTTCAAAATGGGAGCCGTAGATAACGCGCGCTTTTGCCGGTGTCATCAGAACCTTTTCACGCAGGAAGGTAGAGCCGCTGAATGACGCGCCGACAGTCATTTCGACCAACTGAGCTTTTAAGGCGGCGTTTTCACTCTCCAAAGCAGAGAATCGTTCGTCACGCTGTGCCAGCTCATGCTGATGCGCTTCGATCATCTGTTTTTTAACAGCATCGAATTCGCCTCGACGTTCCAGTTCAGCTTGCTCCGCCTCACGGCGTGCATCTTCTGCGGCTTGTTCAGCTTCCAGAAGCTGACGAGCACGCGCCGGGTCAATATCACCGTACTGAGCAAGCTGATCGGATAATGTGCGCTCTTTTTCCTTGCGCTTCATATTCTCTTTCAGCAGATCAGCGCCAGCTTTCTTAGACTTACGCAGTTCGGCCAACAACTCTTCTGGAGTCAAACCAGATAAATCGTCGTCCTCCCCCTTCGGCTGCTCTTTTTGCTCACCCTGTTTACCTGGATCTTGCGTGCCCTGATCGTTATCACCAGCAAGAGCACCAGCACCTGCGCCTCCACGCTCATGCGATTCGGCTACATCCATCAGACCACGACGGGCCATAAGCATTTGCCACAGATTCATAGAAATTCCTTTTCGTTACTTATCACTCGGTCTCTTGAGTAGATGAGTTCCCCATTCTCTTGGGGTTTTCCTGCCCGCTTTCTTGGGCCTTACCATGATAATAAGTAAGTACTGACTTATTTTCAAGGGAATTAAGATCATTTTTTGGCGGAAATTTCAAGAGATCTTTATCAAATTCTCTTTTCATCGCTTCGGTAATATTTGGAAAGACCTTTTCGATAAGCATTTCCATCTGATGGCGACGTACAGAGTCTGGCGCCTGAATTATCGATAGTTTCTCGGCAACAGCAAATTCATCGGTTAGGCCACGAATATCAAAACTTTCGGGGTACGCGATAAGAGAGTGGTCTTCGTCAAGATCGACCCCCATCCATTTCGCAGCAAGCAACATCATCTGACGCTCAGCCCTTTCTAGACGCTCCGCTTTTGTCACCAACAGACTGTTCACTCGCTGGAAGTCATACATCTTGGCCGCACCAGAAGAGTTATCTATTCCTTGTGCGTTATCCTGCTTGGTTCGTTCGCCGGCAACGCCAACAGAATGGTAGATCTCATTAATTACCGTCTTAATAGTAGTTATGATCATCTGTGCCTGTTTTGGGTCCGGAGATAGATAGAACGGCTTATTTCCACCCTCGGAATCGTAGGTGAAAACACGCTTTGTCCCCATTTCGAGTACTTTTGTGTGGTTATCATCACCAGGCAGCAATGACTGAACCGGAATAGCTAACTGGCTGAATGTCTGATCCTGAATAATCGCATCAAGGTTAGACAGGTAGTTGGCTACGGCGCGGTCAAGATAAGCAATATCATCTATCAATGAAGGGCTAAAATATGGAGATTCACTCTCGCCAATGCAGTCCACAGGGAACACAGGCACAACGCCAAGATTATGCTCGCCACAATCTTCAAGCACCACTTTTGCTTGACGACGACCAGCCCCCTTCTTCGTCTCTTCACGGAAAAGATACCATTCGTTTTGAGTCCACAGTCTATAGCGCTGGAATTCCAGACCTGAAGAGGTGAAAGGATCTTCGTCATCACGCGCAACCTCCACAATAAGCGCCCACAGCATCTTGCCTTCTTCATCCCATGCAACATCAAGCAGTTGCTGTGGTGCAATCCAGTAAGCGTAGGCGCGAGCATCTTTCTGTTTCTCATCCGCAACGGATTCAACATCTCCATTCATGGTGCTATCAACGACAATCCAGATGCGGCCATAGATAGATGACTGTAGATCAATGGCTGCCATAAACGCATCAATAGAGGAGTTCTGGCGTGTGGCTCTTTTCCAGAAATTACGTATCTGTTCAGGTGCTTCTTCCAGATTACGATGAATATCCTCTTTAAAGAGATATTTGTTAATGAGATTCACTACTTCACGAGTGTGGTTAAAGCGGTAGGCTCGTTCCAGGCGTTCTTTAAACTCCTGATCTCCCTCTTTAAAGTAGCGGAAAATATTGTCGTTAAACCAGGAACGACCGCCAGCGTAGGTGCTGGAGAGAAAGTCCCAGTGCTCTTTTTTCTTCTCATATTCTGGGTGGCGCCGAGCCACCAGGTCTTTTATTTGCTTATCAGTAAATTCCATTTTCTTTATTTCCATTTTAGGTAAGCACTTACTTATCTAGATCCGCCAAGAATAACACGATTTTTCACCGGATACCTACGATGAACTGGATAGCCCAACGCATCAGTACTGTGTTCTATACCACCGCTCTTATCAATATCTCGTGAGCCTGGTTTGTATATAACCTTTTCAAGAGAATCGATTAGATGTTTGCATTTTGGATCAATATAAAGTCGCGTTTCTCCAGACGCACTAAGTAGCATACGATTTACGGCATTTACACGATCTGCTATTGGCGGGTGCTTCTTCGGATAATCAACTCGCAGAAATCCCTTTTCCTTGAAAATATCCACGTCAGATTCACCGCGCGCGTGCTGTCGATACGCGCCAGCCGGGTCAGGAAAAACCGTTATCTGTGACTTCCAGCGCCAGAAACGACGCTCCAGCTCATCACACACTTCTGCCGTATTTGATGAGAAAAGCACCAGCTCGTCGACCGCCCACAGTTCCCCGTTTGGCTGCGGCTGCAGGATAACTGAGGACATTGGGTCGATGTTGAAGTCCTGACCAACCCAGATAGGTAGTTTTGGATTGAACTGGAGCGACTTGACATGAACGCTTCGATCGAAAGGATAGTAAACACGACCGGACATGTTTTCGAAGCTTGCAAGGTACTCCTGAGCGAACGACTTAGGGTCCATATCATTCTTCGCGGCTTCGATTTCCGCAGTGGGAACGAACGGAGAGTCCGCAGTAACAAACTGCCAACTCTTCCACTGACCTTTACGCTGTAGCTCCTTGTTCTGGCCTATAGTCCAAAGTTTGTGGAACTCCGAGAAACCTTTTGGTGTACCGATAATCAGCGCACCACCGCGAGTAGAGGACAATGTTGGACGAAGCACCTTGTACCAGGTATCAGCCTTCATATCCTGAAACTCATCGAGTACCACGAAATGAAGCGCAACACCACGGAGCGTATCTGGCTTATCAGCGCCTTTTAGCGCTATCTCCGATCCGTTCTTCAACACGATGGTCATCGTGGTGTCGTTTTTCTTCCTAACCCATTTACGAGGCAGCACTTCCTGCAGGTCATCCCACAAGATCTGGCGAGCCATCTGGTATGTCGGTGCGACATACCAAACGCGTTGTTTTTTCTCTTTAGCTGCGGCGCGAATGATTGTGGAGATCGACAGACGAGATTTTCCCCAGCGTCGCCCAGCACATACTACTTTGAAGCGATGTGGTGACTGGAAGACGGTCATCTGTCCAGAATGTAACTGCACGAGACTTAGAGATGACGGGATGGCCATAGTTATACACTCCCATCATCTTCATCTTCCGAAGCAGTAGAATCGCTCCCAGCTTCGCTCAGTGCTTCCTCTTCGAGTGATTCCAGCAGATCATCATCAATAGGTTCAGGCTCATCATCATCTTTACGCAACTGAGCCACTTGGGAAGGGGTAAGTTCGCCAAATACCAGATTAGGAATTTCTTCTTCGTCGTTTTCCGCGCGATCCATGCCAAGTGCTTTCGATGAGATATCGAAACACTTAGCAAGCGTGCCACTTGCACGCTGGAGGCTTTTCAGATCGTCTTCAATGGCTGCTAGAGGTTTACCTTCTTTTTTAGCGGTAGCAACCTCATGCATTACCATGCGGCCTAACGCAAAAGCCCAGTCATCATAGCGAGTACGACGCTCTTCAATTTTGTCTGCACGCGCTTTTGCACGCAGTTCAGCGTCAGATTTGAGCGATTCTCGTACCATCTTTCCAACGGAATCAGCACCTTTCTCTAAACCGCGCTTTTTAAAATGTCTGGATAGCGTTTCACGACGAATGCCGTACTCTTCTTCCAACTTTGAGAGTGTGTATTCGCCTGATGTCCACTTCGCTTCGGCTTCAGCCCACTCAGCTGGTGTCAGGCGAGTTTTGCTCTCGTCTTTTTCTACAGTCATAGATCCCTCTAAAGCACACAGAGCACATCCTTATGCTCCTAAACAACTTGTTTAAAGATTTTTCTAACTAATTTGTTTTCTGGGATGTTTAAATCAGAACTGAGTATTTTTCATAGCCTGCTTCCGTATATATTTAATAAGTGATTTATTATTTAATATACGGAAGCAGGCTATAAACTGACTCCAGTTGAACTTACATCACCAGTAACTTAGCTCTTGCCCGACCTAATGTTGTCAGCCCCAGAGTGCGACGGTAGTAACCAGAGTCATCGCGCTGGCGACATATTCCTTTCTCAACCAGCCCTTTTTTCACCAGTGCGCGAATCGAAAACTGCATACTTTGTTTAGTTGTTTTGTACGGAAGTACTTCCAGCAATTCATCCAGATCGAGCAAGTGGCCACGTTCATGACCTAAATTGATGGTTTTGATGATGTCTTTTTGTTTGTCGGTTAAAGTCATGGCAAATCCTTATGCCGGTAAAGCAATTTCTAGAGGTTTATCAAAAGGCTGTTTATCAAATGCCAGCAGTGGTAGTGTGCCTGGTAATTGTCGACCAAAATCAGGGTTGCGATACACGCCATACAGCGGAGATGTGAAGCTCAGATTATGAATATCCTTGAGTAGTTTCACGATACTGGCCTCATCCACCAGACTGTCGGCAATGTCCTGAATTGTGGTGCCGCGATTACGTCCAGCTTTGGCAAGAGAACTGTTCTTGTGATAGTCCGCAACCAGATCGCGAAGCGCACGACGACGACGAGGTTCACTCATAGCTAATAGTTCTTTGACAATCGATTCGTTATCGCCAGGGTCTGAACGGAAATGGCGCTGGAATACACGTAGAGCACTTTCATAGCTCTTCGGACGCTCAGGACGGATAAACTGGAACCCTGCTTTCATAGCGAACGGGTTGTATTTGCTCATCGACGACTGGATCTCGATGATTGGCCGGTCATGCATCCTGCTAACCAGGTTAATCATTCGATAGGAAACGCCGACACCGCGGTACTGAGTGTCCACAACGGAACGACTGATCACCGCAAAGTTGTTGTTCACGTACCGACCCCAATACTGGTTGGCCACAGTGGTATTAGTGGTTGGCTTCAGCTTAGGAAACATGCGATGGCGAGGCGCCAGCAGCAGTTTCGGGTAAGCCATAACCACGACGCCAACCAGCCGGTCGTCCAGTTCGCAGCGGTAATACGTTGGCGCGAACGGCTTACCATCCGTCTTGTAGTGCAGCGACTTCAGCGCGTGCCAGTCTTCAACCGTGCCTTTGGTAACGGTCATACGCTCCAGAAAGTCCAGATGACGCGGGAACTCTTCCGGGCGGTAGCGTTTGATGATGACGTCTGCCATGTCGCTCACCTGCGCTCAATATTAGCGTTGATGAAGTCAAGACGAAGTGACTCCATCGCCCCAACCATGACGTATGGGCGCCCACCTGAATGCCAGCAATCCAGAACGCTGCCATCACTATTGATAAGTAAAATCGCCATGCTTTGGCTTTTGCCTTCTTTGGCATATTTGAGCGCTTCTTCAAGAAGACGTATAACCTCGGCATTGTTGTCATCCGTCTCTTTTGAAGGCTTAAATTCTACAATTTTCAAATCAGGCATATTCCACCTTCACTCGCTCCTTGTAGTGTTTGATGATCTGCATATCCGGGCGCAGCGCATTCTTCAGGTCTTCATGGGTCGTCGCCACCATTACCGTCGCACCAACCTTACGTGCGGCGCGCTGGAGATTTGAAGCCACAACTTGAGCGGTTACACGGTCGAGAACAGCACCAAATTCATCGGCTGCCCAAACTTTGGCGTCTGACTCAATCAGCTTGGCGATCTTGAGACGGTATTTCTGGCCGTCAGACATCTCGGATGGCTTGCGTACAAAGAGATAGGCGTCATTTAATCCGGCCATAGACAGCAGCCCCAACGCTTCGCTGGTGTTTTTGCCCAGCTGATCGATGACGTTAACCTCATTGTCGAAGGTAAAATCATCGATGGAGGCCACAGAAAGCCCTTCATCCTTCATCTGGCGTTGCAGCTCGCGAAGCACAACGGATTTACCGGAACCGGATTGGCCGGTGATGTACACCACATCGCCCTGCTTCACTTCTAGCTCTAGATTGTCGTAAAGTGTCCACTCTTTTTCGTCCAGACCAAGACCGAACGATTCGGCAATCTCCAGTGTGCGCGTGGTTTTGTTTACGCGGGTCTGAAACGATACGTTGATGATGTATTTGCTCATGCAGCCAACTCCCCAGAAGAAACTTTCTCCGCATACGCCACGAAAGCGTCTACCCCGCTTTCTCCTGTAATTTCTTCCATGTGGGCAAGCAAATCCCCAACCACAATGGCGGAGCCAGCAGGGAGCGTTTTAAAGCCCAATACGTCGATGACGCGGACTTCTTCAGAGGCCACTTCGCGACTAATCTCGGTGTGCTCTTCTTTCTGGCGTTCAGTCTCTTCGCCCAGATCGAGCACCAGAGAGCCGGTTTCCATCTCTTCGGTCATGCTGCCGACGAGCACGTTCAGCTCGCGCTCTTCAAAACCAAAAACCTCGACGTCGCCCAGCACCAGAGATTCCAGCTCCTGCTGTAATTTGATAGCGTCATAGTCGATACTGGACAGGCGGTTGTCTTCCAGACGCTTTGCCTTCACTTCTTCTTCGCTCAGATCGTCGCGAACGATGACCGGCACACGCTCCAGTCCAGCCAAAATAGCCGCCTCCCGACGACCGTGGCCAGTAATAATGACGTCGTGCCTGTCGACCGTGATCGGCTGGTCAAACCCGCGTTTTTTGATAGCGGCGGCCAGATCGCGGATCTGCTGTTCGTCATGTTTTTTGGCGTTCATCTCATACGGAATGAGTTCTGCCGGGTTTCGATAGACGATTTCAAAGTTCTTGGTCATTACATACGCTCCTTGTAGTAGTCGACCAGCCACACCAGAGCTTCCCCGGCATTCTCCATTTCGTTACCAGTATTGATTCCCTGCTCTTTGATGATGGTTTTGATGGTGTCGGCGACGCGATCTGACGCATCAAATGTCACCTTGAATCGCATCGTCTGGTGTTCAGCGCCGATTCGCTCGGTTTTCTCACGTTTGTCCTCATCGACCGGCTCATCATCACCACGGGAGAGCGCTTCCAGCGCTTCAAGATCGATAACGGACGCTTTAGCGAGTGTTGCCGCCATTTCGTCGTCATACGGGGCGATATCGGACAGCCGGTAGTCAATTTCAGACTGGATTTCTTCGATTAAGCGCTGCAAAGCGACCTGATCGTCTTCGCCGTATCGCTCGTTATCGACGAGAGACATCTGTTTGGCCACCAAGTCGTTAATTTTGCCCACAGAGATGACTGGAACCGTTGAAATCCCCTGCTCCATCGCGGCACGCCAGCGGTGTTCACCACCGAGGATCTCAAAAACGTCGCCGTCAAGCTCTCGCGCCAGAATTGGCTTAAAAAAGCCCAATTTTTCAATAGAGCCTTTCAGCTTTTCGAAGTTTTGCGCCCCAACGGAGTTGGTATTCCAGGGATTCGGACGCAGGTTAGCGACTTCTACCTGCATAATCGTAATTTTCACATCCATAATTCTGATACAATCCATTGTATAAGCACTTACTTACTATAATAGCCAATTACCATACAAAAGGCACGAAGGAAAGAGATTTATGACAGTTCGGATTGTATCTAATGCAGTCAATGCGCTGATTTCTGGCGCTGATGACAACGTGAAGCGGCTCGTTCAGGAGATGTTAAGCTATGAGGTGGAGGCTGGTGACTGGAAAGGGACCAGCACGATGTTCAACTGGAGTAAAAATGCTTTCCCGGCTGGGTTTGCGAAGCCAGTTGTGGCCAATCTTCTGAAGGCCGGCATCAAATGCGTGCATGTCCGCAAGGAAAAAGCCCCCGCGCTGGGTAAGCCTAACCCGGTAGTTAACCCATTCCCGTATAACCCGGACTATGCGTATCAGGATCAGACAGTGGAAACACTGGTGCGTGAAGGGATGATGATCGCCCAGATTGCGACGGGTGGCGGTAAATCGAACGTAGCGTGTAAGGCAGCTGCTCGCATTGGCCGTATGACGCTGTTTTTAACCACGCGATCGGTTCTGATGTTCCAGATGGCAGAGAACTTCCAGAAATCCATCGACTACCGCGCGGAGAATGGCGAGCCGTGGCTTAAAGGGCAAAAAGTTGGAATCATAGGGTCTGGGGAATTTCAGGTATCACGCCATATCAACGTCGCAACAGTACAAACCCTGGCCAGCTTTCTTGAAGAGCCTCCACGTGATGCTTCGCCTAATAAAAAAACTTACCATAACAAGCGTCGAGAACTAGTGAAAAACTTTCTTTCCAGCGTTTCATTGCTCATTCTGGAAGAGGCTCATGAGTCATCAGGCTCCAATTTCTACGACATCTCGCGTCTATGTACCAATGCCGATTATCGACTTGCATTGACAGCTACACCGTTCATGAAAAACTCAACTGAAGCCAACATGCGTTTAATGGCAGTGGCAGGTCGTATTGAGATAAAGGTCACAGAGAAATATCTGATTGATAGAGGTATTTTAGCTAAGCCGTACTTTTTATATCATAAAATCGCATACACTCCAGATGAGGCACGAATCCGTTCAGAACTAGCGTCAAAGCATCTAAATTTCAGAGTTGGTATGAGTACCGCATACCAAAAAGCATATCAGTTAGGTATTGTTTATAATCTGGCACGTAACGACACTATCGTCCGTGAAGCCTTGATGTATAAAAGTCATGGTTTGAATTGTATGACGCTGGTTCGCTTAAAACGCCACGGACAAATTCTGATGGAGATGATGAAAGAAAGCGGTCTAAATGTCGATTTCATTTATGGAGAGTCAAATCAGACAACAAGACAGGCGAAACTTAGCAGTCTGGCTTCAGGCAAAATAGATGTTCTGATTGGTTCAACTATTTTAGATGTTGGTGTCGATGTGCCTAGTGTTGGGGCTGTGATCTTGGCTGGTGGCGGAAAAGCAGAGGTTGAAATGCGCCAGCGAGTAGGTCGCGGTCTGAGAGCCAAAAAAAATAAGGCTAATGTATGTTTTGTTACCGATTTCATTGATGTGTCAAATAAATATCTTATGTCGCATTCATATGAACGGAAGAACATCATAGATACAACACCTGGTTTTGCTGAAGGCGTATTGCCAGTAGGCAGCACCTTCGATTTTACTGTTTTGAAAAGAGAGTGATCATGAGCGAAAAACGAGCTACGTATTGTCAGGTTCCATTGACAGAGAAGGCCAACGACAAGCTGGAAGCCTTTCAAAGTCGCTTGCGTGAACGGAACATCAAGCTATCTAAGGCTGAGATTATAAATCTGGTGTTGTCAAAAATGACAATATCTGATTTTGACAAAGCAGCTACATCACTGGAAGCTACGACAAAAGCTCGTGAAAAGGTCATGAAGATTTATGAAAATTCACCTATGACCAAAGAAGATCTGGAGGATATCCTTAAACGGTTGCCGTAACTTACCACTTTTCCCCCTTCTTCCAAACTCCATCATGTGCTCGTCCAGTTACAAAGGAGCACATGATGAACTATTTAGCTGAACTACCATTCGTTGATATCTTTGACACCAAAAACAACAACGCATTTTTTTGGCGCGTAAATAATCCACTTGACTATAAGCGCGGCGTTAAAAGCGCGAAGGAATTTGTTGAATTCATTGAAAAATACCCTTTCATGAACAACAGCAATGTTCTTTATCGAATCGCGTGTGATATGAGCGAGTCAGGGTTAATTAAATCAGAATCAGCAAGAGGCTTTTTCAACACCCTGGATACTTTACTAACGCCAAAAATCGCAGAATCTTCCAATGTATCTGCCATAAAAAGTAGACAGCTTCGTACTGTAAATAATATCGCCAATAAACTGGGCATTACAAGTTTGAAACTTTTAAACTTCCTTGCGCTTACAGATTGGGTAGACAATGCAACGGTAGAACCAAAAGATGGAGCTATAGAGAATGGGGTGTTACGTAAAAGCACAAGATCTCCATTTGGATTTGTAATCACCAGAAAAGGCGAGAATTTGCTCACGAAAAAATATCAATTATTGAACAAATAACAACCAATGTGCTGACATTATTACATGTCAGCACATGATAGAATTTATTCTTCCGGTGGTACAATGAAGTCATCAAGTTTATTTTCTTCACTTCTAAGTAACTTGATTTCTTCTTCTGTTATGCAAGTTTCCGAATACACTTGCCCAGATTGACACTGTGTAACAGCGGATGGATAACCAGTGTATGATAACCCCTTAACGGGTTCAAATTCACCCTTATCGTTCTTCTTAAATTTGTAAAAATCAGGGGTATCATAGTTAGTTACGCTGACAAAGGCATGTTTATCATCTTCTCTTGCGTATACTTCATGAATACGACTCGATTCTCCAAGTTCTCTACTCACATATGTCGAATCGCTTGCTGCATCAAAAACCACTCTACCTAAAGGTGTTGTTTTGAGAGCTTCTTTTTTTTCATTTGTTTTCCTGATTTCAGCCTCTTTTTCTAAATACTTTTTTACGCCATTCTCAATACATGCCTGGTTTTGTCGTTCAAAAAGCAGATGTTCTTTCAATGAACTTGTGTTTTTATTGATCGCAATAACAGCTATCGGATCACGTTCGCGTATGTCAAAAATATATGCGTTAAATTCGGTCGCGCCAGTGTAGGCGCCAATTGTATTTTTCCCATTCACCTCACCACATACCATATATGAGTTACTGTTGTCGCCCAACTGTAACGCACGCATATTAGTAAATCGTCCAGCATCTGGGTCTAAAAGTGTAGAGCGCACGTCCTTCTCAACAATTTTTATAGCTCGTGCCTCGTTAGAATCACAACCAGTTAATAACACAGCCACAGCTAATAAGACCAATGGATATTTTTTATTCATGTTCCCTCCCGGAACCTTACTTCATTATCGGCTTAACATGTCGACATGGCACAAAGATCTGTTAGTCTGTCTACATCTCAGAGACATGTATATAATGACTAAAAAAGGTATAAAACGATAGACTATGTATACAGATATTACCTACGGCATACCAGCAGAGGTCTGGCATAGGGACTATTCTAATGTGGAACATACCTTGATGTTCTGGAGGGCACGATCTGTTCCTGTAAAAGTAACGATGGAAGATGGACAAGTGTTCAACATGTACGTACAGGGAACACTACCATCACGCAACAAACTCGATTTGTCACCCGTTCCAGGTAGCAAAGAGCGTCGAGTTCGTCTTCCTCTTGGGAGAGTTAGCACTATAGAAACGATTATACCTCCAGAAGTAGATGGGGACTTTGCGGACAGGCTTACCGTACATCCGGACTACGTTAACAACCAGCCATCTCGTCGTGATTTCTTCAAAATTTGTCGTCAGGCTCATCAAACCCAGAAGTCTATAAGAGTCTACATGGCGGACGGCCGTGAAATTGAGGGCGTGTCGTTAGGCGTTGATGCTTGTCAGGTAACCATGAAAGTCGGGGAACACGTAAGAACGATTGTTTTCTTCGATTGGGTCGAACGGATTTTACCGTTTTAAATCTATAAGGGTAATAACCGGCTAAGTCCGGTTATTATATTATGCGTCACTTCTCTTTATAATAATTTTATCTCATCTCTACTCATGCCTAAATATATAAGGGCAATACATCGAATAAGTGATTTATTTAGGCAACACCTTCGCAAAAACTGAGTTTATTTCTAAGACATTGATCTTATAGTGATTAAAATTTTTCTCTTCACCTGACAAAAAACACTTGCAAAAAAAAACCGTTATTCGATAATTAACCACATCGAAAGCGAACACGCTAACGATAGAACGAAATAAATTTTCTAATTTGATCTAAGGATACATATCATGTCTAACTTCTCTATCTCTAAAAAATCCATTATCGAAGCTTCCATCGTTATCGCAGAAGAGTTAAAAGCCAAAGCTGATCTTGCTGTCCAGACTTACAACGAACATTATAAAAATGGTACGCACACCAAAGCAGATAAAGCTAACATGATGGCGACGTCCACTAAGTTAGCGTACTTCACTAACAACGTGGTAAACGCCGTCAATGATGACAAGTTATCTGGCGTCTTCTACTACGCAATTAAAGCAAGCAAACAAGCGCCGGAAGTGTTTTTTCGTGAAGCCATGACTAACAGTTACTCGCTTGAAAAATTGGTATATCTGGTTACATCTATCAAAGCTGGTAAATGTGTTTATTCCGTCGCTGATATGTCAGGGTCTCGCGTATTCGCATTAGTTGAAATGATTAATGATGAAATGGAAACATTCACTAATGGTGCTGTATACGATCTAATGAATGAAGCAAAAAAAGAATGCGAAGTTAAGTTAGACGCTGGTTATACTCAGGCGAATCAGCTAATTAATCTTTGTGAACGTCTTGGACTGGTAGAGAAAATTAAAGGCGTTGGAATAGCAAAAGCTGGTACGCAACAATATCGCTTTATCAAGAACGATTTCTATAACTATCTTGCTGACGCATTCAAAGCATAAGTAGACGGATTAAGCGCCCATCATGGGCGCTAGTTTAAGGATAGAAAATCATGACCAGCTATGACCAGATCCGCGAGGAGTATCTCGCAAAATATCGCGATTATAAACTAGAATTAATCGACGATCTGAAAGCACAACGCGCTAAACTCAATTTTACTTTTACTGATTTGCTTAACTGTAAAAGAGATTGCAAGCGGAAACGTGAATATTTGCACTTGTCAGAATTAATCGGAAAACTACAAAACAGCATTTAACCACAGGCGCCCATGATGGGCGCTTTTTTCGTTTTCAATACTCACACCATAACGCGCCAACAATGGCGCGTTTTCTTTTATCTGGCGCTCACTCATTCACACCAAAAATAAGCGCCATAAACGCGTTTACCTCGCTAGTTTTCACGTATAGCTATACATACCCATAGCCAACATATAAAAACGCTTAAAATGCGAGGCCCGCAGCGGTTGTAATGGTGCTGTTTTGTCGTGTCGTGGGTGTGCTAATCTGGCGACGCGTTCACGCCATCCTTCGGGACGTGTCGGCAATAATGGCGTTATACGTTGGCGCTCGCGTATCATTAGCACGTTGGCACAACGTGTACGCGCTTGTAGTGGTTTACCCACTGATTTGCATAATCACATAGCGAAAGCTATCTGGATGGCTCAGGGCTGAAACTCCACCAGCAACCACCCCAGCGCCGCTACGCAATTTCTGGAGCGATTTTGACTTATCCCCGCTCAGTTTCTACATAAAGGCAAACCCAGCCGTTTCCCGAAAATTTTCTGGCCGTTTCCCTTCGGTTCTCCAGACAGCTCTCTGACCGTTTCCTGTATTTTCCCTGCGGCAGTTGATTGAAGAAAAGAAAGGGGCATTCCAGCCCCTCCCCTCTTATCTGCCAGTCAGGATATGAATGCGATTCTTTCCGTACACCTCTTTCACGTATTCCCCGCACGAGACACTCCACGAGTCGATTCCTGCTTCGTAGATAACGTTTTTGCACTTGATGGCGTTGTTGGCGATGCGCATCCCCTCACCCACTGCTTCCTGTTCGCTGAAGTCGAACCCGGATTCTGTTTTAACCCATAAAGCGATCTGAGTGGCGAAATCGATGAGTTTAGACTGGCAGAAGCGACCGCTGCGTACCGGGAAGATGAATACGCCAAATCCCGAAGTGGAGACATACGCTTTCTTAAATTCTCGTGTATAGCGACGATTGCAGACAATATCATTAGCGATCTGCTGTTTCTCACATCTTGATAACTCGATAAGCTCATTGTCACGCCATGCGCCAATGACGCTCTTGTCAATGTCTGAGAACGTCACAGAAATATTTCCATGCGCAGGAGTGTTAACAGTAGCGATAAAATTCATATCATCAATCCTTTAAACAATTTGTTTTCTTGTTGGTTTAATTATCGCTACGCGCATCAGGTGTCCAAGCGTTCTGTTCAGGCTTCTGGTGGCCGCCAGGGTGTCGGAGGGTTGTTCGGTAGCCTGGCGGTAAGAGGTGGGTGTTTTTAGCCTGCGGGAAACAGGATGGTCATTTGAGACCACCGGCATTGGTGGCCTATATAGTTACTTCCTATGTGCTGCAACGAACTCTTTCACGGTTTTTAGCGCATGATAAAGGCCGACGATATCCGAACCATAGTCGATGCAAACGGGGGAAAGTGAAGTCTTCCCGTCATGTGATGAATAAGCCGATGTGGTAGTTGCGGGATAATCGTGGCGATAGCAGACCGCAGTCTTGGGGTGTCGCAGATAAGCGATTCCTCTTTCAAGATCGTAGATTGCGCGTTGCAGGTCACGCTCCTGTGATCTGGTTAATTTTGCCATCGTAAAAATCTCTCTTAATGCAGCAATGCGATATCGATTGAATCACCTGAATCTGTCACGCGGATCATCAGCATGGCGAAGGCATTTAATGGGTAGCCGGCGTGCCAGTACGGGAAGCGGTCATCGCGCATGAAGTCGGCAATGTCATAAACACTGTCCTGATAATGAAAAAAGCGAGTATCGGTCTGCTTATCGAAATCGACGTGATCCATTTCCTGCTGCTCTTCAGGTGACAGGTCGAGCCAGGATTCCAGCCATACATTTTCTGCTTTCGTGGAGATGGTGAAATCAGTCATTTTTCATCTCCATAACCTGTTGGTACAAGTCAGTCCATGACCATTCATCATCGGGATGTGGATGAGCAATGGTGAAGTTCTGGCTTGCGATGTTTAGTGCGGCTTCCAGCTCAACTGCGATATACGAGACGGGTTCTGAAAAACCATCATTCTCAAAACAAGCGATCATATGGTTATTCAGAAAAACAGCTTCAGCACCGCCATCAGTTTGTATAAAGACCAGTTTGTTAACCATGTGCGCAATCCTTATCGTGTAAACATTTTGTTTTCTTGATGGTGTTATTATCGCAATTCAGACAAGGTAGAAAACATTTTGTTATCGGGGATAAAAAATGGCGCGGGATACACGCCATTTGAAGAGATTAAGAAAATGCGCTTTCAGGCAGCTCATCACTAGCCGGCACGTTTGAGGCGATACGAAGCCCGTATTGCCCCAACCATGTATTGCCTGGGTTCAGATGAGATTCAAACACCTCATTTGCCCTGATCATGTACTTCTCAAACATAGCTTTATCAACACTGCGGAAATAGGTCTCAAGTTTGAGCAAAATAGGGTCAGATGCATCGCTTATAGTCTGGCCACCAACGGCATAAGTGGCGCTCTTCTCATCGCCTGTACGAATCAGTGTACTGGTATGCAGATCGTTGCCATTTAAGGAATCTTTCACAACTACGGTAATGCGAACCACATTAGCGCCTCCTGCTTTACCGGAGGCATAAAACAAATCCATTGTCAGATTTTCACGCAAAATACTCATAATCAACTCCCTGTTATTGGTCGATGTAATGTTATTATTATAGGTAAGTGCTTACAATACAAAAAACCCCGAAGGATCGACGGGGCTGTCGTAAATTCGACTAATCGGTGTTGCACATGACTATGCTATGGCGAGGGTTGTTGCGCGTTGAATTTCCTGCTGGGCGACCTTGTTAACTTCCAGTAAAGCCAACTCCAGATCTGACTCAGGCCAGATAACTTGTTTAGCCACCCAGCCTTTCCCACTATGGCGCCGGACGTTCATTACAATGCGCTTGCGAGAAGTTTCGCCGAAGACGACAACGGTCTCTTTGAAAAGTCGGATGGCTGTGCCGTTGGCCATAATGTCCAGTAAAGTGATCGAACCGATTATTGCAGGTTTGTCTTTGCGAGGCTGGAGTTTATCCAGCTTCAAAATCATCTCGGTATTCATTACACACTTCGTAAACAACTTGTTTTCTTGTTGGTGTAAATAATACCAGTGTGAAAACGGCCACCAAACGAAGCGTTCCGGCATTCAGCTGGCCGCAGGCCACAATCACTCAAAAGCCACCTGCTGGTGGCCTATCTCTTAACATTCTTCGTCAGGGAATTCCTCTTTTATTGCGACCACCAACTCACGTTTCTCTTCTTCCGTAAGCAGGTGCCAGATATCCTTCCCTTTGGGTGATTCCCCTTCTGCCGGGACGAACGACCACAGCTTGCGATACAGTTCCGGCTCTACAGCATCCAGACATTCAGCGAGAGAGTCGACGCTCCAGACTTCCACAATCACGGGCAGATCCATCATTTATCCTTTTTCTAAACATGTTGTTTTCTTGATGGAGTTATTATCGCAATAACAAACAGGTAAAAAGAATTTTGTGTCGGGAAAGAGAGATTTGAGAGTGAACAGTTAAGTTCACCACGGGACTAACTTTTTACATTATTCCGTTTATCACACCCCGCAGACCATTGCGCAGAATATTCTTCTCCCCGAAAACCTACTGAAATAACTTGAGACCAGAAGATGGTCTGGCAGAATAGAGTTCAGCATCTGCACGCAGCGGGAAGAAACCAACCGCAACCCAACGGTGTACCGCCATACAATCAGCCGTCCCAGCGGCATTTTATCTCTATACCGACACACACCCTTTCCATGACGGGAACCCAGCCGTTTCCCGAAAATTTTCTGGCCGTTCCCAGTCAGTCAGGCAGCCTTTCGCCTTCTGGACACCATCGTTGATTCTCGCGGTGGTTCTATCACTCGTCCGACCGAAGGGATGTCAAGGGTATGGATACTATGGGTTGAATAAATGCGAGAGAAGTAGCGATCCCCCTCTTCCCCCTCCCACTTATATCTCTCTCTCGAAAAGCTCTTATCGACAGTTATATCTCTACTGTTTTTCTCTCCTGTGGAAGTGCAAATCTTCCTTCTGATAACGTTCTATAGGGAGACTATTTCTGTGGGTGAAATGGGTGGTTTGTTCTCTCTATCGGCGTATGTGTTTTCGTTCTTTTTGAGATGGTTCTTCGCTGTATTTTCGTCCGGGTGGTTATTGTCGTTTTGGTGAGTTTTCTTCTCCGTGTATGGAGTAATGGCAGGTGCATTTTTCTCTTCGTTTACGTGAGTTGATGGAGGTGTGGGTAATGTCAGTGGGGCGCTTTTCTTGTTCTTCGCATATGGAGTAATGGCGTTCCCTATTTTCAGGAGTTTGCGCTCTTCCTGAATAATGGTGGGTCAGCGAGATGGTGAAGGTTCCTGTTCCGGTCTGGGTTTATCGGGTATTTCGTTCCGACTGTTATTCTCAGTATATTGGCAATAGCGTGTAGATTTTTTCGTGCGCGAGCTGCGCTTTCTGTTGCCTGGGATGGTTAGGTGGGTGGTCGGTAGCCTTGATGGAAGAGGTTGGTCTTTTAGGTAGCCTGACAATAAGAGGTGGGTCTTTGCGGGATTGTGGGTGATGGCGTCTCTGGATTTCCTGTAGGTGTAATTAACTTGTTTTCTAATGCCTGAAAACAAGTTGTTTAGGAGTCGAATATAAAGCAACGAGAGCGATTCTTAGCGTGTATTTTTTTGGGTGGTATCATGAGTCGTTTAGATGTAAACGTCGCAGGGAAGTGGGTTCTGTCGCTCAGGATTCATGGTATAAGAGATGGCTTGTGCAAACGTCAACTTTTTAGACCAAACCAGTAGAAAGCATTGACATTTCTTTGATGTGTTATTTATTTGTTTTCTCATATGCGTAATTAACGGAAAGCCCTTGTCACGCCTGGTCTGGTGTAGGTTGGGAGAGTGGAGAAAGTGGCGATCAACGGACTCTTATAGAAATCCTCATTTTGTGACCGCCAATGTCAACGATTTGACTAAATCAGATGGTCGAGTTCATCGTTGATTTCCTCTCTCAGGGAGGAATCGTTTACACCCCACGCGTCAATCCTTTGCCTCAACTCTGGACTGAATTGCATATAGATGCTGTGGATGGTTTGTGGGGTAGGGGTTAAACCTCTCATCGCAATGCACTGGTACAGGTATGACTTTTCACTGAACACTGTTAAATGCCCTCATTTGATTGAAAAGTGCATTTTAACCTTAGTCACCAGTCCCATGAGGTAAGTCCGTCCACCAGCTCGGCATCACGATCGAAATGTACCGAATCATACCCAGCATCAAGTATGGTTTGAATATTGGCGATCGTGTCTTCCGAGATGCCAAACTCACTCAGCTCTTCTTTCCAGTCATTTCCCCGCATTCCTGCACGAATGATCCATCCGTACTCAGTGCCGTGTACCCAATTCAGTCCGCGATCTGTGAGTGGGTCAAAACAGGCGACAGGCAAAAGCTCGGAGTCTGCGATCGTAACGTGGGCGGTGCTAATCACCGCAGTCTTGTAGGATTCAGTGATTTTCAGCATGACACTTTCTCCTTCGGAAACAGATTGTCTGCCGTATCAGAAATGACATCCCAATTCACGCCGACGTTCGCATCATGGCAGTCCTTAATTTTACGCATCACCTGAACGCACTGTTCGTCTGTCAGATCTGGGCGCACTTGAGCAACGTCTTCCTTGTGCCACATAACCATCAGTAGCGGCTCATCTTCCGGGTAGTTATCCAGCTTCTCAAGAATTTCTTTTGCTGCTCCAAACATCACAACCTCTAAACAATTTGTTTTCTTGTGTTCTTTATTATCTCAAATAACAAAATCTAGAAAACAAAATGTTTACGGTGATGTGTTAATGCAAGGTATGCAGCGACTAAATGAAATATGCCCTGCTGATTACTGGGCATTTGACGGAAGGTTACTTAATTCTGTTTAGAATCTCACGTTGTAATGAAACCTTTTCAGGGTATTCTGTGAAAATAACACTCTCGGAAAAGGATATTTATGCCTAACTGTATTCCGCTAAACCCTAAGCTACCTGCCAATTTTGACATTACGCCAAATGAAGAGCGCTCGAAGGCTCAACTCGATGCCTGGTGGGATCACCCTTATTGTGTCACCTACAATGGGAAATTCCTGGTGTACTGTCTGAATGGCGGTGCATGGGACAGACCAACGATGCTAGGGCAGGCTGACACATATGATGAAGCGTGCGAACTGGCGGAAAAGAAACAAGCTAAATGGGTAAAAACACGTGCCCAACCGACATTCCTGTACTCTACAGAACCTCCTTTCATTCTCATTCGACAGCCACAACGCCCAGACCACCAGCCGGTTGTTGTGGGTGAGTTCGCCACTATGGAAGAAATGAATATGTTCTCGTTGACGCAGGAAAAAAACGAGGCTGTAGAGGTTGTACCTACCCTCAATCATAATCACATGAACCTGTCTCAACTGGCCTGGTATAGCAATGCGCTTGAGATGTCTATCTCGAAGCTGGGGAACGAAGCAAACTCATTAAGCGAACTTCGGGAATTCGTGATTAAACGCATCCGCGAAGTGCAGAACGGATAAAGGGGAATACGGTTTTAAAACTGAGGGAAAATGAATGAAAATTACCGCAGATCAGTTCGTAACGCGTAGTGGCCGTAGAGTTCTGACCGATGATGGCCAGCAAGGTATGGGTGGGGAGCATGGAATAGGGTCCACCACTGAGAGAAAACAGGGTCAGGTAGCAGCGGCGATTTATGCAAACTGCGCCGAATTAGACAACAATCAGCTTGATGAAATAATAGAGTGGGTTCGCGTGTTCAAGAGCTGACCTGTTATAACACCGGTCTCTGTAGACTCTCTCCATAGCAAACAAGCGCCCCGAAGAGCGCTTGTTTTACCTTGCCCCATAAAATGGGGAACTTCGTATGAGTCGGCCATATAGCCGGTTTATCCCCGCATAAGCGGGGAACAAAACTACAGTAAGAAAACAATTTTCTATAACTACTGGGTTATCCCCACGTTATGTGGGGAACAGGGACACATTATTCCGTTGGCGACACTCTGTCAAGCCACGGCTTCAGACCAACACAAAAGGCGTGAAATTCTTCCGGTTTTATCGTATTGGTACGGTTAATTCGCTGACCATGTAGGTCGGAGTTTCCGGTTGCATTTTTTGTAGCAGTACTACTCCGTAACCAGCTATCAACGCGACTTTTAGATACAGTAACACCTCCAAGTGCAATAATGTCTGCAATGTCAGATCTGTTAAGCTCCAATGCTGACGCAAGAAGCTTTATCTGGGTTGTTTGAATCGACATACGTTATCCTTTATGAATTAGCCAGTTAGATCTGGCATAACGATTCATTCGCTGAGGTGCTTTTGTTTAGCCAGGAGCAAATCTTTAACGGTGACATTATCAGGCAATACCGGCATACCATAGCCGTCTGTTTCATAACCATGAACATCAATGACCGTTCCATTCTCATTAAGCAAAAACAATCTGCCGTCGATATCAAAACAGTCACGCTTTTCTGTATATAGGTCACTCCGGACACTGTCTAACTTTATTCCCGGTATATAAATAATACGCTCATAACCAGGCTCATGACGCAATTCACGCGCAAATCTGTCTGCATGACGAGAAATCATATTCGCTCTGTCGTGTGCCAGTGACAACAGGCCTCGAATGAGGTTATCAGGTATGGTTCGTGTTCCACTGGCCCACTTCCTGACCAGACTGTCGTCAGTACCAAGATGCTTTGCCAGGGCTGGCTTCCAGTGCCGCATAATCAGACGCCAGAACCATGTCAACGCAGAACGATTCAGACTGGACTGGTGGAGATAAATCAGATGGGGGTGCGGTGTAAATTTTTACCTGTTGCATTTATCTTTCCTCAGTATCGCATTCAAATATTTATTCTCGTTAATAGAAGGGAATGAATTGCGCTGCAATAATTCTTCGCGTGTAGGCATTGGTTTAATTTTGTGCCTAATAATAAGTTCAGCGGGTAGAATTTCTGGGTTGTAAGAAACGCCTCTCATGATTTGCTCTCCACAAAGTCGTTAACCGCTTTACTCAGTGACAGACTAAGCGTCTCGATATGCTGTTGTAGCGCCTGAAATGATTGCGCTTCTGGCCTATACCCCATGAGCGCCAGCGGCAAACATATGGGCTTTGGTAATACTGGACATACTTAACTCCATTGTTTTCTTGATGTGGTTATTTTCACATACAAGAAAAGGCAGAAAACAAATTGTTAAAGGCCACTGCTGTGGCCTTAAATTTATTCAGCAAGCAGCGTTTTCATCATTACTTGCATCTCGCTTTCCCGCTCTTTGGCGATACGTGCATTCTCTTTTTCCACAAGACGCTTCAATCTCTCCATCGTGGCAAAAGACGCTCGACGCCTGGCGCTCTCATCAATAGCGTGAGCATCCATTGAGATAAGGAAACCAAAGTACTGAAAGCCCATGCCGACGAAAATCTCATAGAGCCTTGAGTCACACTCGAACAAAGCGATGCCGTTCCGAACCTCAAGTAGCACTCCCTCTTCCATCAGCTTCGCCAACCCTCTGTCCCATACAGGGCAGTAGCGATAATGGAAACCGTCAAACAGTGCGGTACAAAACAGTGAAATGACATTTCTAAACTTCATAATTTCTCTCTCAGTAATCTGTGCCAATTCTTACACAAAATAAGTAAGCATTTACCTATCATTTAATGCGTTTGAAAACGTACACGCTTACAGTGATCCCCGTGTCCTCAAACTCATCAGTGAATGACTTGCCTTTGGCGTAGACGTAATTGTCCAGCGTCATCCAGTTTAGAATTGATGAGTCTCCCGGTAATACTGCTACCAGGCGCCCACCGACTTTCAGATGCCCCAGCCCGACCAGCGTGTGCTCTTTGTGGCGGCCGAGAGAGTAGGGTGGGTTCATGACAATCTTGTCGAATTGATAACCTGCATTATCGGCAGACCATTTCATGAAGTCACAGCAGACTGTGTTTACGTAGCCTTTGCCAACAAGGATGTCAGCGAAGAGCGGGGCAATCTCAATACAGGTGACGTCTTCAGGATTGGTCTCGATATAAGCAAGCAGATCTCCGCGACCAGCTTCCGGCTCCAGCAATGTTTCACCAGGTTGCAGTTCAATAGCTCTGGCTACGTACTCCGCAATTATCCGCGGGGTAGGGTAGAACTGGTGCGATTTTGCGTCCGGAATTAACCCTGTGGCCACAATTGTATTGAGTGTATGTCCAACCTCATACGGAAACCGCCAATGCTTATTCTCCTGCACGCCGCCAATAAAGGTCAGTGTACGCTCCAGCTCATCCGACTGGGTTTTCTGTAGCTTTGAATCGAAAAAGTACCAGGCGCCATTGTCTTTACTAAATCGACCGTCACGAAGAGCGGTACGAACAGGTTCGGAGATCGTCTTCTGGATTAACCCGAACTCTTTTGGTGCTCGTGTTTTTGGTGCAGTACGATACGGCGCCGGGATTGCTGCAGGCATACTGTATGCCAGTACTTCGTTCAGCTTCCAGGCCACGTCAGGATGTATCTCGAAGTGAACGTTACCATTTTTGAACATCTTCACGCGCATCAGGTTTCCATCGACATTCATCCAGTCACCGGTCTGGCAGTCGTTTGCACGGTACGCAGCTGATAGCATCTCCGTTGTGCGGTTGATGGTGATGAACTCTTTGTGCGCGAAGAAATGAAGCATGACGCGCAGGTCGTCGATGTAGTCCTCTTTGCGGTAGTTCACGCTGACGCTGTCCCGCCAGAATTCAGATATGCAGTTTGCAATGATCAGACGCTCACTAAATCCATTCGTTTTGTTAGTCTTGTGTGCTGGGCTTAGCGCCTTGAACAACCCGTACACTCGCTCGGAAAGATATTTGTGTCTGTCATTCAGCAGATTGAGCATTGTTGGAATGACCGTCCCCGCCTTGAACTCAGGCACGCCGACGAACTCTTTCACTCTCATCTGATAGCCGGTTCTGTCTGTTTTTGTTGTTTCCTGCTTCCCTTCGATAAACTGTTCGCGCCATTCATCCCGACGAGCAGCAGGCATTATCAGCAAAACATTGGTCATATCCGTGACCTTCTTCCAGTACTCGGCCCAGATATTCTGTTTCACCCATTCCAGGTCGATCTTATCGATACAGAGTCTGTTAAAGCGAGTACGCTCATCGTCAGGACGGTGATTTAACCGCAGCAGACGATTGATCATGCTATGTCGTTCGTCACCATAAACGAAGTCGTGGACTTGGTTCATAAATACGATCTCTTTCTCGCATTCAGCTACGATTTCGTGAATAACCCCCATTTCATGCCTGAATTCGATATGAGCGTTTGTACTGGAAGTATCAACGATTGAAAGATCTGTATTCATGATTTCACCACTAAACAAATTGTTTTCTTGTTGGTGTTATTTTCGCAAAGCTAAAAAGGCATAAAATACAAATTTGAAGGCGTAAGAGGGGGGAATTAACCCCCTAAAACGATTTATTAGTGGTCTGAGCCAAGCGTTTTATGTGGCTGTTTGTTCAGATCGTGGCGATGAGTCAACTCACGCATCATGTCTTCGAGACGACCTTTGGCAGCGTCCAACTGGTCAGCCATAGAGCCGAGCATTTGACGAACAGCCATTGGATCATCACTCTTCAGATCAGGCATATCAAAACCTGCATGGCCGGTCATCAGCTTAAAGGCAGAAATAAGCATAGCCAGCGAGGATTTCAGACGGGCAATTTCGCGATCTTTACTGGCGACAGTTTCATCAGTTTTGTTGACGGCAGGCGAATATTTCTGTTCGCTGAGCATCTCCAGCGTCGCCCGAAGTTTTTTGGAACGATCTTTTTCTGCGAGATATTCGCCACCGAAATAATGAGCAATACTCAATACTTCAATAGGCTCTTTAAAAATGCTTCCAAATTCCATTACAGAAGCAAAACGCTCTAAAGGTGATATTGATTCGTTGCCGACAACTGCACTAAGCATTTCCACAATGTTTTCTGCGCCTACTTCATTAATTACTTGCTGAGTTTTGACAATTCTGTCCTGGCATTTCTGGCACATGCATTTTTCTCTTATGTTGTTTAACAATTTGTTTTCTTAATGGTGTAATTGTGACTTTGCAGAAGAGGTAGACAAACACCATATACAGGTAAAGCAAGCATGGAAGGTTAGAAGACACCTGGAGTAAGAAAAGCTAAGTGTGCTCTCAATCTCCATATATCAGCTCTTCTTATGCCAAAGCCTTAGTCAGACAAGGAGGAATGACCGGTATAGCAGGCTGAGTCTGAATCGTGTCCAGCAGCATCCCATCCAGTAACACAGGTACTGATTCTGGAGTGGGTATTGTCTGCGATGGGATAATGGTAAGGACTGTTTCCGGTATCAGAAGACTCTGCCCGGTTGGAATTGTTACGGCTGCCAGCGAAGCCAAAATTAGATTGTAGGCAATTGGTTTCAGTCGCATTAGCTGAAATTTTTCCATTAGAACTTTCCTTGTGCGTCTGGTTATGGCGCAGCACACGAGATACGGTAGATTTGTAGGTTCTGTCTATAGCTACAGTTGTTCCAAGATTTGCAATGGCTGTAGCCTGCGCTTCAGCTCGTTTCTCAAGTTCAAAAACACGCTCCTCCAGTTCTTCCAAACGTGCAGAAATACGGTCTCTTAGCAATGCCGTTAAAGTCTGGCGTATTGAGTGAAGTCGTTTATTGAAAGAAGTGAAAGGCGTTTGACGTGCCATTGAGGGGTTCCATTCTTTGTCAGAAAGAGTTGCGGATGGCCATGCCATCCGCCGTTTTGTGTTCCGTCCTGGAACAGCGCCTACCGGCACTTCGTCATCCTGACGAACGATAAGATAACTGATTTATACTAATAGGTAAATACCTACTTATTATTTTGTGTCAAAAAACCACTGTCTCGCTTTTGAGGGGTGTCTGCTGCTGAATATGCAGCCAGCTTTGCCAGACGATCACATATTTCATTTTCACGATGTCCATTATGGCCCTTAACCCATTGCCAACGGATATTATGACGGCTAGCTACCACATCAAGACGCTTCCAAAGATCTACATTTTTGACTGGCTTTTTCTCGGAAGTTACCCACCCGTTGCGCTTCCAAATCTTTATCCAAAGAGTCATACCGTTTTTAAGATACTGGCTATCAGTATGCAGAATAACGTTACATGGATACTTCAAACGCTCCAGCGCCATCAGTGCGCCCATCATTTCCATTCGGTTATTGGTGGTGCTGTAAAACCCATCAGAAAGTTCGCGTTCTTCGCCACGATACTGATAAACCACACCGTATCCACCTGGGCCACCAGGGTTCTTCAAACAAGAGCCGTCACTGAACACTTTCACGGTCTTAAGCTGGGGGTTGAACTCAACTACTGGAGTTTTAAAGATGGTGCTGGAGTGATGGGGGTGGCGTCGGGGTTTTGTATTAGGTCGACTACTGGCTTTCCTGTGTTCTGGTGTTTTTGTCTTCATTTTGGCTCCAGTAAGTGAGCGCCGCCGCGATTTTTTTCCTCGCGCGTGTGCGTGTGCGTGTGCGTGTATTACATAAAAATTTTCAAAAAGAACTTACTTCCCAGAACAAGGAATTTAATCCCTGAACTGAACGAACGAAGTGAGTGAAGTTCACCTCGAACGAAGTGAGAGGTTGTTTTTCAGGTAATATTTTCCCAGGGAGGTGAGTACAAAATTTCCTCACCAGCCTGGTCGTTACATAACCTGAAAAGTTATGACCTAAGTCTACTGCCAGCTTAGGTTTGGGAAGTTATGGATGACAGCATCCCAGAACCGAGATCTTCCCACATTTTATGAAGGGGAGCTGGGAACACAACCTCTCTAAATCCCAGACTCGACAATCATAGAATGACCCTTGTCTCTGCTCACTTTGGTTCCCCCTTCCCCAACCCCAAAAGGGTCAGTTCTACGCTGGTAGTGAGCTTTTTAAATCTGATGCCAGTGACACTTTCCCCCACCCATCAGATCGAGCTTTCGATAATGATAAAAGCGAAAGAATTCTAACACTGACACCAAGAGCAGTAAATAGTATGTACTTACCTATTTTACTGATTGATTTTCTCTCTTCCATTAAGCTGGGTGTTAAGTGCAAAGACCTCATTGATGAGTTCGCCAAGCAACTGCTCAACAAATTCTTTATTTTCGCCTGTACGCAAGCATTTAATCGCCCATTCGTACAAGTTGAAAGCCTGTTCTCGATCTTTCATCATATCGCGAGTCTTAACCAAAAAGTCGCTCTCAACGAGCGCTACTATGTTTGTCGGGTATACCATGAAGTTTTCCTTACAGTGGTTCATAAAATCGATTCTAGAGCTTCCTGTGAGGGGAACTATTGAATTCTGGTTGTTTTCAGGTCTGGGAGTTTCGATACTAAAAAGCCTGCTTCCGTATATATTTACTATGTTATTTATTATTTAATATACGGAAGCAGGTTCTCAAACTAACACCCAGACTGGTGTTTACGCTGCCTTTTTACGTGGTCTCTTCTTCCTGACTACATTGGCTGGATCAAACCACCCAGTTTTTTCATCACCGCCAGTGGTATCTTACTGATAGTGTGCCCAGCTTCCTGGCAGTAGCCTCGGAAGATAAGTAACATGCTGCCACCAGGGTTGATGTTTACCTCCACCAGCCCAAGTTCAACATCCGGCTCAACGAACGCCACGCGGCCGCCAGACAAGATGACGGTTTCGTTGGCGCATTCAGCCGCACGCTCGTACCACTGCGTATCGAGAGATTGTGGTATCAGCATGACCGTCGTCACTCCGCGCGCCTGCTCGCGAATGACTGCGTCTATCCAGGGGGTGATTTTGGAGTAGGGCGGGTTAAGGAACGCCACAGTACCAGGTTCTCCCCAGCTGCACTTGAGCGCATCACGCTCAACTCCGATAAAGTACGGCAGGAGAGCATTATTTTTGTTGCAGGCGACGTCCACATCGAACTTTACGCCTATGTAACGTTGTATGGCGACAAACAACCACTGCGGTGTGCGCCAAAGGTCGCGAAGAGAGGCATCACGCTCTCGTTTTTTTATCTTTTCTGCTGCTATCATTGCTCACACCAATAAGTAACTACATACCTATTTTTTCATCTCGTAGAGCAGATGGCAAACAAAAAGAATAACGCGCCAGAATTGCGAGCGTAAAGCTCTCTGGCGCGTTATCTTGACGCTGGGTATTGATTAGCTTTACCAGCGTCAAAAAGCTCTCATATGGCTTTAAATTTAGTAGGGGAACTTCATCCAATAGAATACTCCGCCACAAACTTCTTAACAATCGGCGACTCTTCATTGAGCGTAAGATTCCCCCCTTCGCGAGTCGCAATGCCTGTAGCCGGAAACACGGCCATCATCTGGCCCGCCTGTGTAGACGCAGTACTAAGAGGATATGGCTTATCAGGATGACTCATTAATGCTAACTTGATGCTATTACTTGTAGCCGTCTTAGCATCAATAAGATGACGCATAGCAATGATCGTATAGATGCTTATTTCTGGGCCTCCATTAAACCAATTAAGTAGATTTAAAATCTTATCTTTTGCCTTCACTGGCGCCTTCTCAAAATCCTTACTGAACACATCATTATTCAGGCCGGCTGACAGATAAAATGAATCATCTTTATCTTCTAAAGTGAATCTTGACCTTGGTGACGTCCGGTTTGATTTTTCCCCCTTAGATTTTAGCTTTAAAGTGTCTTTAGATGCCTCCAACAATGGTGGAGAGTCAGTATTATTGCTTTGGCTTGAGCCTTCGTTATTCGTTGGGTCCGCCGCAATAACGCTTACGGATTCGCCTTCAATCTCAAGCTTTTCAAGCTCTTCTTTCATGTTGCCCAACGACTTTTCGTTGATAACCTCATCAGCGATCATCGAGACAGGCTTAGATATGTCGTCATCCAGCCCAGCAAGCAGATCTTCAATTTTTTCAACATCACTTGCTTTTACAGCTTTGGTAACAGGCTTATCTAATGACTGTAACATGGCTGTTAATTCATCAAGTTCATCATTTTTTACTGCGTTGTTTATATTTCCCATCTTTGTCTCCTTTGCGATTGGCTTTGCTATTACGTTTTTATTGAGTGTATTTTGCCCAAACCTATCAGGCGGAAAAGATACAAATACAGGCAGCAGATTCGATTGAAGGTAAAAATAAAAGCGCCATCAGGCGCTTTCGAAGGGAAGTTTGAAGAATCCGTATTTTTCTCTTGCTTTAAAAAAGCATTGCATCATCAAATCTGTATCGTAGAGTGCGCCGTGAGCTTTTTCTCGGTCATAAATAAATCCGAGAGAAAATGCCAGTTCCTCCAGACGAGGTCGTTTGCCATCTTCGGTGGCCCACAATCCATCAAGCATGGTGTCAACGACAGGGACTGATGGTAGTTTCACTCCATAGCTGGCAAATTCGTGGCGAATAAACGGGATATCGAATGCCTCACCATTATGTGCAACCCATATCTGACACTGTGCCATATATGCCGCCACGTCTTTGGCGTGATCTGCCAATAATGGTTCTGCGACAAGTTTCTCAAGAGAGATCCCATGCACCGCCTGAGCTTTTGGATCAATACTGCGTCGAGGATTGAAACGCATCTCAAGGCTGTCAATATGTGTATGAGTGTCTAAATCGTAGCGCGTAATCGCTATTTCAATGATTTTGTGGCCTGATGAATAGTCAAGGCCTGTGGATTCAATATCAATTCCACCGACAATTTTGGTCATGGTTAATCCTTACAACTTTTTGGCGCCTTTCAACAGTGCGCTACGCACAAACTGGGCCGCTTTTTTTAAGGTCTCACCAGCACTTTCACAAACAATTGGTGTGCGCCATTCGCCTGTTGAAGTGTTTAAAATGTTAATTTGATTGGTATCAAGATAAATAGAAATGTAAAGCACCGTACCGCTAGTCAGTTTTAGGTGCATTGGGAACAATGGCTGTTTCGTTCCGCTATTGAACTGTGACATTGCCACATTAATAGCCTCTCCAACTTCTTCGCCAACAAGACCCTGTGCTGATTCAAATACAGCTCGTATGGCCAGGCGTGCTTCACGATCTGTCATTAGCGAACGAGACTGTTCGTCTGCAATGCGGAGCAATGCTTCTATCACTTTACGATCCAACTCATCTGACAGAAGAGATTCATCTATCATGCTATTTTTCCTCAGCTCATTTGCGTACTGTATTGTCACATCGCTTAGCAGGTGAACAACTGTCAGTGTAGGGTCACTCTACCAATTGAACGGCGCTCTATGTTTTCCGCAACCCGATCCAGTACACGCATGACAGACCTTGCTCGCGCTTCCACTGTTTTGCATCTTTCGGAGATGACGAACACCTGCAAATCACCTATCTTTGGTAGAGCATTAATTTTGGTAAGTTCGCCACACATCAGCGCATCAATGCGCGCTACGTAAAGATGGTCTAAAGAGCCGCGTTGCTTACGCTTACGATCGGCATCTGTTAGCCTTACTCCAGGACGCAACCCAACAATAGCGTTAAAGTTACTTACTGCTGCCTTATGGCAGAATCGTTCAATGTCCAACGCCAGCTTAATGCAGCGGTCTTCGTTTGACTGGCCTACCAAATCCAACGTGTAAGCAACAACATCAGCGGGCGTTCTGTCTATAACAAAACCATCCATGCCACGGGTAATAGTCTCGATATGTCTAGCTATTTCCATTTGCACTTGCAGACGTTCATAAAGTGGCAATTCTTCACCAACTTTGACGCCAAGCCTGCTCATCAGCTTACCTACGCCGGCGTCTAAATACGGAACTCCGTAGTGCTCGTCTATATATTTCGCCAGGGTTGTTTTGCCACTGCCCTGAGCACCAGTGATCCCAATACGGTAATCCATTACGTCCTTCTGTAAACAATCTGCAAAAATCCAGGTTCAGATTCATTCGCACGTTGGGTATAAGCCGTTTCAACTGGTATAAAACCTAAAAAACGCATGATTGACGCCGGAAAGAAGGCATCCGCGCCAGGTGCATCAATACCAATATGTGACAGCCAGATTTCTTCTACATGTGGCATTAGTAACGAATAAATCTCCCCACCACCAATAACCCAAACCGGATCTGGAAGTCTCAAAACATCGTCAACACCAGCAGGGTAGAACCCATTTGGGATATAGCCATTAGAACGTGTCAAAACGAGATTGTGGCGTTCTGGCAGCGGCCGCTTCAGGCTCTCCATTGTCTTACGTCCCATCACAACAGTGGCGTTTTTAGTAAGTTTTTTAAAAAGTTTCAGATCGGTAGGACAACGCCAGGGGATTTCGTTTCCAATACCTATTTCATAGTTACGACCGACAGCTGCAATCATCTTCACTTACTTACCTCATATATGATTGGGCGCTGGTGATAATCAGCAAGCGCGGAGCGCAGTCTGTGGTCGTGAACCAATGCGGCTATAAGTAGATCATTTTTGTGTTCTGCCAATGTGCGCTTGATATGGGTTTCAAAATTGACGCCATGAGGAACCAAGTGAAGCCAGTCATAATCAATGCCGAAATCTTTCAACCAACGTTTCGTCGGCGCTTCTAGCGATTCTGGACGACTACTGATAAGCGCCACTTCTGCCCCGGATCGAGTAAAGCCACGCAACATACGACTGGTGGAAAAAATAAGTTCATCACCTGCAATAAGAGCACCTGCATCTGCATCAGATACTGATTTACGATGGCTAACTCTCGCTAGCACACCTTCAATTTCACACAGTACATACATGCCTCTCGCCATATCACACCGCCACTGGAACTTTGATCCACGGAAGAGGGTTATAGCCACAGATCTGCACATCATCCCATTTGAAATCGTCCAGTTCTGCCCATTCATGCGGAAAGATGACAACCGGATCAGAATTTCCAGGAATACCTCGCCCCATAAGCTCTTGAGCAGCCTCCATGTGGTTGTCATACAGATGAACGTCAAAGCCAAAATGCACGAATGCGCCAGCCATGTGGCCGGTAATCTTCGCGAGGAAGTGGGTGAAAATGCCGTAACCGGCGATGTTGAACGGCATACCAACAAAGGTATCGACGCTGCGCTGCACCAGGCATGAGTTCAGGATACGTTTAGGGATGCCCAGTTCGTCCAGCATGTTCTCGGCAATGCCGCCATCTCTTTCCAGAAGACACAGCATCTGGGTGTAAATGGACTCATGGCCGTGGCGGTTGTGCTGAATGCCAATGTCGGTGGCCATCATCAGCCGAGTTTCAAAGTCCAGCTCGCGACTCCACAGTGAGAACACGAAATGGCATGGCGGCAGCTTCATGTCTTCCAGTTCGCCAACATTCCAGGCATTCAGCAGAATGCGACGATCTGTAGGGTTGGTGCGAAGCGTGTCAACGATACGCTGTAGCTGGTCGATTTCACGGGACAAAACAACTCGATCTTCACTTACGCCCAGATACCCCTCGATCTTGTACCCGCGTTCACGGAACGTGTTGATTTTGCTCAAATACTCACTATGGCTCACGATGCGAGTGTCTTCCCACCTACGCCATTGCTTGCCATAGACCGGGCCTAAATCACCATTTTCATCAGCCCAGGCATCCCAGATTTTTACGCCATTGTCTTTCAGGAACTGGATGTTGCCCGTTCCTTTTAGATACCACTCCAGCTCAACCAGTAACGGCTTTAGATTGACAGCTTTTCCTGAAATAAGCGGGACTGAGCCGCCCGTCAGCATGTAGTAGGAAGGGACATATGAAACGCTTTTTGTGCCGATTCCAGTGCGATCACCTGCGTGAACTCCAGTGTTGAGCACCGTTTCAACCACTTTGACATATGAACCACTGGCAAACTGACCGTTGGTATTTTCTCTATTAAGAAGGATAGACAAGTTAAACCTCGAAAGATAAGTAATTACATACCTATTATCTTACACGATTTTAACTGTATGGAATCTAGTCTCGCAATAAATAAGCAGAAAAAATGGTGGCACAAGGCCACCATAAAAGAGAGTAACAAATAGAGCTACAAAGAGATAGAAGACGGACACGCATCTATAATATATGATAATAAGTTAGTACTTACAATTTATTTTTTACTACATCGTAAAGTGATGAAAACTTAGCCTTCTGAACAAAACGAGAGAGATCAACATCACTATAGGTAGGGGATTTGAGTATTTTTCCATCTGAGAGACGATAGCCAATCATCATCTCAGTCCCTTCAGCATGTCTGAAGCCAAGATCATTTTTATCATATTTGCAGTTTTCAACCGCTATACGACGTTCCTCTATGTCTGCCGGCCATAGTTTTGTCATGTTAGAACGATGGATTTCAGACACCAGCTCGACGATATCGATACCCAGAAACTCAGCAAGACGGTAAGTCATCATGCACGCAACGTAGATTTTATTCATAACACGGCGCAGCTCCTGGATAAGCTCAGAATCGCTTATGTTGGTGAATGCAAGTTTGTCAGCCAGTTCTTCCAGCATTATCGCCGCCTCATGTGCCTCCCTGAATGGCATAGCCATATCATCAAACACGGTATTCCCAGGTACGTAAATAGTAGTCATGAATCGATCAACGCTTTGTTCTTGAGTGTAGTAACTCATACCTGTAGAGATGCCGCCCTTTATGGCCACCATTGTGCCAATTCCTACATAAAGAAAATCCGCCATTGCATCCAGTAATTGCTCAATATCCCCATTCATTGCGGCAGGAATACCTTCTGTTACAGCTTCTTCATGAATTAGGCTCGCACGTAAACGTAACAGTGACGGATCTGGCATTACACGACGAGGATGCTGAAACAGTGCATGGAACTGGTCAACCATCATGTAAATACTTTCAGTAGCGCTACCAAAGCCTGGTTTAAGCTCATACGGCTCAGGTTTAAAACCTACCAGCTTGTCTGCGACTAGTTTCAGATGGTCGGTCAGTTTCGTGAAATTCATGTTTTTCCTTTCCTTCATACATATTCATCGAGTCCATTGTGACCCAGCATGGCAAGGTCACGAAATTTTACTATCAGGCTTAAAGGTCTGCGAAATGGCTTAGAGTGTCTCGATCAACAGTAGAGTCAATCTGACCGACGAGATAGGTGCTTTGTTCTGCCTCCTGTGGGGCGATCTGCAAAGTATCGGACAACAGCCATTTGTTCATCCATACCAGTGGATCGTCTTTTATTTCTGGGAACAATGGCATAAGTCCAAGCCGGCGCATGGCCAGATTAGTTCGGTATTTTACATAGCTTTTGAGGATTTCTGCGTTTAAGCCGATCATGGAGCCGTTTTTAAACAGATAGTCGGCCCAACGCATTTCCTGCTCCGCGACGTCCTTCATTGTCTGATACACGAAGCCTTCTTCTTCAATGGCAATTTGCTTCCATATCAGACCTTCCCGACCAGTGCGCATAAAGCGAATCATGCGCTCAGTACCTTCACAGTGCAGCGCCTCATCACGCGCAATGAAACGCATAATTTTTGTATTGCCTTCCAGCAGTTTCCGCTCACCAAAAGCAAATGTACACGCAAAGCTCACATAAAAGCGGATCGCTTCCAGAGCATTTATGGAAACCAGGGTTCGGAAAAGCTGGCGCTGGAGAGAGTAGGGTTTACCGTCAAATTCGGATGCATAGAGACGCTCAAACTCATCTTCGCCAACGTACTGGCGGGCGCAGGTCATCTCATACAGTTTATCGTATTCACTGGAGATACTGATTGCTCGGCTGATAATCTCTTCGTCAGTAACGATCCCGTCGAACACAATGCTCGGATCATCAACCATACCGCGGATAATATGTGTATAGCTGCGGCTATGGATGGTTTCGGAGAAAGACCAGGTCTCCACCCATGTTTCCAGCTCCGGGATAGAAATAAGCGGAAGCAAAGTCGCATTAGGGCTGCGTCCTTGAACAGAATCAAGAAGTGTCTGATAACGCAGATTGCTCAGAAAAATATGGCGCTCATGCTCTTGTAGCTTCGTGTTGAAGTCAATGCGATCGGTAGTTATGTCAACTTCTTCCGGACGCCAGAAGAAAGAAAGTTGCTTCTCGATTAGCTTTTCAAAGTCGCGGTACTTTTGCTGGTCGTAGCGTGCTACGTTTACGGACTGGCCTAGAAACATAGGTTCTTTCGTTGCGTCGTTGGCGCCCAAACGGAAAGTAGAATAGCTCATTAGTTTACCTTTGATGTAATTGAATTGTTTTATTGATTTATAAAACAAATTGTTATCTTATTTGGTTAAACAAGGTATACAACGTTTTGAAAAGGTGGGGATTTCTCCCCACTCTAATTAGATTTTGCAAGCGCCATCGCACTCATCTTCTGGCTCTACCACGTCAGCAGCAGAGAAGGATGCCAAATCATCTTCACGCTTACCTGCCCCATCACGCGTGTTGTGGTAATAAAGTGTCTTCACACCTTTCTGATACGCAAACAGCAGATCTTCCAGTAGCTTCATCATTGGAACCTTATCACCTGGGAAGCGAGTCGGGTCGTAGTTGGTGTTCGCAGAGATAGCCTGATCGAAGAACTTCTGAATGATGGCCACCTTAGTCAGATAGCCGCGGTTATCCGGCATATCCCACAAGTACTCGTACTGGTCTTTCAGTTGTGCGAAGTCCGGAACGACCATCTTCACGATGCCGTCTTTGGAAGACTTCACTGACACCGGGCCGCGTGGTGGCTCAATACCATTGGTGGAGTTGGTGATCTGACTGGACGTCTCGCACGGCATTTGGGCGGTCAGAGTGGAGTTACGTAGACCATGCTCACAGATGCGACCACGCAGCTCTTCCCACGGCATTTTCAACTCGAAAGAAGTCTCCGGGTTGGCATCCAGCGTTTTGCGATAGTGGTCGACTGGCAACTGGCCCTGTGCATATTTGGTGTGGGAGAACCAGTCACATGCACCTTTTGCTTCGGCCAGTCGGCAGCTTGCATCAAGCAGGTAATACTGAATGGCTTCGAAGGTCTCATGCACCAATTGGTTGCCAGCAGCGCCAGAATAGTTAAAGCCGTTCTTCGCCAGATAGTAGGCAAAGTTGGTCACGCCAATACCCAGACTACGACGTGCTTTAGCCGGGATTTCTGCAGCATCCATCGGGTAGTCCTGATAGTCGAGCAGAGAATCCAGCGCGGCTACAGCATAGAACGCCACGTCTTTCAGCGAGTCCAGCGTGCGGATCGCGCCCAGGTTGAACGCAGACAGTGTGCAAAGCGCGATTTCACCGTTCGGATCGTCAGTGAACGCCAGTGGCTTTGTCGGCAGCGTGATCTCCATGCAGAGGTTGGACTGGTGTACCGGCGCAATTTCCGGAACGAACGCGCCGTGATCGTTCATGTGGTCGACGTTCGCAATATAAACGCGGCCAGTAGAGGCACGCTCCTGCATCAGCGTCGAGAACAGTTCGACAGCCGGGATGGACTTCTTGCGAATGCTGTCATCGGCCTCGTATTGCAGGTACATCTCTTCAAACTTATCCTGGTCAACAAAGAACGCTTCATACAGACCCGGTACATCGTGTGGGCTGAACAGAGTAATGTTTTCGTTGCGCACCAGGCGGCGATACATCAGACGGTTAATCATCACGCCATAGTCAAGATGACGAACACGGTTCTCTTCGATGCCACGGTTATTTTTCAGCACCAGCAGACTTTCAACTTCCAGATGCCAGATAGGATAGAACGCAGTAGCAGCGCCGCCGCGAACACCGCCCTGAGAACAGGATTTGACCGCCGTCTGGAAGTGCTTCAGGAATGGAATAACGCCAGTGTGGGTGGCCTCGCCATTGCGGATTTCACTACCCAGCGCACGCAGACGACCAAAACCTACCCCAATGCCTGCACGACGTGATACATAGTCGATGATTGCGGAGGAAGCGGCGCTAATTCCCTTTAGGCTATCTTCTGCTTCAATCAGTACACAACTGGAGAACTGGCGGGTAGGTGTACGCACACCTGCCATAATTGGGGTTGGCAAAGACAATTTGAATGTGCTGGTAACGTCATAAAATCCTTTGACCATTTCCAGGCGAGTTTTACCTGCACAACCATCTTCCCAATTTTGAAAGAGACACATGCCTACCAACATATACAACTGTTGCGGCCCTTCGTAAATTTCGCCAGTTACACGGTTCTGAACGAGATATTTGCTAGCAAGTTGTACGGTTGCGGCGTAACCAAAATACTCATCGCGCTTAGGCTTGATGTAAACGCCCAACTCTACAATCTCTTCTGGAGTGTAGAATTTGAGGAGATCTTCATCGTAAACGCCACGGCTCACGTTGCTCACGATGTGGTTATAAAAATTTGGATATTCGTACTGACCGAAGGCGTCTTTGCGAAGTTTGAACAAGTTCAAACGAGCGGCGACATTGGAGTAGTTTGGTGTTTCAGGAGAGATCAGATCAGCAGCAGACTTCACCAGTGCTTCATGTAACTGGCAGGTAGTCATTCCGTCAAAAATGCTTGCAGCGGCACCCATAGCGATTGCAGAAGCACTAACGTTGCGAATGTTTTCCACCCCCCACATAACAACACGATTGTATTTTTCCTCAGACAACGGTTTTATAGAGCCGTCACGTTTTACGATGCTTATCATGTATTACCCGATTTAAAAGGCCACTAGATGTAGTAGCCTCATGTTAATAGATAAGCACCTACCTATCAATGTGGGGATTATAAAATTCCTGTAAGAACATCTCGCACCTGACGGAATTGATCAGTCTGCATACCGGTATAAATCGACGCGACTGCGTCAGCAAGATGCTCATTCTTGTTCACTAGCACTTCCTTTCCTGATTGCTTCCGGCGCAACCACGGTGCGTTTGGTTGCTTCTGCGTAGCCCACTGGATGATCTCTTCCTTCGACGTGGTTAGCTTATTCCCTACATAGTGCTTAATCTCATTTGGCGTAACCTGAATCAAAGGTTTGTCTACGCACGCCAGTACACCAATGCAGATGCCATAGGAGGTTTGAGCGCGACTGGACTGGCTACCTACCGGAAGTTCACAGAAAACCATATGAGCCTGCTCGATAATGGGTTTAGCTGTTCGCCATATTTCATTGGCGCGGCGTAGATCATCGCTATTCACGCGAACTGTCTTCTTGTTACCGCCTGCTTTGGTTTCCACCAGCGCCAGCTCGTAAATATCCAATTTATTCGTTTCCAGATCCAGTGTTCCCATTGCCAGGCCAAAGTTGCTCATTGAAGGGTCGACACCGACTACTCGTATGGTTTTACTCATTTTTAGTCTCCTTACCATGTTGCCCATATCGGGCATTCCATTAATTTCTGTTCGAGTGTTTTCTCATGTGTTTGGCGAACATGAACACTATTTATCTCGCTAACGTCGTCGTAAACCAGTGTACAAGACGAGATGTCATTGTCGATCATGGTCTGCTCAATGAAGTTACGTATGATATGTATTAGTTTGTTAGCCGCTTTTTCATCAAAGATAAATACATGGGGAAGAGTGACTTCAATCACGGCTACATCATCTCTATCACACCCGAAACCAAGTTTAACTCGCTCAGAAAGTGGGGAGAGTGGAGAGCGCTCGATACCAAAGTGACTAAATGCTGAACCAGATGCTGTAATGTGACTGGCGACCACGTTGGCACGTCGAATAAGGTTGGTGAAAGCTGTATTGATATGTGCTTCCATCGCTCCGTAGAGAGCATTCTCTTCGATGTTCAAATCACTCGTTTCTGGATTAACCACAAACCCTGGACCAGAGTGCGGAAGATATCCGCCTTCCGCAAACGGATTAATCAGGATTGGTGCCGTGCTTCCAGGCGGCATAGATTTTAGATTTGGCATCAATGGGGTCTCGGACAGCAGACGAATAAGCAGCGCAAACTGATCAGTCAGAATATTTTTGTTGCATACAGCAAGACCTGGCGCTGCTCCTTCAGCGGTATAGCTGTTAATCAGATTGATTGACTGCATCACGGCAAACATCTGCAAAAACTGCTGACGACTCAAGTTAAACGACATAGCTACGACCCTCTTTAACTTCAACAGTAATAGTTTCCCTGAACCACGATTTCATCTCTTTGTGGGAAATGATCATCACTGTCCCGCGTTCGCGCGCCTTTGCTTCCAGAATACCCATGAGTCGCTCAAGGCCGGCAGTATCCAGAGCATCATCAATCTCATCGCCGATAAATAACTCGATACTCTTGCTAGCGCGACTGGCAACCAGATCCTGCAAGGCAAGAGAGCACGCAATACGCACCTTACGCTTCTCGCCCCCAGACAAAGTATGGAAGGATTTACTGGAGCCTGTTTTGCTTACGCAGATATTGAACTTGTCACGATATTCGCCTTTTTTGGTGGCTTCCATTGTTGACCATTCGGCAATGATGTTCCCGTCAGAAAGAATATTGAGATATTCCGCAGTCCTGATATTCAGGAACGGTGTCACAGAAGTCAGGATATGAGAACGCACCCCAGCAGGGGAGTAAACCTGTCTAGCCTTATCCAGTAGCAAAGCTTGTTCTTGTATATTCTTTAACTCAGTTTTAAGTACACCATAGTTAGATTTATTGGCAGCCAGACTTTCCTCATGGCGTTTGATAACAGCCAGAAACGGGTTAGTTTCTTTGGTAATGCGATTCACTTCGCTTCGCGCCCTGGCGACCATAGCTTCTACAGCCACAACTTCTTTTTCCCGATGACGAAGCGTACCCAGCTTTTTAGTCAGTTGTTCGATTCTGGAAATAATGGCAGACACATCTGGTGTGCCGGCGACAAGTGATGATTCAATTTTGAGCGCCTTCTCAAGATGCTCTTGGTATTTAGCCACTGACGTTACAGATGCCTGCGCTTGGCAAATCTCACTGCGCGCCTGTTCAACAAAACTCTCCTTTACGGTAGACAGATCTTCAACACAATAAGCCTTGCCACAGGTAGGGCATGGCTCACCGACTTTGGTATTAACTTCTTCCGCTTTCATCTTGAATGCGCGAGCACGTTGCATCGCTTCCTTCTGGATGTTTTCGGTAACGCGGATGCTGGCGCGAATATCAGTGATCGCTCCGCGAACCTTAACCAGCTTGGCATCGTGCTCTTCTTTGGACGCAAGTTTTTCCCGCTCTTTGTCGATTGCATTTTCAGTATCGCGGATCTGATCAGGCAGACTGCGTAACTCCATTTCGACCTCAGTGAGCGTGACTTCCGCCCCAACCAGATCAGCACGAGCGACGTCAAGTCGTTTGTCGCGGTCTCGCTCCCAAGCTGCAGATGAGGTTTTGGCAGATTCCAGCTCATTCTGGGACGATTCGACCAGAGACAAGCAGGTGTCCATCTTGGTTTTAGTGGTCTCCATTCGTGCGGCAGCTGCGTTGGCTCGTTCGCGAGCAATCGCGTAGGCTTTGGTAAGACGATCGACGCCGGCAGCTTCTTCTACGATAGTTTTGAGGTTTTTATCCGACATACCAGGCAAATCAGGCATCGCCTCCTGGCTGGCATAGATAGAGGCCATAAATACTTCTTTCGACGCACCGATCAGCCGCTCTACAAACTCTTGCGTCAGCGTGTCCTTACCTTTTGTCATGTCGCCGTCTTCACCACGAACGATCAGCCTGTTTTTGAACTCCTTATGTTTGCGATGACGTATGATGGCGTATCGCTTGCCCTCATCCTCAATAGTCACCATCACTCGACAATTTTTTTCATGGCCCGTAGACAGAACATCGTCCCCTTTAACACCATGCGCAGTTTCGCCATAAAGACACCACATCAAGCTGTTCATAAGAGTGGATTTGCCAGCGCCATTACTGGCGGCAGATGAATCGCCACTATTAATACCTTGTATTAGCACAAGCCCACGCTGATCTAATTCGATATCGGCGTTAGCCAATGCCATAAAGTTTTCTACCTGGAGTTTTAGAAATTTCATACGACCCCTCTAATTTTGTATGTCAGTTCCTGACCGCTTCTTAGTCTGAACTCCGTATGAGCCGGAAATGATCTACGATTCAAAACACCGACGTCAGAAAGTCGCCCAAGATAAAATGCTACGGGGTTACCGGTTGGAGGATAAGGTTTGTGGAACATGACCGTCTGACCTCGTTCAAGTCTTCTCATCGTGGAGATGAAGTCCCGAAATCTTCCAGAATTGGTCGTATTCACACTGCCTCCGCACTCTCCGCTTCTGTCAGGATCTCCTGACACAGCATATCCAGCCTGCTCAGGTCGAATCCGCCGTCAGTGTCGTGAATGATCTTGCAGTACGCGGCGACGGACTCGCCCAGGCTGTCTATTTTGCTGGTCTCCGCAGTACTGGCAGTGCCTTCCATCATCGATGCCTTGCGGATGAAGTTGCAGACGACTCCCTTCGCGCCCATTGTTTTCAGGACGTTCTGGAGTTTGATGCCTTCTTCATCGCTCTCAACAACAGCACGGAAGCGCACGTAGTTACCGCGGATTTGATCGTCTTCCACATCGTCCTCAAGGTTCACGAACTTGGGTGCGGAGGTTTCATGGTGGGTGAAAGTACCGTCCGGATTGACGATCATGAAACCGGCTAACGAACCAACGTCCCCCCAATTCTGGTGTGTCAATGCTCCTATGCTTACAACGCCAGGTAGTACTTCTTTGTGATTGTGGTAATGTCCGGACAGCAGCAAACGGAAACCAATGTCTTTTAATTCCTGCGCGTCGATCCCCACGTCAGGCATGGTTGGGATTGCTTTGTTGATTGAGGTATGAACTACAACGTCATGCTTTCCCTCGTCCAGCCCAGCTCGTAACGTTTTGAGATCGCTAATCAGCTCCGCGTGATTGTTTCTCCAACTCACCATGTGTACGGTTACGTCGCCAATTTTGATAGAGTGAGGGCGTTTACTACATACAATCTCCACGCCAATTGAGCGCAGAGATGCCGCAGCGTTAGCGCTGTAAACGGAGTCGTTTGTTTCAAGATCGTGGTTTCCAGCTAACATAGCCACTTTTAGACCGAGATCTTTGATAATCCATTCGTAGGTCTCCGTAACGAAATGCAGTACGGAAGGAGACACTGCGCCACGGACATGGAATGTGTCGCCGGCCACGAGCATGTATTTACACCCGGCTGATTTCATAGCTTTGGCTGCTTCTTTAGTAGCGTCGAGCTGGATTTCCAGTCTAGAGTTCAAACCGTCAGCGTTAGTGGTCGAAAAAGCATCCCAACGATGATAATGGGGATCTGAAATCACCCCGTATGGAACAGTCATATATCTTTCCTTTGTGATTATTTTGATACAAATTTTATGCGTACTTGAGAGGCGAACAATCCAGACAGCAAAACCTAAAAGGAAATGTACAGGGAGATGATTATGACAAAATATATAAGTAATTACATACTTATTTTTTAGGGTTTGAAGGAGTAGATCGCATAAGAATGGTGAGAAGTGGAACTTAGATTAAACTGTGATAGGTGGTTGAATTGTCGCCAGTGACTATCCTTAAATCCGCAGAGCGCCACTGTAACTGGCGCTAATTTTTGCTTGGGTGAATGCTCACTAAACCAGTTATTTTTCGTCAGCGGGCTTCTGACGAGCTGTATTGATATCAATCACTCCAGCTTTTGGACGAGAGTCGACAAGATCTAATTCTTCAGCACTGTGATACTCCATATCGAACTCCTGATCAACATGCCGAATGTAGATGGCTGTGAGAAGGCTATCATCATTCAGGAAATGTCCGTAGGATTTGCGGATCACTTCGCCAACCTTCTCGATCTTCTCTCCGCCCATGCAGAGATGGTTAAACCGGCTGTGTTTCCGCAGCATCTCATCCACCGGGCCGGAGTAAACTTTATCGACTCTACCGAACCGGATGATACTTCCTCTTTCAGCTTCGACCAGACAAACGAGCTTGCCAGGTTCAACTCTTTCTTTCCACGTAACACCAGAACGAAGCGTGTTGAAGTAGGGGGCGTCTAATCCGATGATCGGTTTGCGAAATGTCAGCAGCGGAACATATCTGACGCAACTGTTAAGGTGGAAGTGTGCGCCGACATTATGAAGCTTTAAGCGGGCCTCATTAATTGGGCATTTCGATGCGATACCACAAAGGTCACAGAGTAATTTCTGTTTGTTAAGGGTGCCGTTCGACTCGATAGTGTAAGAACCATCCTCAAGACGGCGAACCCAGCGCGTGCGTTTTAAATCCATGTTTGTCATTCTGCTCGTTATTGTCTTGGATACGATACCGCACAAGGTATACAGATTTTCGTAAATGCCTGTTTTACTTATCCACATTATCCACTGGATAGATCCTAATAATAAGATCCCTATAGAGATCCATAAATAGATCCTAATAGATCCCCGATCGCTGTAAGCCGCGCCGTGACTGGTCTGAGAGAGCATTCGTGT